GGGGATATGGCACTACGGGGTGGTGGACGGGGACACCGGCACCCGGTAGATGGTGAGGTGGCGGAGGCCGCCCATCCCGACCGAGGTGTTGTTGAACGAGCACCCCAGCCACACGGTGACCAGGATCGGTCCGGTGGCCCCGGCGACCGGAGTCGCCTGCAGCGTGTCGACGGCGGGCACCACAGTGATTGGCCACATCTGCCCGGTGCCGTTGCCGTTCGGCGCGGCCCCCCAGCCGACCACCTTGCCGTCGGCGACAACCGTCACCTCGGGGCGGCCCAGCTTGCTGCCGTCGGTGGCGTACCCCTCGAACGAGCCGAAGGCGACCAGGACGCTCTGCGCGCCGGTGGAGTGCGCCGGGACGGTGAACTCGCACAGCTTGAACGAGCTCGCCACGTCGTTCGTCTGGGTCGCGATGGCGGGGGCCGAGCTGTAGTTGATGACCTCCGGCGAGTACGGCCCCTCCCACTTGGACCTCGGCATGTTGCGGACGTGCTCGAGGTCGGTGACGGTTGCGCCAGCCGGGATCTTCGGGTACAGGCCGCTGGGCTTCCCGACGTCGGACAGCTTGTAGTAGGGAGCCAGCTCGCCCGGGAGCGCCGCCTTGGTCACGTAGGTCAACAGCTTTGAGCGCAGCGACGCCGCAGCGTCGGCGCGCTGCTGGATGACGGCGGCGACCTTCGCCTTGGCGAGAGTGTCGTTGATGCCCCGCGCGACGGCCTTAGCCACATAGCTGCCGGAGGCGACATCGTTGGGGGCGATCGGGCTGGGGCCGACATAGGGGAGTGGAGGCATGATGCAGACTCTCTATGCGGGGAGCGCCAGAACGTTCCAGCGCGCCTGGTAATTACTGAATGACGAAGTGCCGTTGCCGTATCCCTTGCGGGCCATGACGAACAGCTGGACTGTGCCGAGGAGGCGCTCGTGCGCCTGCGGGACGATGTTGAGCGGCGTGTACGCACTGAATCCCGGAGGGGCCGAGCCGGAGGCGATGATCGGCCCGGTCGCGGAACCGGCATGCACCTCGATGTCCAGCCGGGAGTCCGGCGAGCTGGCGTCCGCCTTGACCTCGAGGTAGCCCGTGAGGAGCACGACGTACGGGAACCCGGGATCGTAGATCGTGGTGACTCCGACCTGCACCGGTGTGGTTCCGATCCCCGACTGGGCGGAGAGATTTGTCCACGCCACCGGCTGCGACTGCCGGATGGAGCTGGCCCACCCCGGGCCGCTGGCATTCATATACGGGACCGGGCTGCGGCCGATCTGGGCATTGGTGAGCTTGCCGTCCGCCCCCAGCTTGATGGGCAGCCCCGAGTACCCCGGGAGGCTGGGCTCGATCGACCCGCCGTCGAGCTGATCCTGCCGGAGCATCTCGGACATCGCGGTGTCGCGCTGGTCCGAGTCGACGTAGGACGACAGCGTTGTGGTCATCTCGGCCTTGCTGATCAGCGTCCCGTTCGCCTGCACACCCTCGAGCAGGCGCGCCTGGACGTATGTATTGGTGACCTTGACGTCAGCCACGTGGGCGTCGACCTGACCACGGCTCAGCAGAGACGCGCCCCGGCCCGCCACTCCGGGGTACCTGATGCTGCTCATTCGTGCCTCCTAGCTGAGCGGGATTGCGATGGCGAAGATGCCGTTGTAGTGGTTCGCTCCCGAATGTGGCTGGGAGAACTGCACGTTCCCGGTTCCGAGGCTCGGGGTGTACTGCCCGGTCACAGTAAGCGTGACCGGAGTCTGCACGACCTGCTGGTTGTAGATCGGCGACACCACCACCTGGTGGTAGTTCGAGTCGGCGCGCCCGCAGCCGAAGGCCACGTAGTTGCCGTTCGGCGACTTGACGTGGATCTCGGGACGCCGGGCGTTGGAGTTCACGCCACGCGCCTCGAAGCTGCCGAAGACCATCACCTGGTAGAAGCCACCTCCAGCCGGATTGATGTTCAGCGTGCAGATCGTGCCGCTGGTCGATCCGTTGTAGGCCGCGTACGAGGAGGCGGTGTACAGCAGTGCCGACCGCCGGTCCCACGCAGCCGGGTACTGGTCGTACACGATGCACCCGTCTGCGTCGAGCGCCGCCGGTCCGTTCGGGCGCGTGATCGGGCTCTTGGCGACGAACGATGTCTTCGAGCCGTCAAGCGCCGACTTCAGCAGGTAGGTGCCTGAGTTCAGTCCGCTGTCGACATAGGCCTGCGTGACGTAGGAATCCATCGACGTGGTGATGAGCGAGTCCACCTGCGCCTCGGTCAATGCCGGATCGCTACCGCCCTGCGGGTTGAGATCGAGGAGCGGATCGACGTACGACCTGATGGCGAGGTCGCCCGGCTGCGACCCGGCGCGGCCGACGTACTTCAGTGGCGGCATGTCAGAGTCCCCTCGTGGGTCGGGTCACGACGATCGCTGGCTTGGGCGTCTCGTGGCCGGGGTCGTATCCCCACTCCTCGAGCGAGTTGCCGTCGGAGTACAGGTGCTTCGCCGGGACGGTGGCCTGGACGACCGGCATGTTGCGGCCGTCCTCCTCGCCGCCGAGCCCATGCAGCACCGCGTACTCGCGGTTCGTGGTCACCCAGTCACCCGGGTTGATCGCGTACCCGCCCCGGCCCTGGCGCGGCATGGCACGGTAGATCTTCACCTTGGTGTCCGGGCTATCCTTCGACCGCCGGATGGCCGACAGGTTCTCCGGCACCGTGCCGCCGTGGTAGTCCTGCGGGCGCTCGTGGACATCCGGGATCATCTGGTGCAGCGCGTGCATCGGCGCGCAGTAGCCGTCGTTCGTCGGCGCGCGGTGGTCCATCCAGTACTCCTGGTCGGCCGCCGCCTGCCGGTTGGGCGTCCACACGTCGGTGATGTCCGGCCAGCCGCGAGACCGCCACAGCTTGTCCCTGTCTTCCCACGGCATCTTCTTCTCGTCCTGGTTCTGCTGGTACCGGCGCTCCCACTCGTCGTTGTCGAACATCTGTCCGCCCACGGCCTGGGAGAATGCCTTGCCGTCGGACGTGAGTGAGCGATCGTGCATCAGGTCGGGACGCCAGGTGCTCTTCACGTGGTCGTAGAGCGACCGCGCCAGGCCCTTCCCCTGGTGCCGAGGCTTGGTGTCGATGTTGTCGATCTTGCCCTGGTTGTCCCAGGCGATGGCGCTGTGCCAGTTGCCGCCAGTCGGCTTGATGCCCTTCGGGTAGAGGCCAGCGATGCCGCCGCCGTACCCCGACGTGTTCATCAGGTGGACCTGGTAGCCGTCCGGGATGGCGGCCTTCCGGGTGATCCCGGCGGCCTCGAGCGCCTGCCCCATCTCTCGCACCAGCTCGGGGTGCGCCTCCGCGCCGTCGCGGGCGATGGCGCGCATCTCGTCCTCGGTGAAGCACGCCGAGATCTTCTCCACCCGGTCGACGTTGCTGGGGTCCGGCTCGTCGCCCGGCACGCAGTGGGCGGCGTCGTTCTCGGCGTCCTCGAGGTGCGCGTCACAGCACGGGATGTACGCCATGCCCTCGGAGTGGATCACCCGCTGGGTGGCCTGCTCGTCGCAGTACTCGCACTTCTGCGTCTTCGGTAGGTCGGCGGTGTGGACGTCGGCCGCGATTCGGTCGGCCCGCGCCGAATGGTGGCGGCGCACACGGTCTCCCAGCATCAGAACCCCTCCTGATTGTGTCCGCCGAGGTGGCGAGCGATCCAGCTGTCCACGACCTTATTCCACCACTCGTGCGACTCCGGGTGCTTCGGGTCGGTGTTCGTCGGGTGCAGCAGATCGTGGTCGACGAAGCCCGCGACGCGGCTCAGGTACCGCGTCTGGTGCGGCTCGAACTGGTCGCTGATGCCCGGAGCCCAGTACGTCTGCTGGCGCTCCTTCTTCTGCGCATTCATCGCGTCCTTGAAGGTGCCCCAGACGACGGCCTGAACCTGCTTGGGCAGGATGTGCTTGGCCGGGTCCGCCTCCTTCGCGTTGATCCGGCGCGTGAGGTCCACCAGGCCCTTCGCGTACACCTTGTACAGGTCCGGGTTGATCTGGCTGCCCTCGGCGTAGTTCAGCGGGGTGCCACCGGCCGGGGCCGACGACGCGCGCATGTGCTGAGTGTCGATGGTGCCCAGCAGATCTCGCGGGTCGTGGTTCTCCCAGTTGCCGCCCGGGTGGTCGTAGTAGCCGACGTCGTCCGGGTCACCCGCACGGGGCTCGCGGAAGTCCAGGTGGTCGGTGAGGTTGTTGTTGAAGGCGTTGTACTTGTCGCCGCCGAGGATGGCCGCCATCGCCTCGTCGGTGTCCGGCGCATCGTGAATCTTCTTCGCGATGTTGATGTTTCCGCCGGTGGTGGGCAGACCGGCACCACGGAACGTCGAGGTCGGCGAGAAGTACTTCACGAGCGCCTTCGCGTCGGCCTTCTCGTCGCCGGTCGGCTCGTAGCCGCCCGGGTGCCGCTTGCCGGTGGTGTCCTTCACCGCACGCATGTGCGCATCGACGACGCTCTGGTAGCCGTGGTCGCGCACGGCCTTGATCCACTCGTCCTGGGCCGCCGGGTCGGTGGCGAGGGCCGACATCTGGTGCGGGATCGGCTGCCCCGTCCGCTTGTCCATGCGCGGCACGCCATTGTCGTCCCGGCTCACGATGTCGCCGTGCAGCTTGGCCAGCGTGCGGAAGTCGTTGACGGTGCGCGGCATCATGCCCTGGTTGTAGAGCCCCTTGAGCTCCTTGTGCGTGAACTGGTCGTCGTGGACGCCCGGCTCCTCGCCGTAGCGCTCCATGTACTTGGCCATCGCCTCCGGGTGGATCTGCGGCAGCCGCCAGCGGTTCTCGTTGTCCGGGTCGTCCGGGTTGTAGCTGTTGAGGAAGTGCGCCGCGTACTGGACGTTGTCGCGCCAGTCGGTGCGGGCCGACAGCGCGGCCGCCGTGGCGATCGACTTGCGCACCGACTTGCCGGTCAGCGACGCGATGTCCTTCATCGTGTCCGAGCCAGCCTTGTACCAGACGCGGCCGCGCATCTTCTGCTCCGGCGTCGCCGAATCGTAGTGCGACTGAAGGTTGTCGAGCATCTGGTTGTAGGTGACGCCCTTGCTCTTGAGGACGTCGTCGTCGGTCGGCGCGGCCGGTGCGGGTGCCGGGGTCGGTGCGGTCATCGGGGCCGGGGCCGCCGACGGGGGCTTCGGCATGTCCGGGGCGTCCTGCAGCAGGTCGGCCCGACGGCGGAACGCGAAGTCGACCGGGAAGTCGAAGTAGGACCGGCGGCGCGAGGCCGACAGGCTCGGGACGCCGGGCATCTTCGGGGCCGACGGCGGCTTGATGCCAGACAGCGACGAGTCGTTCCAGTGCTGCGGGTCCATGATCGCGAGCTTCTGCGGACCGAACTGGCCGTTGAGGATCAGGGAGCTGTTCTGCCCCTTGGTCTCGGTCGCGAGCGCGCCGCGCGCCTTCGGCGTGAACATCTGGCTGTGCGCGAGGTACGCAGCCTGCTCGCCGTGCCGGTCGAACGAGCGCCCGGTCGCGGCGTGGCCGAATGCGTCGTGCACCGCGCGGAACTTGTCGTTCTCGTCGTCGCTGAAGAACGGGTGGGAGCCGGTCACGCGGGTGCCGAGGACCTTCAGCCGGTTGTTGTTGGTGAGGTCGTGCATCATCTCGTGCACATCGGCGTACGGGTCGTGGTCGACGCTCTGCACGTTGACGCCCATGCCGTTGGTCAGGTGGTGGTACTGGTTGTTGACCTCGTTGCGCAGCGCCTCGTAGTGCGGGATGGCGCGCTCGTCGTACGTCGGCAGCGCGTCGTAGTGGCGACCGACCGTGCGCACCGTCTCCGGGGTCTGCCGGACGTGGTCGTAGCCGTAGCCGTGCGGGTCTCCCAGACCGGCCTTCGCCGAATACGCCTGCGCGCCCTGGATCATCGGCTGCGACGGCGCGAACGACACGTGCCGGTCCCAGCCGGACTGGTCGGCCATCCGGGCTTCCTGGTCCTCGTAGCTCGCGGTCACGTTGAGCGGCAGCATGCGGCCGCCGGTGGTATGCGCGACGCCGTGCTGCCGCCGCGCCCACGTGACGTCGGGGTGCGGCTCGTAGCCCGAGGCCTGGCGGCGCGGTCGGGCCACCGGCGCGTCCGTGGGGAGGCGATCGTACGCAGCGCGGTGGTTCACCGGCTTCGGGGCGCTGCCCTCGATCGCGGCCGCCTGCTCGTCGAAGCGTCGCTCGGCGTGCGACTGGTGGCGCAGGCGCTTCATCCCGGGCATCTTTCCTCCAAAACTGTTGCTACTCAATGTATTAACCGAAGACGACGGCGGTGTACTGGGTGGACGTCGGAGCGACCTCGAACTCGACGGAGACCGCGTTCGCCGTGGAGACGGTAGCGCCCGCCAGCACGATGCTGCTGGTCTGGTTGTCGATGATCGAGACCCAGACGAACTGCGTGTTGAGGTTATGCGTCAGCGTGACCGTCTTCGTGGTCTGGGTGATCGGGATGACCTTCTTGCGCGCGACCACATCCGGGTCGACGGTCAGCTGCTGGCCGACCACCTTCAGGCCGTCGCCGTAGTTCGACGACACCGTGTTGCCGACGATCTGGATGCCCGGGCCGCTGGTGTACGCGACCGGCGGACCGGCGACGAGCGACTTGGTCCACGTCTGCGGCGTGGTGCCGACGTTGGTGCTCGTCGTGCCGTTCATCTGCCAGACCGTGTTGGCCAGCGTCGCGCCGTCGGTGACGATCACCTGCGTGCCGGTGACGACGATGCTGCTCGTCGGCATGTCGGCCGGGCGGGTCCACGCGCCGGACTGGACGACCCAGATGCCGTTGTCCTTGCTCGAGGACTGGACCGGCAGCAGCACGCGGTCTCCGGCGACCAGGGTCCGGCTGTCGATCAGCGTCGAGGTGCCCGACAGGCTCGTCACGCTGCTGGTGGCCGCGTACTTCACGGTGTTCTTCGTCGTCGACTGCGCCTGCGCCTCGGTCTTGGACAGGTAGTTGGCCAGCGCCGAGCTGTCAGCCTTCCCGCCGAGATCCGTGAGCAGGCCGGTGATCTGGGACTGCGGGATCATCGCGCCGGTGGCGATGGCTCCGACGTCGGCGGCCGACAGGACCGCGACGCCGGTCTTGCCGTTGACCGAGGAGACGGCCTGCGCGGGCAGCACCAGCGGCACCCAGTTCGACAGGATCGCCGGGCTGTCCGCCGTGAGGATGTAGTTGCCGCGCTCAGCGCCGCCGGTGATGATGCACATATCGCCGCGCTGCACCTGGGAGGTGGTCAGCGCGAGCATGTCAGCCTGAGAGGCGGCCGTGACAACGGTGTGCATAGCCAGGGCCGGGATCTGGTCGGAGCGGATCACGCCGCCGACGAGATCGGCCTTCGCGTTCATCAGCGTCGACAGGCCGACGACGTCCGACGGCACCAGGGTGACGTCTCCGGTGTGCCCGGACACCGAGGACACGGGGGCGCTCGGCGGCACCTGCCACGTCGCGTTGCCCGAGGCGTCGGAGATCAGGGTCTTGCCCGCGCCCAGCGAGCCGCCAGTGACGCGCAGGGCCGAGATCGTCGTGGTGCCAGTGAACGTCGGGTTGGCCCTGTCGGCCTTCGCGCCGAGGTCCGAGACGAGCCCGGTGATGTCGGACTGAGCCAGCACCACCGCGCCGGTCTTGCCCGCCACCGAGACGACCGGGACGGCCTGCCACGTCGCGTTGCCGGACGCGTCCGAGGTGAGCACCCGGCCAGCCGCCAGCGTGCCGCCGGTGACACGCAGGGCGGGCGTCGAGGCGGTGCCGGTGAACGTCGGGCTGGCCAGCGGTGCCAGCAGGGTGATGGCCGTCGAGATCCCCGCGACGTTCGAGTTGGTGCTGTCCAGCGCCGTCTTGGTCGCCAGGCCCGGGATCTTGCCGTTGACGGTGTCGATCTGCCCCTGGACGGCCGCGATGTCGGTGGCCGTCGCCGGGGCCGGATCCACCGGCGCGCTGTGGTTGACCCTGCGCAGCTCGAGCCGACCGTTCGGGGTGATGTACGGCCAGACAGCCTCGCCCGCCGCCGCGCCCTCGGCGTTGTAGTAGTAGCCGTTCGCCGAGCTCCAGCCGAACGGAGACATGATGCTCGCGGTGTACGGGTTCGTCGACGAGCCGTTGGCCCACGAGACGACGTTGCCTGCGATCCCGCCGCCGCCACTGCCGCCGCCGCCCGCGATGAGGCTGGCGATGTCGATCGTGTTCTTCTGGACCTGGTTGTTGGTGATCTGCAGGTCGGACTGGCTCGCCTTCAGCGCCATGTCCGTGAGCAGGCCGGTGATCTGGCTCTGCGGGATCTGCGCGTTGGCCGCGAGCGCGCCGATGGCGGCCGGGGTGAGCGGATCCTGGCCGCCGAAGCTGTGGCTCGCGGCGTGCGACAGCGGCGTGCGCGCGTTGGTGACCGACGCGTCGTTGATTCCGACCTTCTCCTGCAGCGCGAGCACCAGGCCGGTGACGTACGACATCGAGATCTGCGAGCCGACGCCCACCGCGCCGACGTCGGAGGCCTTGAGCACCACCGCGCCGGACTTGCCGTTCACCGACGAGACGTTGCCGGAGACGATGACGACCTGCCCGGCCTTGTTCACGACCTGGTTCTGGCTGTTGAGGAAGGCGACCGAGCCCGACAGCTTGGCGTCGTCGATCATGCCGGTCTCATTGACGAGCACCGCGCTCGAGAGGGTGACCGTGTGCGCAGCGACGTTCTGTCGGATCGTCGCGAGGTCCGTCGGCAGCGACTGAATGGCGTTCTGCGGCAGCAGGGTCGCGTTCGACCACGCGCCGACGTCGGCGGCCGTCAGGGTGACCACGCCGATCTTGCCGTTGACCGACATCACGGTGTCGGATGGCGAGGTGATCTGGGTCCAGTTCTTCAGCAACGACGGCGGCTGCGCGGTGAGCATCCACGAGCCGTCCGGCCGCAGGCAGACGTCGCCGACCGCGACGCCGGTCAGGCCGAGCATGGCTGCCTGGTTCGTGGCCGCATGCACCTGGCCGAGCTGGACGAGCGGGGCCTGCGACAGCGGCAGGCGGCCGTCGACGAGGTCGGCCTTCTTCGGCAGCGTCGCCTCGATGGAGATGATCCTGCCGTTGGCGATGGCCAGGCCGGAGCCCATGCTCGCGCGGTCGGCGTTGGCGGTCGAGACGACCGAGCCGATCTGCGCGCTGAGCAGGTTCTGGAATGCGGTGGTGACCGAGGTGACCCGGTTGGAGATCTCGTTCGACAGCGACGTGTTCAGGGCGGCGTCGGCACTCTGCCGGTTCGCGATCTCGAGGTCGAGGCGCTGGCCGAGCTCGACCGCGCTGCCGGAGCCGTCGACGATGTTGCCGAACGCGTCGATGACCTTGCCCTGGTCGTTGAGTCGGGCGACGCGACCCGGGACGCCGAGGTCGCCCTCCTTCAGGTAGGGCAGCTCGCCGATGATCTCGCCCATGTCCTGCAGCTGCGCCAGCGTGACGTCCATGTTCGGCATGGAGAACTCGACGGTCTCGAGTCGACCGGTCAGACCGACACGCCACGAGGCTCGGTAGAGCACCGGCTCGGTCAGGCCCTCCGCGTACGACGGCACCAGCCGGAACTCGACGGTGTTCTTGGCCTCCGAGAGCACCATGGTCTGAGCCGCCGGGCCATCGATGTACGTCGCCCCGTCGATCGGGCTGTGCGTGGTGTCGAGGGGGCGGATGGCCACCTCCACCCGATCGTGAGAACCGGTGCGGGTCACGGCGCGGGCGAAGTCGACCTTGAGGGTGCGATAGATCATTGCGGCGCTCCTGGGGTACTCCGGCGTGGACTACCCCTTGACACGACCCCCGGGCTACCAGACACGATCCGGCCCCGGACACACGCAAGCCCCGGCCGTTATGGCCGGGGCTCCGTGGTGACTGACTACACCCTAGCAGCCTGCTTCAGCGCCTGACGAGCCGCCACTTCGGAGAGGACGGCCAGGACGCCGACGGCGACCTGCGACCGAGACGCCGTCCTCGTGGACGCCTCCTCGAAGATCTTCACCGCCTCGCCGACGGGGAAGTCGACGCGGGGCCGACCCACCACCGGGATGGGCACTTCGAAGGAGGCGAGGTCGCCATAGCCCTCCGACTCGAGCAGGCCGAGCAGGTCGTCAGCCATCCGATCCACGACCGACGCGTCGACCTCCGCACGCCTGGACACCTTCCGGGCGTAGGTGGTGAGGATCATCTCGATCACGCGGTTCGGCCGCTGGCCTTCCCAGGAAGCCACCCTGCGCCGCTCGATCTCAGCGTCAAGGGCGATCTGGTACTCGCTGCCGGTGTAGTTCGAGTCGGACTGCAGCATGACCTGGCGCGTCATCTCCAGCGCCTTGTCGGTGCTGTGCGTGAAGTCGAAGCTCATCTTTCCTCCGTTGGTTCAGACAGTTGCCAGGGCGGCGTGCTCGGCCGCCGCGAGGACGGTCAGTCGGTGCAGGTCGACCAGGTCGTCGACCGGCAGGAGTGCACTGGTGTAGCCACCGGCCAGCGCGAACGCGATCGGGTGGCCCCGCAGCGCGGCCCACTGGAAGACCAGGCGCTCGCGCGCCGCGAGTATCTCCCGCGTGACGCCCTGCAGGCCGCCGACGATGCAGTCCTCGTGCGGGTCCATCCCGGCGTTGTAGAGCACCAGGTCGTAGCTGCCGAGCCGGTCGGCCCGGCTCAGTGCCGCGCCGCACTCCGAGAGGTACCGGTCCGGGTTGTCGACGAGCTTGAGCTGCGCCGTCGGCGTCGACTGGTATGCGTCGAAGTCGTCGGTCGACACGTCCACCTGGATGATCCGGCCGTTGTCCCGGATGATCGACTCGGTGCCGCCACCGCAGTGGGCGTCGAAGTCGACGATCAGCACCCGCTCGACCCCGGGCTCCCGCAGGGCATACTTCGCGGCCAGCGCCAGCCCGTTGAAGGTGCAGAAGCCCGCGCCGAGGTCCCGGCGGGCGTGGTGCAGGCCCGAGGACAGGGTGCCCGCGACGCCGGTCTGCAGCGCCTCGAGCGCGGCACGGACCATGCCCGCGCTGGACGCCGTCACCGAGGTCCACAGCCCCGGATCCCAGCTGAAGCCCTGCGACTCCGCGAGATCCTTCGGCTGGCCGGTGAGCACCGCGTCGACGTAGTTCGCGTCGTGCGCCAGCAGCAGCTGCTTGCTGCCCAGCCGCTTGGGCTTGACCAGCTTGACGCCGTCGATCGGGCGATCGAACAGCGACAGCGCGACGTCCCGCGACTTGCGGGTCGTGTCGAACGAGTATTTCGCTGCGGTGTACTCGGCTGAGAAATAGACCTTCATGGTGACGGCGTCCTTCCGATAGGTGACTCCTTGGGGTGGGCGTGCGGGTTACAGCCAGTAGGCCTTGTCGCGTCCGGCGTAGGCGCGGCCGCAGAGGACGAGCGAGCCCTCCAGGCGGCGGAGCGCGTCCCGGCAGCGCTTGTGCTCGCGAATGGCGCTGCGGTTGATCTTGACCTTGCCCTCGCGGGTGACGTACGCCAGCGGGATCCCGTCGCGCTTGACGACGTACACGACGTCGGTCGGGCGCAGCGCGAACTCGCGGCCACCGCACATGTAGTCGCGGTGCAGGCAGTCGTACGACTCGATGATCTCGGCCGCGAACGGGCTCTCGTGGTCGGTCAGCTCACGGCGGGGGTCGCCGCAGACCGCGACCTGGAAGGCCTGGACCCCGATGCGCTGGGAGCGGAAGACGAAGCCGCTCTGGACGCTCCGGAGGATCTCGGACCAGTTGGCGGGCAGGTGGTAGCTCATGGGACTCCTTGAGTGGTTGGGTGCGGCCCGCCCCAGTCGGGGGGGGCCGCAGTCTGTGAGGCGGGTCAGAAGACGGTGGCGACCAGGTCGTCCGGGCCATCCTCGCCCTCGCGCCACTCGCCGATGACCGCGTAGCCGCTGTCGTTGAGGGCCTCCTTGAGCGAGGAGAAGTCCTCGACCGAGATCTTCTCGATCTCGCGCAGCTCGTCGATGTTGCCGTCCTCGTCAACCTTGACCTCGGCGACGGTGATGCTCTGGTCTGCGTAGTGGAAGGTGGCGATGGTGCTCATGGCGTCTCCTTGAGTGTTGGTGGCTTGCTTCGTCTAGCTTACTCGACACATGTGGGTGAGCGCAAGTCGAAGACAAAGGTGGTGGTCACCGGGTCAAGCTCGATGCTTGCGCACCCTGTCTCTAACGCAGGCGCGGCAGATCCGCGTCTTCCCCTGCCATCGGGTGTTGTCCTCGGTGAACTCGTGCCCGTTCACGCAGCTGTCGCGCTCCGACTGCCACTCTCCGCCGCCGGACACCCTCCCGGCTCGGCGGCTGTTCTCCTGCGGAGTCACTGCCTCCAGGTGGGACGGCTCCACACAGTCGTGGTATCGGCACCCACGGTCATACACGTGGTCGACGACCCACCCCTTCGGGATCACGCCCCCAGCCCGCTCAAATGCCAGGTTCTGTACGGGCACCCTCCCGATGCGGCCATACCCCTGATGATTGTGGGTGCCCTGCCAGCGGAGGCATCCGGTCACCTCGTCGCGGACCGGATCGGGGTAGTCCTCCCACCTCTTCCTGCTTCCGGGGCGAGGCTGCCGGGTGTTGTGGTGGGGCAGGAAGCGGCGAGGCCTGCCACGGTCATCAGTGGGGGCAATGGCCCCGCCGCATCCACATTCACAGAAAGTCATGCTCCAACCTTAGAGCACCCCGGTCGTTACCGGTCGGTCGACCACCCACTCGGGCGCTACTTCGCCGCCTCGACGGCCGCCTCGAGCGCCTTGTTGTGGAACGTGAGCAGGTCGTCGACGGCGACGTACTGCTTCGGCCCCGCGTTCAGGCGGAGGTCGTCGAACGACTTGTCGACCTGGGACTTGAAGGCGGCGAGCACGCGGGTGCGCTTCTCGATCACCTGGATGTGGTCGACCAGGGCCACCACCGCCAGTTCGGCGTAGCTCGGCGGCTGCTCGGTGCCGTGGAGCAGCGGCACGCGCTCGGCGTACGTGGTGTACTCGGCCATCTTCTCGGCGTCGATGGCGTTGTGGTCAGACATTGGTGCTCTCTTTCAGTCGTCGTGTCCGGGCCAGGCGTACCGGCCCTCGTGGTCAAGGTCGAAACACAGGCCGTAGCCGCCCTCGTGCTCCCAGTCGCTGCGGCCGACGGCGCGGGTGATGGTCTTGCCGCAGTCCGGCTGGACGCACGTCGCCTCCTCGATGCGCGGACCGGCGACGTCACGGATGACCCGGATGACGTCGCCCGCGCTCACGGTTCCGAACGGGCCGCCCACCCTCTCGAGCATGTCGAGCTGGTCATGCACCAGCTGCAGGCGCCTCTTCGCGTCCATCAGTTCTCCTCAGGCACGTAGATGACGGTGACCTTGTCGTGGGACGAGAACCGGAGCAGCGCCAGGATGTCCCCGCTGTCGGCGCTATTCTCGCCGTCGTAGCGGTCGGACGGGTCCAGCTCGGTCCAGCAGCTGCGCCACCCGGAGCGCTCGAAGACCTTGCCGAGCTCGGAGCCCCGGCTGTGGTGCACCCGCACCAGCGAGCCGGGCGGCAGGGAGTCCAGCTCCTCCTCGGTAGCGACCTCGGGGTGCTGCGCGGTGGCCGCGCGGGCCTTCTCGATCAGTGCGGCGGTCACGCGAACTCCCACTCGATGTAGTCGAACAGAAAGACGGACTCGATCGGGCCGGACATGCCGACCTTCAGGTCGGGGCACTCGTCGAGCGTCTCGGCCATCGGATCCGTGGCACCCTCGTCGAACCAGGCCTGCATCCAGCACTGGTCGTGCGGGACGAACGGATGCTCGTGATCGTCACGGTCCCACCTCTCGCAGCGGCAGTCCGGGTAGCTGTGGCAGTCGCTGTCGCGGTCGCCGTGACAGACGAACTCGATCTTCGGCGAGTCCTCGGTGCCGGTGATCGTGACGGTGTGCAGGTGCGTGTCGGTCACTACTTCCCCTCTCGGAATCGGTTGGTGCGGCGCTCGATGCCGCGCTCCAGTCCCTTGGCCTGGATACGCAGGAGCTTCTGGAGGCTCTCGGGGTCATAGCCGCCCTCCAGCCGGTCCGCCGCCTCCTCGTAGCTCAAGATGCGCCCATGGAGCTCGTTCACGGCCGCGACGTGCTGGAACCAGCGGTCGTCGACACCGTTGCGGACGTCGTCCTTGCCGCCGACGAGCGCGGTGCGGATCAGCCGCAGCCGCTCCGGGATGTCGGCCTGGTAGTGGAACCACTCGTACGCAGCGCCGTAGGTCTCGGCCGCCCGCCGCTTGATCTCTGCTGCGCTCACGGGATCGCCACCTCGTAGATGCTGAATGTGTACACGACGTCGATCTCGGGCTCGTCGTACAGATAGTCCGCGAACGACCGCTGGTTGCCGATGTACTTACCATGCTTCTCCCAGCGCCAGCCCTGGCGCTCGGACTGATGCTTGCGGTGCACCGGCGCGATGCCGATGATGAGGGGGCGCGGGTCCGAGAGCACACGCGGCCAGGTCTGGATGACCTGCTCCCAGCCGTCGCAGACGCCGTAGTCGCTCGGTCGCCCCTCCTCCCGGAAGGCCTCCGCGAGCGCGCGCATGCCCTCCTCGCTACCCCGCTCGTACGGCCAGCGGTCGCGGTTGCGGTAGTCGAACCACGGCGAGAACGGGCAGTCGGTCTTGATCAGGGCCTTGATCTCGAGCTCGATTCCCCACCCCAGATAGACGCCGGGGGCGATCCGCTCCGGCGGGCATGCGTCTGGGAACTCGTCGGCGATGGCCTTGTACGCCCAGTTGGCGTCGATGGTCTCCTGGTCGATGTCGACGATCACGCGTCCTCCTCGATGGGCTCGGCCTTGAAGTCGGGGTCGGAGAGGGCGAGCCGCACGTCGCCGCCGGTGATGCCGAGGTCGCTAGCGGTGACCGCGAACGCCTCGAGCTCGGCCTGCAGGGCGATGATCTCGGCCAGCAGCTCCCCGGGGATCCCGGCCGGACGGTAGCCCGAATCCAGACTCTGCAGGTCGGCCTTGGCCCGTCCGGCGATGGTGCCGTACCGGTCGCGCAGGTCGACGGCCGTTGCGTTGATCTTGTTGAGCAGTCGAGCCTGGCCCTTGGTGTACTCCGCCATGATGGCCTCCTTGAGTGTTGGTGTGGTGTAGCTAGACTACAGCAGTGCTGTAGCTCTTGGCAAACTCACTCGTCGCCGTCCGGCATGTCGAACGACACGAACGGAGCCATCGGGCGCGGGGCCTCCGTCGACGCACCGCTGTAGACGATGCCGTCGTCGACGCGCCAGCAGATGTTGCCGTTGCGGTCGCGCAGCTTGCGGCCGATCGGGATCTCGTCGACCGTCTCGAACACGTGGCCCTCGGGGACCGGGCGGTATGGGCCGGTCGAGGCCGAGCTCGGCGACGCGACGCGGTAGATCCGCACGCGGTCGGTCACCGAGCGCCGGTACAGCAGGTTGCCGGTGGCATCGAGCACCCACTGCCCGACCGGGACATCGCTCAGCTGCGGCCACGGCGGGCCGACCGGCTCGATCTCCTCGAAGGCGACGATGTACTGGGTCAGGTCGGCGTCGACGACGATCTGGGGCTCCACCCCGACCCAGTGCCCATACAGGTTGCGGGTCAGCACCACCGGCTCGCGAACGGGGACGGTGTAGGTGCAGCCCGGCCACTCGAGCACCCGCGCCCGGATCGTGGTGCCGGGCTTGGTCGGCAGCGGACCGCGCAGGACGCCACCAGCGACGAACGGGGTGACCTGGCCGCCGAAGTGCGCGGCGATGCGCGCCAGCAGGTCCTGGGCCGAGCGCAGGTCCTGGGACGCAGGGGGCATGGTGGACGCGCTGCGCCAGTAGCCCGAAGTGCGGATCGCCTTCGCGACCTCCTCAGCGAAGTCGTCGAGGTGCTCGTTCGGTGTGGCGAGCACCTTGAGCAGCCAGTTCGCGTCGATCTCGTTGCGGTCGATCATCGTTCGGTCTCCCTGTTCTGGTTGTCGGTCACTGCTCTCGCGCCTTCTCGAGCCGGTAGTCCCGCTTCCCGTCCCGACACGTACTGCAGCGGCAGCCCCAGTTCGAGAAGATGCCTGCGGTGCCGTGCTTGTGCGCGTGCGGGTGGAAGGGGCGGCCGTCCCGCATCACACGCTCGCTCATGCGCCTGATCCGGGTCAGCTGGGCAGGCGAGAGGACCTTGATTCCCGCGATGGACTGCCGCAGCTTCTCGGCGTTCTTGCGGCGGTCGAAGCACAGCTCGCACAGGCCGTCCTCGCCCGCGAGCGCCCAGGTGCGCCCCCACTTGATGACGATGCGCATCTCCCCGCACTCGGTGCACGGAACCGGCACCAGGTCCTCGGGGTTGACCGACGCGGGTGGGGCCGGTCGATGCGCGGCGCACAGGCCGCTCTCGTGCCGGGTCTTCGTCGAGCAGTCGGCCTCGGAGCACGGCTTCATGGCGGGCTCGTTCGGCTGCACGACAGCTGCGGGTCGGGGGCGGGCCTGCGGGGGCCGTGGCGGTTCTGCCAGGATGGCCCGGGCCGCCTCGGAGAGCACGACGGGAGCCACCGGCCGGGTCTCGCCGAACATGGCCCGATGGCAGTCCCGGCAGTCCCCGCAGACGCACTCGTCGGCGTCGATCGCCACGGTCATCTCTCTCCTCTGGATCGCTTACACACTGAATATAGCTTACCTGTAGACCTGCTAGGGCCGGGGAGGCAGGTCGGCCTGTCGGATCTTGCGCCGCAGCATAGCCAGCGAGTTCTGCAGCGACCGATGGTCTGACGGCGTCCCCGGAGAGTACGCCAGCTGGACGCGTGGGTCGGGGTGCCTGAACTTCAGGTGCATCCGGCCGGTCCTGGTCGCCTCGAAGCCCATCCGTCTCGCTTCGGCCAGCAGCCGACGCTCGAACTCGTTCTGCGGGCGCAGGCTCACCGGAGGCTGCCGGTTAACTCGTCCGCCATGAAGTCCGCGACCTCTGCGCCGATCATGACGCCCAGCGCCGTCGCGTACTCGACGACCGGCCATCCGAAGGGGACACCGCTGGAGGTCAGGCCGTTCTGCATCGCGGTGATGAACCGCTCGGCCTCCAGCCACTCCTCCCCGCTCATCGGGCTGTCGTCCCAGTAGATCGCGCGGGCCATGTCCCAGCGAGTCATGCCCTTCTGCCGGGCGATGTCGGCCGCCGACGCAGCAATGTGCAGGAACGAGCACCAGTTGAGGACCTCGAGCTCGGTGTCGTACTCCTCGCTGCGTTCGCGCGGGTAGTCCCAGGGGCCATGCGGATCGAACCAGCCGGGCATCACCTTGTCGGGGGCGATGCGGAGGCGGCCGATCGGCGCAGCGCTGGGGACCTCCCACAGCGGGCCGGGCATCAGTCGGATGCCCAGTCGTTCGCGGCCTTATCCCAGACCTGGTGGATCTCGCACTCGATGCAGATCCTGACGTGCGCTTTGCCGTCGCTGTCGGCGAGCTGCCTGTTTGCTGGGAACCTCGGCTCATCCCGGTACCGGGCGCTCCAAGCATGCGGTCCTTTACATGCGGGCTTGATCGCCCGGCGCGTGGCAGACTCCGCCAGGGCGGGCAGCGCGCCGCCGATCGTCGGCAGGCCGTACTTGGCCCGCTCCTCGTCGGTCATGTAGACCTGCAGCAGCTTCTCGTCGAATTGCTCGGTCAGCGTGGCGATGGCGGCCGCCATGGCCTTCTGGTCGGCCTCGCGGTTCCGGCGCTGCGCCCGCCCGGTCTTGACGATCAAAGTCAGGATGCCCGCCTGGAAGGCCAGGGTGAGCAGGGTGGTGATGATCATCGGTTGCGCCGTCGCCAGATGCCGTCCTGCCACGTCGGTCCAGTCGGCACGGGCTCCGGCTCCGGCTCCGGGGTCTTCGCCTCGAAGCCCACCTGCCCGAGCTGCTGGCGGGCTCGGACTTCGGCCTTCAGTTCGTCATAGATCGGGGTAGAGCTCATTGCTGGTCGATCCCTTCTCTGTTGGTGACGCGGGGTGGGGCGGCGGGTCGCGAGCCCGCCGCCCCGGCCGGTAGCGCAGTTCCCCACTACGCTCCGGCAGTCAGTTGGTCTTGGTGTGGGTTTAATGTAGCACACCTGTAGGTGCGCTGGTCAAGCGTTTGGGAACCTGACTGCGGGCTCGTTCTCTCCGGGCAGGGGGAAGCCGCGATCACGGGCGTAGTCGATGGCCCGCTGCGGTGCCTTCGTGGGCAGCACTGGGTAGCCGTCGGCGTCCCGGGGGCGCTCTATGCCTCGGTCCAGGTAGTAGTCCTGTGCGGCGGCGTCCAGGTGGCCCTTGGACAGCGCGTGGAACAGATTCCACGACGTCTTCGCCGGGATGCGCTTCGATTGGTTCTCGGTCACGGTGATCTCCTCGGTATTCCAGATGCACGCTCCTCGAGCTGTTGTCGTCCTGCGGATAGCGGTGGGGCGAGGACTCCGGCTACCCCTACCCAGAATCCTCGCCCTCGCTCAACACCCCCGGCGCGCGGCAACGCCGCCAGGGGGTGGTCTCTACATAGCGACCGGCCAGTCCGTACGGACGCCGTCGGCGCGCTCGCGGAGCTCGGCGGCCTCCTCAGGGTCGGTGTTCTGCATGCGCGAGGCCTTCTTGCGCCAGTACTCGGCCAGGCCCTCCTGCTGCAGGCGGTACGAGAGGACCTGCGTCGCCATGATCTCGTCGGGGAACTTGGCTGCGACCTTGGGGATCTGCAGGACCTTGACGGCCAGCTGGATCGTGGCCGCGACGTCACCCTCGGCGGTGTGCGCGCCGACGAGCTCGATGCCGTAGTGCCGGGCCACGTCGACGAGCTTGCGGCTGCCCTTGCGGAACTTGTCGACGCCCTTGTCGATCACGTACGGATCGACGATGAGATCCGGCGGCAGCGGGGCATCGTTGCCGCTCACGCGCCGGTACTCGGACGCGAGCATGGTCAGGTCGAAGTTGGCGTTGAAGATGACGACGGTGCGGCCGTCCTTGTTCGCGCTCGCGATGGAGTCGGCGATCTCGAACACGCCCTCTTCGTAGTCGCCGCCATCGGCCTGCGCCTGCTCGGTGCTGATCCCGTGGATCGCGGCGGCCTCTGCCGGGATCTCGATCTCCGGGTCGAGCAGCCAGCTCTGCGAGCCGGTCACCTTCAGCTCGCCGTCGACGACCTCCGCATACGTGAGGTTGGCCGTGACGATGCGGTCCTTCAGCGGGTTGGGTCCGGTCGACTCGATGTCGAAACCGGCAAGCTTGAGGCCCTCGATGGTCATGCGGTCTCCTTCAGGGTGCCCGGGCGGGCGTCGACGTGGGCGTTGATGATCTCGAGCTGCTTCGGGGTGAAACCGTGGAGGAAGGCGCTGACCTGCTCCTCGCGCGCCACCGGACGCCCGTATCCGGCGACATAGAACTCGTCGGTTCCGTTGAGGGTCTCGGCGATGTCGCCGACCTCGGTGGCATAGGAGCCGAACCCGACGCCCCGGCGGCGGAGCTCCTCGACGACGAAGACCGGGGTCGGGTCGTAGTAGACCTCGGTGACCTCCTCGTCGGGCTCGCGCTCGTTGCCCTCCTCGTCGACACGGGCGTCGTCGCTCCAGGACTTGGTGTAGAGCGTGAGCAGTCGTCCGTCGTGGTGGATGTGGACGTGGCCGTCGTGGTCGACGTGCCTGGTCCACTCCCCGCTCGACCAGGGAGACTTGAACGGGACCTTCGCGATTGCGGTCATGCGCTCCTCCTTGAGGCTGTTGCTGGGCTGTATGAGTACTATATCAGCTCTGCGGCTTTTTGGGCAGTGACGCGCCGGGATCCATCAGCTGATCCCAGCGGCGAGCGAGCTCCGGGTTCGACTCGGCGAACACTGCGCGCAGGATCGACACGATCTGGTAGCTGGCTGCCGCATCGGCTAGGCTGCGCGCCTCGCTCGCCAGCGTCTGGCGTGCGGCGTCGGGCACCATCTCTCCGTACATGAGGAAGTCGCCGATTCTGGAGTGGCTGCCCGAGACGCGACGCCGAGCCTCGTGCAGGTGGTGGCGCGCCCGGTGCAGCATGTCGACCTCGCCCCAGGTGGTCTCGTACTTCCGGTACCGCTGGTAGCGCATGTCGCGCTCGTCCTCGGGGACGACCGGCATGGCCGACTCGTCGGGGACAGCGATGATCAGGGGCGGTGGTGTGGGCACGGGGCTCCTAGCTGGCGTAGGCGGGGATGGACTGGGACGCGGCGATGGCCTTCAGCTCACGGAGCTCCTGGCGGTAACCGGCGGCGAAGCTGGGGTGCATCCGGCCGAGCAGGTCGTCATTCGGGTCGACGTCGGAGGCCTTGCGGTAGTCGTTCCGGGCGGCCTCCTGCCCCCGGAAGAAGTGTTTGGACGTCGGGACGATGAGATGGTTGGCGGGCATGGGGTGCTCCTAGTCGTAGGGGTCGTAGTCGATGGGCCTCGGCGGTTCGAGGGCCTGCTTCCAGCTGTCCGGGATCGGGTGGTACTTGAGGTGCGGCTTGTTGTCGGTCTTGATGACGTACTCCTGGCCCTTTCGGACGTCCAGGGGGCGCTTGACCGAGGCCTCGCCGGTCGCTCTGTCGATGGCGATGACGACCGGGTGCTGAGACCCCCGGATCTCGGCTCGGAGGTCGCTGAACCCCTTCTCCGTCTTGGGGTCGAGCGCGGACCAGGACCGCTCCCCGTCATCATCGGCCCAGTCTTCGTAGCAGTGGTCGCAGCTGCAGCCTTCGCTGTCCCCCCAGCGATTGATGTACATGTAGTGCTGATCCGAATGGCGGCTCTTTTCGCTGCTCTTCCGGAGCTGCGCCAGTGCGTTGGCGGCCGCCTGCTTTCGCTCCCACTCATCTCGCTCCTGCCTTGCCTTGGCGGCCTCCATCTTGAGCCGCGACGCCTCGGCCTGACGGGCGGCCGTTCGCTTGGCATTCAGCTCGGCCATCGCGAGCTCGAGCTGACGCTTCTGTTCGGCCTCCTGCTTGGCCCGCTCCTCCTCGGCGGCGGCCTCGAGCACCTTCACCGGGTCCAGGTCGGCCCGCTCGGAGCTGACCCAGACGGCCCCGGTGTTGTGCAGCCACTGGACGTCCTCGGGCTTGAGGTCGGCCAGCAGAGCGCGCCGGTAGTCGTTCTCGGCCGCCTCCAGCTGCGCGGCCCGGTTCCGCACGATGAGCCTCTGCGTCTGGACCCCGATCGCCGTGCCAGAGACGGCGATCAGGATCAAGACGATGGCGATGAGCACCTACACCTCCGCGAACTTCACGGTCCGGTAGATCCCGCGACGGATGCGCTCCACCAGGCCGGTGTCGGTGAGCGCGATCAGGCGACGGCTGGACGTCGCACAGTTGATGTCCATCAGCTGCGCAACATGCGAGACGGAGACGGGGCTGTCGTACTCGCGGAGCATCGCGAGCGTCTCGCGCAAGACCTTGCCCAGCCGGGCCTCCTCCGACCGAAGAGCCTGGGCCTGCACCGCTGTGACGTCGGAGTCCTGCGCCTCCGGCGGCTTCGGAATCTGCTTCAGCTTGATCGGGGCGATCTCGACGCCGCCGACATTGACTCCCTCGTCCGACTCGATGACGACGCCGCTGGGAAGGGTGATCTTCATGCTGGTGGAACCTCTCTTGGGTTTCAGGACTGGAAGTCGAGGCGGCCGTCGGCGACCTTGCGTGCGACGGTGAGCCACGAGTACTCCACGGCCTTCCCGGAACGGGAGACGATGACCGGGAAGTCGAGACGGGCTCCGCTGATCTTCGCGGGATCACCGTCGAGGGTCACGCCCTCGGTGCGCACGAGATCGCGTCGGTTGACCTCGATCTCGGGGGTGGCGGTGCGCTTTGCCATGGGGGCCTCCTGGAGTGTTGGTTTCTTGCTGCGTCTAGCCTACAGGACACCTGTAGGTTAGTGCAAACGCCTTGCTCTAGCGGGTCTTCGCGGCGACGTACCGGCCCGGGGAGACCTGAATGATCAGGCCCTGCAGGACGAGCTTCTTGAGTCGGCAGCGCGCCGTCTCGCTACCGATGGCCAGGGAGCGGCGGACATCGGTGGTCGAGACCGGACCCTCGCTGTCGCGGACGTACTGGAGCGTCTGCGCTCCCTGCATGGACAGCTCGATCGCGGGCCTCCTGACCTCCGGAGCGGCCGGAGCGGCCGGAGCAGACTCGCGGATCTCGACCCCGTCGATATGGATGACCCGGTCGCTCTCGATGACAACGCCCGTGGGCAGCGTGATCTTCACTTCGAGGCCTCCTCGGCGACGGGCATGTCGGTGCGCACGAGCACGTCGTGGCGCTGATCCATGCCGTACCGGCGCAGCACGCTCTCGACGTCGGCAGCCCGGTGCCCCTCCGGCTTGGTGATCTTGCCCTTCGGCGTGCGCACGACCTTGCCGTCCACGATCTTGTCCAGGTTGGCCCGCGCCACCTCCCAGGCGGCCTCGTTGGTGGCCGGACCCGCGATCTCCCGCGCACCGCCGTGCGCCACGACGATGATGTCGTCGAAGGCGTCGACCGCCTCGGCGAGGTCGATCTGCTGACCCTCGAGCTGGAGTGCCAGCTGCTCGGTGAGCTGGTCGTGGTCCGTAATGGACGCCGCGAAGGCGACGTCGAGCGGGGTGAGCCCGACCGATGCGAACAGCTCGCGGAACTCCTCGGTGATCATCGCCAGGCGGGACGCGAACAGCTCCACCGACGGCGCGGACGGCACCTCGGGGAACGGGTGGTCCGCTGCCTCCAGGAAGGTGTCCGTGGCCGACAGCAGGTCGGTCCGGGGGTACTCAGGCACTCTGACTCTCCTTCGCGAGCCGCCGCATGCGCAGCCCGTAGATATTGACGGCCCCGTAACCGAGGGCCGAGACGATGAATCCGAACTGCAGGGTGGCGACGGCGTAGGCGATCCACAGCCCCTGCACAGCGATGCCGATGAGCGGGCCGATCAGGCTCGCCGGGCGGGCGTACACGAGCGCCAGCCCGGCGAGACCGATGGTGGTGAGAGCCCAGCTCCACCAGATGGGGATCAAGCGATGGCCTCGAAGGCGACGACGCGCTCCACGGTGAACGACCCGTAGGACGAGGCCCAGCCCATCAGCTCGTCCCACGAGAGGCGGCGACCGAGCTCGTGCAAGGCCCAATTCCCGCTGGCGAGTCGACTCGCGAATACCAGGTTCCGGCGCAGCCGGACGATCCTCACGGTGCCGCCATTGGCGGGCTCCTTCGGCAGCTTGGCCTTCTTGATCAGGTCGTCCAGCACCTTGATCCGGTCGCTGTGGCGCACGGCCTTCGTGCGCGCCTTCTCGCGCTTCTGCGCCTCGACCTCGCGGGCGGCCTCGAGCTCGGCGAGAGTGGATTCGGGGGTGATCACGTACGTGTGCTCCTTTGCGTTGGACATGAACTGGGTCAGGGTCTGAACGAAGCCGCCCTCGTGGACGGCGACCGTCCCGTCCCGGTTGATGGACGCGTGCACACGCGCGCCGGTGCCGGGGTCGAGGAAGAGGACCTCCTGGTCACTCATCGGCGCTCGGCGACTCCACCGTGCGGCCGCCGAGCAGCTCCTCGACGACGTCGGGATCCACGCCCTGCTCGAGCGCCTCGTCGACGGTGAGGATGACGGCGGGGCGGAGGACGATGATGCCGCCCGCCTCCTCGGTGACGCGGTAGTACCGGGACTTGCGGCCGACTTGACTTAGGGACACGCGTCCCCGGGAGTCGGGCTCAACCAGGATCGGGTTCTCGCTCATTGCTCTCTCCTTCGGTTGGGGATCAATGCGGGTCAGTGCCAGCCCTGCGCGTCGAGCTCGGCGGCGATGTCCTCGACGATGTCGGCCACGGTCCACTCGGTGGTGGCGTTGGTGAAGGCCAGCACCAGCTCGAGGATGAACTGGTCGGCGACCTTCTTGGCCTCGGCCGCTCCGGCCTTGCCGTTCGAGAATCGGGAGGCGACACCCTGCGCGGCGTCGGCGATCAGCTCGTCGATGCTGCCGTCGGCCTCGGTGTTGATGACCTCGTGCAGGTAGGCGGCGATGGTGATGGCGGTGGCGTTCATGGGGTCCTCCTGGAGGGGTTGAGTGGCTGCTACGTCCAGTGTACTAGACACATGTAGGGTAGCGCAAATCAGTCCGGCAGGACCGCCACCATCACGGTGTTCTTGAAGGTCCGCAGGCGGTCACCCATCCACACGCTGGTGGTCTTGCCGTTGGCCACGACGCCGTCGATCACGCCGCCACGGGCGATCGGGAGGTCGGCGATCGTCATGCCCACGCGGAGCTTGCTCGCGGCCACGCGGACGACCTGCTCGGGCTGACTCACGACTGCCTCCTACTTCGGCTGGACGACGATGCTGGTGCCCTGCGGGACCGGCATGATCTGGATCTTGCCGTCCTTGATGGCCTGGTAGGTGTTGTAGCCCTCCGGGCCGAGGACCGCGACGAGGTCCGTGATCGACTTCAGCTCGTTGGTGACCTGCGCGTTGCGCTCCGTCTGGGCGGAGTTCTCCTGCCGGGCGACCTGGACCTGCTCGATCGCCTTGCGCAGGTTCTCGGTGACGTTCGGCTGCTGCAGCATCAGCGAGAACTCGGTGAAGTACTCCGCCGCACCGGCCTGCTTGACCTTCTCCGGCAGCTTGTCGCGGACGGCCTGCGCCCACTCGGTGCGCACGGCAGAGTCCGAGTACAGCTGGCCCCAGTCGTAGTTCTTGCTCACCTCGGTGAGCGCGTCCTGCAGGGGCTGGAACAGGTAGATCCGCAGCGTCTCGGACCAGCCGCTCTTCAGCGCGATGTCCTCGTGGAACTTGCGCAGGACGTCGCAGTCGGTGTTCAGGCGGAACGTCATCTGCCCCGGCACGAACATCTGCTGGTTGTCCTTGGTCACGAAGCTCAGGGCCGGAACGTCGACGCCGTCGCCGGTGCCGTCGCCCGTGAAGACGTAGGTGCGCTGGTCGGAGTAGTACTTGTACGACTTCGAGTACCACGAGCTGACATCGTTCGTGCTCGGGTTGACGCACGACTTGAACGACTTGTCGTGCATGAAGCCGTCCGCGTAGACCACGCCGACCTCGTTCGGGGCGGTGCTGGTCATCGTGCACGCGGTGCCGCCGAAGACGACGGCCGTGGCGATGAGGGCGGCGGGAAACACCTTGCGGTTCATGAACTCTCTTTCGGGTTGAGTGGATCAGACAGCGATGGTGCACTCGGGATAGATCACGGGGGCCTCGGACTTATCCGGGGCCGTCATGGCTCCGGCGACAATCCCGGCGACGAGACCGAAGGCGATGATCGCGGCAGCGATGAGGAAGACGGTGGTCTGACGCATGGCTCAGTCCTCGCGCCCGTCGTTGGCGCGCAGGAGCTCGAGCACCTCGTTCACGCTCGAGATAGCCCAGTTCGGCAGCACGCGCATCTCGCCCTTGCCGGTGCGCAGCGTGAGGGCGGCAGGCTCACCGTCGGGTGTCACGCCGATCATGGTCACGTGATGCAGACGCCAGCCGGACTCGAGGTCGCTGCGGGCCTCCACCAGCAGGGTCTGCGGGAGGACCTTCATGCCCCGGAAGCGGCGCTCGTTCTGCGTGAACATCGGCGCGCCGTGGACGGCGAAGCTGACCGTGTGCTTGCTCTTGGTCTGCTGCAGGACAACCAGCTTCGGCACGGATAGGTCGGGGAGCGTCATGTTGGGATCTTTCGGGTAGGGGCCGACCGGCGGCCGGGTCACAGACCCAGCCACCAGGCGAGAAGGATTGCTGCCGCGAAGCCGCCGACCACGAGGAGCGGGGCAACGAACAGGCCGAGCCACTCGCGCCCGGTCACGCGACGGTCCAGCCGCGCGCGACGACGGCCTGCACGAAGGCGTCGATCTGATGCTCCTGGAACTCCAGGCTCCACTCGGCCTCGATGAACTCGCGGACGGCCTGCTCAGCCGGGGTGTCGGTCTCCTCGGCCTCGTCGGACCGGAACCACTCCCAGCCGGAGGCGTTGGTCAGCTGCTCGGCCAGCTCCTCGGCGCGGGCGCGGATCTCGTGCCGGGTGGCGTCGCGATCGTTGCGGGGGTCGGAGTTGCCGACGACCAGGCCCTGGAAGGCGATGACGAGGGCGTTCTCGAGATCGGTGATCAGTGTCTGCGCGGCCATGGTGTCCTCCTGGAGGGGTTGATCTTGCTTGCTGTAGATAGACTACAGCACACCTATGGGCCGGGGCAAATCAGCCACACGACGGGCGCGCCGAGTCGTCGATCTTCTTGATGGTCTTCTCGACCGACGCGATCTGGATGAACTTGCCCCGACGGCGGGCCTTGAGCCACTGGCTCGAGGTGGCCTGGACGGCGTCCAGCCGACGGCCCATGTCCAGGATCGTGTGCTCCTGGCGGAGGAGCGAGGAGTTGGCCGCGCTCAGGGCGCGCTCGGAGGCCAGCAGCCTGCCGAGCAGGGCGTCAGAGTGCGTGCTGGCCTCCTTGATCGCCTTCTCCAGGCTCCGGGTGCCCCGGGTGCGACCCGGGATGGCCCAGATGGTGACCTTGCGGCCGGTGGCGTTCGCCGTGATGCCCCGGGCCTCGAGCATCCCCTGGGCGACGAGCTCGGCGCGACGGCTGCGCAGGCCCGAGTCGGACTGCGGGACGAGCACCTCGGAGGGCAGCCGGTACGCCTGGAGGAGCTCGGCGTCGGTCATCGGGCCGTACTTGAAGAAGGTCCGGTAGACGTCCTTGCGGCTGGGGCCGATGCGGACCGACTTCTCGGCCTCGTGCGAAGTGTTGGGATCGGAATTGCGTGTTGCGGGCATGGCGAGTCCTTTCAGTCCTCGGCGAGGATGCAGCGTTCCATGAGTCCGAAATAGCCCGCGCCATCCAGGCGATTGTCCCTTTTAGGTGCGTTGACCTCGCGGGCGAGCTTGAAGAGCACCATCATGGCCGCGACGTCGCGCGGCCGGATCTCGATGTCGTCGGTGCGGTTGACGGCATTGAGGTGGTTTGCCCAGTAGCGGGCGATGACGGCGAAGGAGTCCTCCGCATCGCCGTACATGTCCTGCCGCTCACCGTTGATCGTGCGGGCGGCGTCGACGAGCAGCCGGGCCTCGTCCGTCAGCGGGACGAACGAGTCCTTGAGCGCGGCGGTGGCGGAGGCCGAAATCGATGCCATCGCAGCGTCGCCCGGGTGGGTGAAGGCCACGGGGATATCCGTCATGCCCAGGTCTCCTCGATGATTCGGGCCAGGTAGCCGATGTACGTCTCGCCCGAGTCCGGCATCGGCGTGAGGTACGCCGTCGTCGACAGGCCGCCGTAGTGGTGGTTCTGCAGGTCGGTGATCGTCTTCGCGTACTGCTTCGCGAGACGCTTGCCGGTCGGCGTGCCGAGCCCCTCAGAGGCCCAGCGACGCCGGGTCAGGTCGACCGAGGCCTCCTCGGCCCAGCAGTAGGTGTGCGCGCTGCCGGGCGTCCTCGAGGGCTCGGTCAGGAACATGTCCATGAGGCCCTTGACGTCGTACAGCGGCGAGCCGGGCTCGGCGTTGGTGACGATGTCACCCTCGTGGGCCAGGTGGTACACCGGCATCGCCAGCGGCCAGCGCAGGCCCTCGCCGAACATCCCCATCCCGGACAGGTCGCCGCTGCCGAGGTGGTGCCCCTGCGGACGGTACGGGTCCGAGATCAGCGCGGCACCGAGCAGCTTGCCGTCACGGAAGGCCTGGTAGCCCTCGGTGGTGCCGATGTAGTTGCGCACCAGCGCCGCGCCCTGCAGGTGGCCCAGGAGGAGCACCGGCACACTGAAGTGCTCGAGGTACTTGGCGAACCCGGCCGGAGAGACCGGGTCGAAGCGGGAATCGAAGTCGCGCGCGTCGAACACCGAGCTGTCCAGCTTCGCGGTGACGTTCGCCAGCATCCGGGTCACCGGCAGGGCGTCGAGGTCCTCGAACGACGAGACGCGGAGGGCGATGTACTTCGGGCTCACCGGCCTCCCTCCATCCGGTCCGAGGTGTCGCGGCGGGACTCGGCACCGGCACGGACATCGCCGCCCCGGGGGCGCATGGCCGCGCCGCCGGAGACGACCAGCGCGCGCATCCCTCCGTACGAGACGCCGTGGCGCTCCATCAGCTCGCGGATCGATGCGCCCTCGCGGTACTCCTTGGCGCACTGTGCCGCCTTGGCCTCACGGTTGGGGATCCGGCGCGCGTAGTTGGGGCCGCTCATTCGGCGGACGCCGTCGGCTCGGCGTCGGCGGAGATGATGATCTCCTGGACCTGCGCGACGAGGTCGTAGTTGATGTGCATCACGAGGCGGCTGATGTTCTCGTCGTCGTACGCAATGAACTCGTGGCCACCCGGACCCGCGTAGTGGTGGTTGCACTCGATCTGGACCGGCGGGACGCCGTGCATCTTCGTCACCAGGTAGATGCGCTTGTGGCTGACGGGAACGGCGAGCTCGGGGTACTCGCTCGCCTCGTCGACGGGGGAGGGATCGCTCAGGACGACATTCCCCTGGTCGGACTCGACCAGATTGAGGTCGTGGGCGTCCTGCTCGGCCTGGGCCTGCTCCTCCGGCGTCGGGGCCGGGCGCAGGCGGATGCCGGTGGTCTTCGCCTGGTCGATGACGTCCTTGGCGGCGTCCTTCACGACGTCGGCGGCGTCGTCGACGATCTTCTTGGCCACCTCGACGAGCTGGTCCTTCATGCCGCTGTCGGCGGCCGTCTTCAGCAGCGCCTTGTACAGCGCTCCGGCCTGGATGTCCATCTTCGGCTTGTCGTTGCTCACTGGGTTTCTCCTAGAGGAAGATGGGTGCTTCAGAAGCTCTTGCGCAGCGGCTCGTCGGTCTTGGTGCCGTCCTCGCGGACGTAGAAGACCTCGCCGTCGGCTTCGCCGGTCTGGATCTGATGCTTGATCTGGTCGTGGTCGGTCGACACGGCCTCGAGTCGGCCGAGGACGTCGATCTGCGGCAGGTAGTGCAGGTCGAAGTTGCCCGGCTTGGGGTCGGGCTCGACGCCCGCCCAGGTCAGGATGACCTTCATCTGGAGCTCGTTCTCGAAGCGGTCGACGATCTCGTGGCCCATCATCAGCTGATTGGCCTCGGTCATCGGCTTGCCGCCGAACTTCTGCTGGATCTGCGCCATGATCGACTTGATGGTGTTCGCCTCGCGCGGCGTGACCTCGCCGAGGTCGTGGAGTCCGTCGTCCGGCTGCTGCTGGCCGAGCTTGCTGAGATCGGGAACGCTCACGGTGCTTCTCTCTGGTGTGGAGTATTTGTACTTACTCTAGTGGATCCCTGTGGTAAGGGTGTTGATACACCCAAAACCGGGGCCGGTTGCCCGGCCCCGGAGGGAGAGAGATTATCCGTTGAGCAGGTGAGCGCAGGTGCCGCAGCGGCTGGAGAGCTGCGCGTTCGACTCCTCCAGAATGTGGCCGCCGAGCCGCTGGAGCGCGATCTGCGTGCCGTAGGCGACCGAGCTGTTGGCCACCTGGGTGAAGGCCTGCGTGAGGTCGTACATGGTCGGCGCGTGCTCGTCGCCGAGGCCGAGGGCTGCGTCCATCACCTTGGTGATCACGCGCGGGGACAGGTTGTGCTCCTGGCCGAGCGTGCGGATGGTCTGCAGCATGTTGCCCGGCAGCGGGATCTGGTCGAGGCTCGCGTAGCCGCCGAGCACACCCGGCAGGTCCTCCACGGTCTCGCGGATGCGAACGTCGAGCTCGTCGAGGATGTCGGTGACCGTCATGCCCTTGAGCAGGATCTGGTTCGAGTCCGACATCTGCGACCAGCCGTTGGAGCAGACCAGGCGGTGCAGGTAGGGCTCGACCGACGGCTTCGCGTTGCCGAGGTCCGAGGGGATGACGATGCGGACGCCGCCGTGCGTGATGTCCCCGACCTCCGGCCGCCAGTCGGTGCCGTGCCCGGCGACCTCGACGCTGGCCTCGACCATGACGTCGATGTGGAAGCGCTTGTCGTCGCGGTGCAGCGTCTTGATCTCATCGTTCGGCCGGAAGCGGCTGACGATGATGTCGGCGACGCGGGGCAGCGGCACGACGCGCTTCTCGGGTCCGTAGACGTCGACCAGGTCGCCGGTCGAGGTCAGGGTGAGCACGGCCTGCTTCTCGGCGTGCTGGCGCAGCCAGTAGTTGAGGTTGGACGCCTTGAGGTCGCCCGGGCAGCGCTCGAGGTAGTTGGTCGCGACGCCCAGGTGCTTGCCCAGGGCGTGCTCGGCCAGCTGGTCGAGCTCGATGTCCGCATGGCCCTTGACCTCGATCGCCGAGCCGTCGTCTGCGATGTGCAGGTCGGACATCGGCAGCTCGATGGTGGGCTGCGTGGTCCCCAGGGTCTCCTGGAGGTCGGAAACGATCATGAGTGGAATGTCCTCACTGAGTGTGGAACTGGTATCGCTCTGCGGTAGGGGAACCGCTGAGTACCTGTAGGACACTACCTGATCTTGGATTACCACACAAGGTCACCCGGCGACTAGTCGAGGTCGTCGTCCTGGTCGATCCCCACGGCGTCCGGCTCGTAGGCCGGATCGTCCGGCTCCTGGTCGGCAACCACCTCGACCTCCAGCGGCGGGACCTCCCGCACGACACCCTCGACCTTACCCTCGAGCTCGTCGACGATCTGGTCCCAGTACTGCTCCGGCACCACCTTGCGGACGGCCTGGATCACCTGGTTGAGCTGCGCCATGATCTGCGCGGCCTCGGCGGCCTTCTCGTCGGTGGAGGTCAGCTCGTGCAGCTTCACGGCGGCCGCGATGGCCGTCTTCACGTCGACCTGGACGTCCGGGCTCGTGATGGCCTGGTAGCCCTTCACCACGGTCGACTCGAGCAGCGCCAGCGGCGTGATGGCGTGCGCGACGCCGTTGACGAAGTCGATGTCGGTCTGGACGGCGCGGCGCTCGAGGATCTCGCGGTGCACGGCCCGGGCCGCGTTGTCGATCGCGAAGTGCCGCTTCGCGTGGTTGTAGATCGACTGGTACGTCGGCCGCCGGACGTCGTCGAAGCCCTCGACGATCGGCTCGATCTCCCGCAGGATCGACGCGTAGGTGCGGCCGTGCGCGAGCAGGCGGTTGACCTTCTCGCGGACGTCCTCGTGCTGGCAGACGCGGCAGCGCGGCTCCGGGGTGAAGACGTACCGCCGGTGGGCGACGACGACCTCGTCCACCTGGTTTTCCAGCTCGGCGCGGGCCTCCGCGCTTGCGATCTCACGGTCGGTCATGCCCGCAGAATCTCCTCTAGTCGTCGTCGGCGTGGCCGGAGCGAAGCCGGTCCGCCATCACGGGGTTGTACGCCCGGTTGAACATCCCCGAGAACAGGTGGGGCTCGGGGAACCCGTTGCGGTTGTAAATCTCGCGCTGCCGTCGGCGGTCGAGCTGACCGGGCGAGAGGTAGTCCTGCTTCTCGGAGAGCTTGGTGACCCCGGCCCGGCCATCAGCCAGGATGCGGTCCGCCACCTCCTCAAGCTCCAGATTCGCGCCACACGTAATCGAGCAGAGGTTGGGCATACGGTGACTCCTCTAGGCGCAGTGTCATCAGACATACCCATGATAGAGCACCTACACAACATCTAGTGGTCCGCGACAGCCTCAGGCACAACATCCTGTGTCTTTGGCTTCGATCCCCTCGGTTCGTACGGCACCGGCTTGGTGCCCTTCTGGAAGTTGTCGTACGCCTCGATCATCTTGCTCAGCGCGATGTTCGAGTACTGCTGCACCGGCGTCGACCACTTCGAGTTCGGGAACATGATCGACGCGGCAGCCTGCTCGGAGTACCCCTGCAGAACATGGAGGTCGAAGGCCTCCTTTTGGCGCGGCGGCAGGGTGCAGAGCCCCACCATCACGTCGTAGTAGTAGATCTCCTCACCCTCGATGGTCAGGAAGTAGACCTGGTCGCTCTCGACGAGCGACCCCCAGTGCTGGTACTGGGAGAACATCCTCTTCCAGAGGGCGACCCGGCGCTTGACCGGATCGGCGGGGAGCTGACGTGGCATGGTGGACCTCCGACCTACCCGCGCCCGGCGTTCGGGTTATTCCAGACATTCCAGGACAGAGTGCGCTCGAGCAGCCGCCGGAAGCTGTCGACTTCGCGCTTGAAGGTGTCCGACGAGGACCACAGTGCGTAGCGGAAGAACGCCACGTACTTCTCCTGCCGGGCCTTCCGGCCCGCCCGGGCCTCGCGGTCCCTGACGGTGCCCTCCACGACGTCCGAGTAGGCGTCCTCCCAGACCTCGTCGTAGATGTACTTCGCGAACAGGGCGTCGGTCTGCAGGTCGTTCACCTGCTGCGTGATCGAGAAGGCGAGGTGCTGCAGGCGGAACAGCGCGGCCTCGATGTCCTGGCCGGTCAGGCGGTTCCAGTCCTCCACCGGCTGCCCGCTCGTGCCGACGAGCCAGACCGGGCGATTCTGCGCGTCGACCTTCACGACGCCCCACTCGTTGACCTCGGGCACGCGGACGGTCGCGTAGAGCTCGTCGAGGACGGCGATGGACGAGGCGAACTCCTGCGCGAACATCGCGGAGACCGCGCCCCGGATCCGCTCGAGCGCCATCTGATCCGATGAACGCCAGCGGAAGTCGATCTTGGTGAACAGCTCGGAGCGCGCGTCGGACTCGAGGCTGCGGGCATCGTCGCCGAGCTCGCGCTGGTCGCCCTCGAGCTGGCTCAGCTGCTTGCTGCGGATGTCGTCGGCGACGCGCGCCGCCATGTCTCCCAGGCGTTCGGTCACAGCGCGATCTCCAGGTGTTCGGGGAGCTTGATCAGCTTCAGGGCGTCGAGGTGGGTCTTGGGCAGCGACTCCTCGACCGGGTCGCCGAGCAACCGGCGGCCGATGGCGGCCAGGATCAGCGCGTCGGCCTCGTCGTTGCCCCGGAAGTCGTACTGCGGGTACCGGCGGACGGCGTCCGTGACCACGATGTCCTTGTGCGAGTTGCCGTTCCCGGTCGCGTACTTCGCGCGCTGCTTGGGGGTCACGATGAGGATGTCGGCCCCGTTGCTCTTGAGCAGGCCGTAGATCAGCCACCACAGGCCTCCGCTGTCGAACTTTCCGACGCCCTTGGTGTCGTACGCCGGGCCTTCCATCACCACCAGGTGGGGCCAGGCGTGGTCGTAGACGGCCTGCTGCACGACCCTGTCGGCGAGCCCCTCCAGCCGCCGGTACCGAAGGTCCCACGAGTCCGTGGTGACGCTGCCGACGGAGCCCACCTTCATGAACTTTCCGTGATCGCCGCCGAGAAGGGCGATGCCGGTCTTCGTGAGCGACGGATCGATTCCGACCACTTTCATGCGAGTATGTCTCCCCAGCATTCGTATCGGGCCGGACAGCTCTTCATCTGCCCGGAGTTCAGTGAGCAACAGCGGCGCGGCGGGATGTCGGCCTGGATGGCCGCCCGGACCCGCGCCCACTTCTCGTAGATCTGGTCCACGAGCATCTGGTTCTTCTGCACCCGGAACTCACGGAACCGGTAGGGCCACCCGGTCTGCAAGACCAGGATGAGCCCCCAGTCAAATCCGTTCTGGTCCAGGTTGATCGAGAACTGCGCGTCCCACTCGGGCTTGATGACCTCCAGGCCCTCGAAGGAGCGCGGGTTCATCGTCTTGAACTCGAGCGGGAGCAGTTGGTACTCAGGATGATTCAGCAGCGCGTCGAGTCGGCCGCGTGCGCCGCGAAACTGGTCGACGAACTCGAGCTCGGTGTTCTCCTGCGTGAGCAGCCCCATCATCTGCAGCTTGGTCTGCAGGATGGCGTGCATCGCGCTGCCCATGGCGACCGTCATGAGCGACTGCAGCGACCACTTCTCGTGGATCAGCTTCTCGTGGTGCTCGGGGTGGAAGTGGTAGTACAGCTCGCGTTCGGGCATCAGCGCGTGCGTCGACGGGTGGAAGTGGCCGTCGCCCGCGCCGCCCCGGCGCATCTCCTTGAGCACCGAGGTGTCCCCGTCCGGCGCGACCCCGCCGTAGTACGGCGACGAGTCGACGGCGACCGAATACGACTCCGGCCACTCCTCGCTCATCACCGCCGCCTCGAGCAGGGGCACCAAGATCTGGCGCTCCTGCAGCTTGGCGAAGATCGCGCCGTACGGGGACTTTCCCAACTACCTATCCTCTGTTCTCCAGCAGATCCACGAGGTCGTCGAGGGCGAGGATGACGTAGTCCTCGCGCCTCTCGATCCGGCCGTCCTTGTACTCGAAGCGGACCGGCATCAGGAACCTCTTCCCGGCCATTTCGGCCTTCTTCCGCCAGTCGGCAAAGAAGGTGCGGGACAGAGAGAATGACTTCTGCGTAGTGCACTTGCAGTCTACCATCAGGGGAAACGTAGAGTCGCTATAGTGCCCCGGCGTGACGCCGTCGCTCGGGTCGTGCCACTGGTTGCCGCTGGCGATCGTCGCCCGCAGGCCCAACAGCTCCTGGATCTCCCGTTCGTGCCGCTCCCAGTTCTTCTCGGGCACTACTCGGCCGCCGGATCGTCGTCGCTGGTCTCGTCGAGAGCCAGGCCCTCGAGCGAGTCGATGATCGGCGCGATCTCGGACGCGTTGACCTTGCCCTCACGCAGCGAGGCCATGATCTCGGAGGTGACCGTCATGCGCAGCGAGTCGTCGGCCCGCAGCGCCTCGGCAAGAGCCTTGACGCCGTTGACCTTTCCGCCGGGGAGCGCCGGGTGGTTGAAGTGGCTGCCGGACATCTGGAAGACGCCGGTCGCCTTGGACAGGCGCGCGATCTCGTCGGTGGTGTCGATGCCGATCGGGCCGTACTTCTCGGTGGGCACGTTGTAAAAATCCCACTCGGCGGTGCGGAACGGCACGCCGATGCCGCTCTTGATCACGACGGCCTTGACCTTGTAGCCGACGCGGATCTTCTCGCCGTTGATCGTGTCCTCGTAGTCCTGGCCGCCCGGCTTGAGCTGGATGCGCAGCGAGCAGTTGTGCTTCCAGCCACGGCCGCCCGGCGTCCGGGTGGCGTGCGGCAGACGGGGATTCATGCCGTCGCGCAGCTGGTTGATGCCGACGGTGAGCACTCGGTACTTGTCCGAGTGGATCGCCGCCAGCTGACCGAAGCGGGTGATCGCGAGGGCGTTGCCGCCGACGTTGCCGACCTCGGCCGACTTCTCGGTGACGCGCTGCGTCGGTGCGCCGCCGATCGAGTCGAAGACGACCATCGAGATGGTCTCGGACTTGCACGCGGCCACGTACATGTCGGTGGCCTGCTCGGCGGTGTCCGGCCACATGATCACGACGCGGTCCATGCGGTGCTCGCCGATCAGCTTGGCGGCCCAGTCGGGCGAGATCTTGTGCTCCACATCGAGAATCACGACGCCCTTGTTCGGGAAGACGTCGAGGTACTGGCGCGCGATGACGAATGCCAGCGAGGTCTTGCCGATGCCCTCGGGGCCACAGATCTCGACGATGCAGTTGTTCGGGATGCCGCCGAGGCCGATCGCGTAGTCCAGCGACAGTGAGCCGGAGGTGATGATGTCCGGCGGCGGGATGTCCTTCGCGAAGTACGCGGAGCCCTCGCCGTGGACCTTGTTGATCTCGTCGCGCAGCTTCGAGATCGAGCGGATGGTGGCCGCCGAAGCGGTTGCAGTGGCAGTCATTTGAGTCTCCCTACAGGTAGTCGAGGCGCTGGACGAGGATGAGCTGGATGCCGCGATCGAGTCGGCCGACGCGGCAGATGACGGGGGTGTTGGTCTTGATGAACGCTCGGTTGGACTCCCACGACTCGGGGAAGCAGACGACCCGGAACGACTGGTCGTGGTGCTCGATCGTGACGAAGCCCATCGGCTTGCCTGCGCGCGTGCGGATCTGGTGGACGTCGGTGACGAGCCCGCCGACCATGGTGACCTCGCCCTTGGTGAGCCGCTCGACCTCCGACTCGGTGGAGCACAGGTCCTCGATCATCTTGTGCCACGGGCCGAGTGGGTCGTGGGTGATCCAGGTGCCGACGAGGTGCTCCTCGACCTCGGTCAGCCCAAGCGGGCTGGCGAAGTCCGGGATCTCGAGCTCCTTCTTCGACTTCTTGATCGCCCGGAGCTCGACCATCTGGTCGGCGCGCGGGCCGAACTCGTCGAACGCGCCGATCTTGATGAGGTTCATCAGGGCGGCCGCGTTGGCCTTCTTGCCGTCGACCTTCTCGACGACGTCGGCGACCGAGGTGTACGGGGCCTTCGAGATGAGCTCGTTGGCCGCGCCCTCGCCGATGCCCCGGACCGAGCCGAGCCCGAAGCGAATGACGCTATCCACCAGGGTGAAGTTCTGGCCGGAGATGTTGATGTCCGGCGGCATGACGGCCAGGCCGCGCCCGCGCGCCTCACCCATGTAGCGCTTGACCTTCTTCTCGTCGGTGCACAGCAGCGCGGTGACGAACTCGGCGTAGTAGTAGTGCTTCACCCATGCCTCCCAGCACGGGATCATCGCGTACGCGAACGCGTGAGCCTTGTTGAACGAGTACCGGCCGGACGCCTCGATCGAGTTCCAGATCGCCTCGGCCGCGCCGCGCGGGTTCGGGCTCTGCCCAACGAAGTCCGGGCTCGCGAGGCAGTTGCGGAAGAACTTCTCACGGAACGGCGGCAGCTTGTCGGCCTTCTTCTTCGACAGCAGCGAGCGGAGCGTGTCGGCCTCGTCGGGTGTGAACCCGGCGATGGCCTGGACGACCTCCAGGATCTGCTCCTGGTAGACCAGGATGCCCTGGGTCTTGCCGACGAACCGGGCCATCATCGGATGGTCGTAGTGCACCGGCTCGACGCCGTGCCGCCGGTCGATGAAGACGTCCTTCAGGCCCGCGTCGATGACGCCCGGACGGTTGATCGAGATCAGGTCGGCGACGTCGGCGATGCCCAGCGGCTTGAACGCCTTCGTTGCCTCGGTGCCACCGGCCGACTCGAGCTGGAACAGGCCCAGCGTGCCTCCGGCGCTGACGGCGGGCCAGATGGCCGGGTCGTCGTACTGCTGCTCGTCGAACGTGTAGTAGTCCAGGAAGATGCCGTGGCGCTCAAAGATGAGATCCCGTGCGATGGTGAGGGTGTCGAGGTGGCGCAGCCCCAGGACGTCGAGCTTGACGTAGCCGAGCCATTCGACCTCGGACATGTCGAACTGCGACGACGCGGTGTTGTTGCGGAAGCGCATCGGCAGCTCGCCGGTGATCGATCGATCCGAGACCAGCACGCCCGCCGGGTGCTTACCGGCGGAGCGGGTCATGCCCACCATGCGCTCGACGCGGTCGAACAGGTCGGGATACTTGCGCATCCAGGGCAGCAGCTCGCCGCCCTTGCGCTCGATCACGTCCTCCCAGGTCTCCTTCTCCTCGTTGTCCTCTTCGCGGTCGTCCATCTCCTTGATCTGCTCGACGAGCTTGGCCATATCGTTCGCGTCGTCGAGCGGGATGTGCAGCGCGCGGGCGATGTCGCGGATCGCGCTCTTCGGGCCGAGCTTGGCCCGGGTGCCGATCGAGCAGACGCAGTCGTGGCCGTAGCGGTCGGCGATGTAGTCGACGACCTCGCCGCGACGCTTCTGCGGGAAGTCGAGATCGATGTCGGGGAAGTTCTTCCGCTCCGGCGAGATGAACCGCTCGAACATCAGGTCGTACTTGATCGGGTCGAGCTCGGTGATGTCCATCAGGTACGAGACGAGCGAGCCACCGGCCGAACCACGGCCGGGACCGACGAGCATGCGGTCCTTAGCCCACTTGGTGTAGTCGGCGACGACGTTGAAGTACCCGGCGAAGTTCTTGCTGGTGATGGTGCGGACCTCCATCTCCACACGCGCCCAGTACTTCTCGCGATCGAGCCCGCGCTCCTCGACCTTGCGCTTGAACCCGGCCTCGACGTGCTCGAGGAACATCCGGAGGTCGTCGTGGTCCGAGTTCGTCAGTCGGGGGATCCGTAGCTCGGACCGGATCTCGGCGTTGCAGTTCTCGCCGATCATCGCGGAGTTCTTGATCGCCTCCGCCGTAACGTGATTCGGGATCCCGTGGTTCGACATCCAGTAGTACAGCTCGGCGTCGTCCATGACCCACGCCGCCGCCTGGCCGCGCCCGGTCTGGTCGTCGTTCTTCGTCTTGCCGCCGCCGGTCGACATCTCCCACACCAGCGCGTGGTCCTCCCACTCGTCCTCGGACGCGTAGTGCGCATCGTTGACGACGACGAGCGGGACGCCGTACTGGTTGGCCAGGGCCACCTTGGCCTGGTTCACCTTGGTCATGTCGGCGTTGAGCTTGAGGTGGTGCTCGGACTGCGCGCCGATGATCTGCCAGGTATGCAGCTCCATGTAGAAGTTGTCCCCGAACGTGTCGAGGTACCGCCCCATGAGCTCGTGCGCGCGACTCTCGTTGTCGTCGATGATCGCCATCGCCATATACGAGAGCAGGCAGCCGTCGGAGGCGTACAGGCCCTCGCCGTACTCGCGCGCAAAGTCCCAGTCGGACAACGCCTTGTGGTAGAAGTTCCGCATATACGCCTCGGAGCTCCAGGCCCAGAGGTTCGACAGGCCCTTGTCGTTCTGGGCCAGCAGCGTGATGTGCGAGAAGTCGGACGGCTTGTGCTTCTCGTCGCGCGCCCGCTGCACGCTGTCGACGAGGTAGCCCTCCATACCGAAGATCGGCTTCACCCCGGCGTCGCGGCACGCGTTCTGGAACATCAGATGGCCGCCGACCTCCTGGTGGTCGGTGATCGCGGTCGCGGTGTGCCCGAGCTCCTTGGCGCGCTGTGCGAGGCGGGTGACGGACTGCAGGCCGTCGAGAAAGGAGTTGTCAGTGTGCTGGTGCAGCCCCACGTACGTGTTGCTCAAGATGGCTCCAGAATCGTTGGGAGAGACAGCTTTTGAACGCGACGGGGAAGGGGACGCGCAGTGAGCACGTCCCCTTCACCCCTGCGGGTCTACGGCTGCTGGTTCTGGTAGTCGAGCAGCGAGCTGCGCAGCGAGTCGAAGTTCTGGCTCGGCATCTCGGTCTGCGGTGCGCCCTGATTCACGTTGGACGGGGCGTGGTTGAAGCCGCCGGGCATCGTCTGCGGCGGCTGCGGCGGCTGGTACGTCGGCTGCTGCTGCTGCGGCTGCTGCTGCGGCTGCTGCTGCGGGGCCTGCTGCGGCTGGGGCGCGTTGCCGTACTGCTGCGGCTGCGGCTGGCCCTGCGGCGGGCCGTAACCGGCCGGGGGCTGCCCGTAGCCCTGCGGCGGGCGCTGAGCGGCCTGCTGCGGCGGCATCTGGCCGTACTGCTGCTGGTACGGCTGCTGCTGGTTGTACGCCTGCTGCGGCGGCATCTGGCCGTACTGCGGCTGCGGGTAGCCCTGCGGCTGCGGCGGGTAGCCGGGCTGCTGGGGCGGGTACCCGTAACCGGGCTGCGGGTAGCCGTAGCCGGGCTGGGGCGGCATGCCGTAGCCCGGGTAGCCGTAGCCCTGCATCTGCTCCTGCTGCGGCGGGCGAGCCGTGAAGCCGGGCTGCACCTCAGGGGCCTTGCTGCCGTCGGCGGCCTGGCCGAGCAGGTTCGCAGCGCGCTCCTGACTGGAAAGCTCACGGACCCAGTCGTTCAGCGTGACCGTCGGCGCGTAGTGCGCGAGGACCTTCTCGTCGGTGTCGAGGTCGGGATCCGGCGCACACGGCGTGATCGTGTAGGTGGTGGTCTTGTCGTTGCCGTACCGCTCGATCAGGTAATCGCGGTCGCAGATGGTGCCGAACGCCTCGAAGTACTCCTGCATCTTGCACCAGAAGTTCGCCTGGGCCTGGCACACGATGCCGAACATCGGCTCGTCGTTGGGCTGGCCGCCCTGCGAGGCGCGGCGGCGCTTGTCGCGATAGCCGATGTGGGTCTGGCCGTCGACGGTGTTGCGGTACTCCTCGCGGAGCACACCCAGCGCGGCGGTGAGGACACGCGGAGCCGGGGCGACGAGGTTGCCGCGCCGCATGATCTTGACGTTCTCCGCGACGTAGTCGGGGCCTTCCTTCGGCTTGATGAAGTGCCGCTTGGACTGGCCGTCGTTGATCACGAGGTGGTTGTAGAACCCGTGCGTCTGGAGGGCGTACTTCGGGAGGCTCACGCCCTCCTCGTCGACGCCGGGGATGAACCGGACGACCTGGATGTGCTTGTCGCCGCCAGTGGCGCGATCGTCAGTCCAGTAAATGTCGGGAAGGTAGCCGGAAGCGGCGGCGCGAGCGCGCGCGGCCTCCATGGCGTCCTGGACGCCCTCAAAGCCGAAAGACACAGGGTCTCCTGAAGTTATGGGAAGGGCGGCCCATCGGACGCCCGGGTTGAGTATGCGCGTTTACTCTAGTGCGCACCTGCGAGAGTACTGCATCAACCCGACAGAATCGACAGGAGTTGATCACGCATTCTCGGGAAGGTCACCTCGTTCGTGCGCGGCAGGTAGATGATCCGCGTGGAGGGGTCGTAACCTGGGGTTTCGTTGGTCAGGCAGAGCTTCAGGACCTGCCGGTAGCCCATCTCGCCGAGGTCCTCGACGAGGGCCTGGTACCACCGGTCGGCGATGACCTCGTCGTCCTCATGGGTGCCGATCCGATAGAAGTCGAACCCCGCCAGAACGGGCACGTCTTCCTCTAGTGGGATCGGGAGGTCGAGGGCCTTCATCAGCCGCCGGACGTGCTTGTCGAGGTAGACGTCGGTCTCCGGCGTCGCGTGGTACTCGGCGCGCAGGATCGGGTCCGAGAGCACCTCATAAATCTCGGTGTACCGCTCGAACAGCCGGACGTTCGGCTCGCTGCCGTCGGGGTGGAACCGGCGCGCGACCCGGTGGTAGGCGCGCCGGATCTCCGACTCCGTGGCCCACGGGTGCAGGCCGAGCATGACGTAGTAGCCGTTCTGGTCCCGGGTGTTGCGCGGAATGAGCGCGAGCTCGCGGCAGAGGGATGGGAAGCCCTGCCGGACGACGCGGCGGAGCGGGCGGGCGCTACCCCTCTTCATTCTGGCGATTCTGGCGGCGGCTGTTGCAGCTGTAGCACGCTGGGGCGAGGTTCTCCGGGCGGTTGTCCGAGCGATCCCAGTTCAGGTGGTCGACGGTGAGCCGGTTGTCCCGGTCCTCCGAGATCCACTCCAGCGCCTCGCGGCCGCAGCCGTACCGGTCGATCCAGTGGCACGGGTGACTCCCCGGCCCGAGCTGCTCGTGCAGCACCTTGCGGTGCTCGTAGACCACGCCGTGCGCGTTCGCGAGAGGGTGGTCCCGGTGCATGGTGAGCATCACGTACCCCAGCTTGTCGACCCAGTACCCAGCCGGATCCCCGCCATCCTTGCGACCGGCCAGGGACGAGGAGACCTTCTGCCGGTACTCCTCGGACTCCCAGAGCCTCTTCGTCGCCAGGCGGCTGCGCTCGCGCGACTCCTCGCTGCGCGGGCCAGCCTGTGCGATCGCCTCGGCCGAGCGGGTCTCGACGAGAGCCCGGTACTCGGGATCCTCCCACCGCTTCTTCATGGTCTCGGCGATCTTCGCCCCGGCAGCAACGCGCGCCGCCTGCCGTCTGGCGACAGCTTCGGGGGACTGGTCCTTCGGGTGTCCACGTGGCATGGAAGGGAACCTATCGGTATGGCCGCTTTCCCGTCAAAAAGGCCTTTTGGCCGCCGGGACACCGCCTGCCTCCGATCGTGCGACGTACTCGTCGACCTGAGCCTGGCTCTCGGCTGCCATCTGCTCGTGGTCGGCGGCGACGGCCGCCATCTGGCTCTCGACGAGCTCGGTGAGCGACACCGGCTCGGCCTTCTTCTTGCGCGCCATCACGGCCTCCATCTCGACATGGTCAGCACGGCGGGCTCGGCCCGGCCGATCGGTGCCATGATCTCATCCCGCGTCCAGTAGTCCGCAGGGTCCATGCCCGTGTCGGGCTCGATGTGCAGGACGTTGGTCTGCCGGTACAGCCCCTCGAGCAGGATCCGCGAGGCCTTCCGGCCCGGCACGTCGTCGTCCATCCACACCAGGACCTCGTTGAAGTCGGCGAGCAGTCGGATCTGCTCCTTGCCGACCTTCGCACCGAACGTCGAGACGAACGCGCCGAGGATGTCGGTCGGGTCCTCGCGGTCGGAGAGCGTGAGCGCCTTGGCCACCGACATCGGCGACTCGACGACGCAGATCCGCTTCACGCCGCGCTCGCGCAGCCGCTCGAGGTTGTAGACGGTCTCGTTCTTCGGCAGGCCGGGCGAGTTCTTGTACTTCGGCGGCGGCCGCAGGTGGACGTTGCCGTCGAGGTCGACGCGGGACTCCGGCGGCGTCACCGGCCAGCGCGGGTCGGTCAGCGAGCGCCGCTGCCAGCCGACGAGCTTGGTCTCACCGCGCACCTTGGCCCAGTGCGGGAAGACGATGCGGACGGCCTCGGGGTCGTAGCCCAGCCCCAGTTCCTCGCACGCCCACGGCGCGATGCCCCGGTCCTCGTACAGGTACGGGTGGATCATCTGCCAGCGCTTGAGCACGCGCGGGTGGTACGTCGGCGGCTCGACGGCGGCCTCGTCGGACTCGAAGAACTTCTTCAGCTCGGTGAGGAAGCTCTCGGTGTCGAGCGTGGACTCGCCGAGGAACTGAGCGACGACCGGGAGGATGTCGGCGACACTGTCCGCGCCCTCCATCTTCTGGATCAGCCAGAAGATGTCCCCGCCGCCGTACGAGTAGCAGACGTACAGCTTCTCGTCGAGATTCGCTCTCGCAGAAGGGTTCTTGTCGCCGTTGGAGTGGTGCGGGTCAACCCGGTCAACGAGGCAGCTGTGCTGGATCTCGTTGCCGATCTGGAAGCAGTTCTCGGCCCCGTAGTGGTCGAGGACGGCCTCGACATCGATGCGCCGCCGGTACTCCTCGAGGAGCGTGTAGTCGACGGTCTTCGCGAACCCATACATCAGGCGGCGACGTCCCGCTCCATGCGCTCCCGGACCCGGAGCTCGGCGCGCTCGGACAGGTACCAGGCGAGCAGCCAGTCGCCGATCTCGCCGCGCCGGTTGCCGAGGATCGACAGCTTCATCGAGTTGTTCGCGCGCATCTCGTCGGTGCGGGAGAGGCCGTAAGCGATATCGACGGCGCGCTCGATGTCGGCGGTGTTCGCGAAGTTGTGCAGGCCGCCGCCCTTGGTGTCCTTCGCCGCGTCACGGTTGAACTGGACGGCCAGCAGGCAGGGGAGCTTGCCGGTGTCGTCGCGGTTAATCTCGTTCTTCAGGTCGTGGATGATCGAGCCGTGCATGTCGCCGACGCGCTCGAATCGATTCGATCCGGGCCGGGCCTCCATGAACGAGAGCTGGTCGACGATCAGGAAGTCGCAGCCGAGCTGCCGGGCGCGGTTCGCGAGGTGCTGCGGGGTCCGCTGGCCCATCTCCGGCTGCTCGATGTGCAGGCCGCCGGTCGCCGCGAGCTCGTCCTGGGCCGCGTGCAGCTGCATCAGCTCCTCGGGGTGCAGCTTGGCCTCCTGGAGCCGCTGGTAGCTCACGCCGGACCACAGGGCGTCGGCGCGCTCGCCGAACTCGATGACCGACTGCTCCATCGTCGCGATGTACGGCGTGTACCCGAGTCGGCGGGCCTTGACGGCGGCGTTGCAGAGGAAGAACGACTTGCCGGTCTTCGCCACACCGGCGACGGCCGCGAGCTCGCCGGGCAGCAGGCCGTTGGTGACGTCGTCGACCTCCGGGAAGCCGAACGTGACGCCGCGCGCGCCGTTCTGCTGGCGCTCGGCGTACCGGCGGCGGCGCTCGGCGACGCTGTCGGCCATGTTCATCCGGTTGCTGCGCGGGCTGACGATCTGCCGGGCGGCCCAGCCCTCGGCGGCGAGGAGGTCCAGCGCGCCGTGCGGGTCGTCGTTGGCCATACCGCCCGCGCGCAGCATGATCGCCTGCGCGTTGTTCGTCGAGAACCGCTTCTGCAGGTCCTCGATCAGCCAGCGGATCGACTCGTCGCTGGGCGTGAGGTCCTGGCTCTGGAACTGGGTGTGGACGATGCGCGCCGTCGGCGCGAGGTTCATCTCGTTGTCCAGCCAGTACTGCATGATGAACTCGAACACCATGCGGCACTGGGGATCCTCGAAGACCTCGGCCCGTAGACCCCGGTCCCAACAGAGGCGGACGTTCTTCTCTTCGGTGAGCTTGGCGATCAGCGCCCGCTCGCTGGCAAACGACACAGGGCTCCTCAGAAGATGGGTCGGACGATACCGGCGTCGATCTCGTCCAGCAGGCGCTGATTCGCCTGCGGCCGGAAGTCGACACCCTGGAAGTGGTGGACGAACGAGTTCTCGGACAGCAGCGACAGCGCGCCGGAGCCGTAGCCCTCGAGCAGCTCCGGCACATCCATGTTGGTGGTGATCAGCGTCGGCCGTCCGGCCTGCGTGCGGGCGCGGAGGACGTCGTCGAACGTGGTCTCCGACAGCTTGCTCGAGTTGCGGAACTCGCGGCCGAGGTCGTCGAGCAGCAGCACGTCGGCGCGCAGGATCCTCTTCTGGAACTGGCGCTTGTCCTCGGCGCTGCGCCATCCGGCGGTGAACATCTCGACCATGTTCGCGAACGTGGTGCTGTAGCCCCGGTACCCGAGCTTGATCAGGTCCTTGAGCAGCAGCGTGGCCGAGAGGGTCTTGCCGATGCCGACGCTGCCGGTGAACAGCATGCCGGTGCCGCGCGTGATGTAGTCGCCGTGGCGGCCGAGGTAGCGCTGGATCGCGTCGATCACGGTGGGGTCGCCCCGGTAGTCGGCCCAGTCCAGCCGCTGGTAGAGCACCCCGATGCCGGAGTAGAGGTAGTGCTTGTGCAGCTGCAGCTGGAGCTCGCAGTCGCACTGGTTGGCGACGCCGCCCCAGTAGTACGAGCCGGTCTTCTGGCAGGTCGGGCAGTACTTGTCCGGCGAGCTGCCGAGCTTCGGGTGCGCCTGATACAGCTGGCGGGCGTCCTCATCAGGGATGTACTTCGTGCGGAGGAGCTCAGGACTGGGCACGGCGGGGACCTCGCAGTAGAGCGGACAGAGGAGTGAGCTTCGGCGCTGCCGCCAGCTCTCGAGAGCGGTTCTGGTGGACCTGCATCTCGATGTGGATCTTGTCGAGCCACCACTTGTCGGCTCGCTGGAACGAGAAGTAGGTGACCAGCTCGTCCTTCTGGTCTCGGCCGCTGCGCTTGGTCATCACCCACTTCACGATGCGCCCGGCGTCGTCCTTGTAGATGCGCCGGAGCGCCGTCATGACAGACCGCTCCTTCACCCCGTCGATGCCGAGATCGACGCCGTGCATGGCCTGCATGTAGGTCTTGATGTACGAGATCAGCTCGTCGCCGGTCATCTTCGTGACCGGCTTGCCGATCATCTGCTCGACGGGATCCATCTCGTCGAAGTGGGTCACGGCCCCTCCTGGTGGCTACGTCAGGGTCTGGTTTGCACGCCTCGCCCTCGCGGTGATGGCCCGAGCGTACTTCCGAACCTCGGCGGCGTCCTCGGACTTCAAATCCTCTAGTCGCCGTCCGGTGTCGCGGACATAGCGGACCGATCCGATGCGGATCTGGACCGGCTCGAGGCTGGGGACTGTGGACACCTGCAGCCACTGACTGTCGATGCCGGTGACAAAGCCCGTCACGTCCCAGCCAGGGACCGAGAACTCCAGCTGGGCTCCAAGCTCGATCTTGCGGGCCAGGAACTTCTGGAAGCCCTCGTCGCCCTCCAGCGCGATGGTGAATCCCTGCATTTTTCCTACCTCACTACTATACCACCCCTGAGACTGCCCTATGGGTGGCCCGCACTCCACGGGTCACCATTTACCGGCGGCCCGTGGAGGGTGAGGCACTACGTGCCGGTGAGCGGATGCAGCTCGGTGCCGACGACGAGGCACGCCTCGTAGAGAGCGTCGACGATCTCGCCGACCTCCTTCTCGGAGACGGTCAGGTGCGGCCAGAGCCGGACGGTGCCGATGTCGTCCTCGGCGATGACCAGATGCAGGCCCTGCTCGCGGGCGACCTCGACCAGGCGGCGGGCATGGCTGAAGAGCGAGATCCGCAGCCCGAGCAACAGGCCTTCTCCCCGCAGGCTCTCGATCCAGCGGTGCTGGCTGACGATCTGGGCCGCCTCGGTGCGCAGCTGCTCGCCGCGCCTGCGGACGTTCTCGTACAGCCCATCGCCCATCTGGTTGAGGACGGCCATTGCCGCCGCCATCGACATCGGGTTGAGCGCGGTCGGGTTGCGGCGGTGCCGCATCAGGTTGAAGGCGTCGCGGTGGCCGATCAGCGCCGCGTACGGCATCCCGCCGCCGCCAGACGGCCCGAGGATGGTCAGGAACGGCTCGAGCCCGGCGAAGTCGGCGAGGGACTGGTGGACCAGGCCGCCGGTGCGGCCGAACGCGGTCGTCGACTCGTCGAAGATCACCGAGATGTTGCGCTCGAGGGCCTCCCGGTACAGCTCGGCGAGGAAGTCGTGGTCGACGGCCTCGCCGCTGTCGGCGACCAGCCGGACGACGATCGCGCCGATCTTGTTGGACTCGATCTGCTTCGCCGGGGATCCGCCGCCGGGCACCAGCCGGGCGGTGCGGGTGAGCAGCGGTGTCGGCCGCCCCATGTTGACGAGCCCGATCATCGCGTCGCCCTGCATGTAGTCGCCCTCGGTCAGGTGCACCGCGAGCGCGTACGCCTCGTCCAGGGAGGACAGCGGCAGCACCTGCTGCTGGCCGTGGCGGCCGGTCTCCTGCTCGAACTGCTTGACCAGCTCGGCCGGGTACTCGACCTGGATCCGCTGGAGGTACGCGTCGGGGTCGGAGAACCACAGGTGCAGCATCTGCTGGCTGATGCCGTGCCGGACGCCGTCGTTGTTGTGGCCGAGCGTGACGGCCTCGGCGTTGAGGTCGGTCAGCCAGCGGGCGTCGGCGAAGTCCATCAGGCCGGTGCCCTTGGCCTCGGTGATCGGGAAGCGCGCGCTGTCCGGGACGCGGGGGACCGCATCCTTGAACCGGCGGACGACCTGGTCGAAGTCGAACTCGAGGGGCTCGGTCACTGGGCGCTGCGCTCCTTCTGGAAGACGTTCATGATGGCGGACGCGACGGCGGACTCGAGCATGCCGTCGTTCGCGGCCCCGGGGAACCGGCGGACCGAGGTGGCGACCGCGTCGACGGCCTTCTCGATCGACATCGCGAGGTCCACGCGCGTGGCCGGGCTACCGAACTTGCGGGCGACGGTCTGCTTGATCAGCTGGCCCAGCTGGTCGTCGACGGCCGCGCGCACGCGCTCGCGGATCGCCTTCTCGGTCTCGCTGATCGTCATGTCCATCAACATGTCCATCAAGTCGTCCGGCGGGACGTTGATGGACAGCGCCGGATTGTCGGTCACCAGAGCCGCCCTCCCATCATCTCGTGCGTGAGTGAATCGAAGCCCCAGTAGTCGCAGTACGCGAGCAGGCCGGGGTAGTCCAGGATGTCGCGGGGCAGCAGGCAGAGCTCGAGGCCCTCCGGCAGCCGCTGCTCGGGGTCGTCGAGGAGCGAGATCAGCTTGAGGTTGCGCTCGACGAGCTCGCGGTTCTCGCGGATCCGGGGATCCTTCTCGATCGCCGCCGCGAGGCTGCCGTACGCCTGGATGATCTTGGTGGCGCGCTTCGGCCCGAGGCCCTGCACGCCCTTGATGTTGTCGCTGGTGTCGCCCTGGATGGCCCACACCTCGGGCATGACACGAGGCGGCAGGCCGTACTCGGCGACGACGCGGGCGTGGTCGTACATCACGTCCTCGTCGTTGGCACCGGCGCGCGGCTTGAGCACCTGGACGAGGCCGTCCTCGGTACACAGCTGACGCAGATCGTGGTCGGCGGAGACGATGGTGACCGGCATCTTGCCGGTGAGCCGCAGCGCGGCCTCGGCAATCAGGTCATCAGCCTCGACGCCCTCCATCGAGAAGTACGGCACGCCGCAGAACCCGAAGAAGGACTTGACGCCGTCGAGGGTGCCGAGCTTGACCGCATTGACATCGTGGAAGCGGCCCGGCTGCTCCGGGTTGTAGACCCGGGCACGGTTCGCCTTGTATTCGGGGTACATCGCCAGCCGCTTCGCCGACTTGCCCTGGTCGAAGGTCCAGAGCATGTGGGTCGGCCGCAGCCGCGCGACGAGCGAACGGAAGACGCCGATCGTCCCGAAGATCCCGCCGGTGGGCAGACCGTTGGGGCCGACCAGGTGAGCGTTGGCCATCCCGAAGATGGACCTCATGACGACGTTATTGCCGTCGACGATCACCATGTGGTCGGCCCCACGCTCGACGTCCGCGCGCAGCGGGGTTCGGTCCACGCCTACCCCCGAGCGGCGTTGATCTTGGCCTGGACCGCGATGGCCTCCTCTTCGGAGATCGTGCCCCGGTTGTACAGCGATTCGAGCATCTCCTGGATCAGGTCCAGGGTGAAGCGACGGCGGTTGGCCTTGCCGACACGCTCGGCCTCGAGGCGCTTCCCGTTCTTGTCCAGCACGCCCTCACGGAGGACCCAGTACACCCACTGGTCGGTGCGGTTGAAGAACTTCGCGACCTCGCTGGTCGAGTACTTCTTGACGATGCCCGCAGCCGCGAGCAGGCCCTGGTCTGCCTTTTCGTCAGTCATCATCTGGCCTTCCTTTCACCTCGGCCCCGGCGCGGTGAGCGCCGGGGCGTCGGCCCGCGCCTCACTCGTTGAGGTCGCGGACCACGAACTTTTCGGTCTTCTGCTTGCCCGGGATGAGCGCCTCGCGGATGACCGCGAAGATCTCGGGACGACGGGCGGCCACGGCGATGAGGTTCTCCTCGGAGAAGACCTCCTCGGTGTGGGCCGGGATGAGCTGCTCCGGGATCTCGACGGTCTCGAAGATCTCGCCCACCACGTCGGTCGGCAGGCTGCGGCGCAGCACCGCCGTGTCGACGATCGGATCGGTGCGGCCCGCGCCCTCGCGGCGGAGGACCTTGCCGATCTGCGGCAGCTTGATCTCGCCGTTCTCGTGCGCGCCGACCGTCGCGTCGACGTGACCGAAGACGAGCTCCTTCAGGGCCGCGTGGCGGACCTCGAGGAACTCCTTCGCCTGCTGGTAGCGGACGTACTCCTCGCCGATCGCGAGCTGCTGCTCCTCGTTCAGCTCCTCGACGAGCTCGGGGTCGATCGTGGCCAGGTTCGGCACGTAGTCGACGAACGTCTTCTCGACCCGCTCCAGGGTGTCGACGTCGAGGCTCTTGACAGCCTTGGCCAGCGCCTTCTTGCGGCTGGCGATGGTCGACTTGGCCTCGGCCTCGGTGTCGCGCTCTTCAGCCTCGATCGAGGCGAGGACGGTCGACAGCGCCGCGTTGACGTACTTCTGGATGTCAGCGGTGGCGGCTTCGACGATCTCGTTCGCGGTCATTCGGGGCTCCTTCGTTGGGGGTGTTGCTCCGTCTTGTGCTTAACTATAGCAAACCCCCACCAAACTGCACAACCTGAGGCCTACAAGCGACCCTGGCGCATCGCGGTCGTACGCTCCTGCACCGAGGCGAGCACGTCGCTGAGCACCGGATTCAGCACCCCGTCCCGCATTGCCTTGATCGCTGCATCGACCTGGTTCCCATCCGGCACCCCGTTGAACTTCATCGAGGTCTCGACGCCGGGCTTGATCCAGTCCGTCGCGTTGCCGACCGAGTCGTACAGCGTGACGGTGGAGTCCAGCCGGAGGGTGATGCTCATGCCCGTCGGCACGACCGGCACCGGCGGCAGCTGCTGCGTACCGTCAGTCGATTCTTCGCTCATGAGCACCTCCATCAACTCCCGTAACAGACGTATTGGTCTGCTACCCACTTATTACAGCTTACCTGTTGTCCGCCTTAGGCGCGAACACAAGATCGGCTGGTCAGCGGTACTTCAAGCTGCCCGGCTTGTGGAATCCGCGCTGATCCGGCGTTCCGGCGATGCGGGAGGCCAGACGGGCCTCCGCGCGGCGCACCGGGCGGGACTCGCGGACGCGGGCCATGGTGGAGCCCTCCCCGCTGCGCTCGGTACGGAACTTCTCCGGCAGGGCGACCTTCGTCGCCATGGCCGGGAGGACGACCTTCTCGACCTCCTCGTCCCGGCGGCGGCGGTTGCGCGCCTTGACGCTGGTGTCGTTGCGGTCGGTGACGCTTTCGCGACGAGCCACGAGTCCTACTCCAATGCTTTAGGTGTCCGAGGGGTCTCCCTCAGCAGTTGCATCGGCTCGAGCCGCGTTTTGGAGTTCCAATAGCTTTTCTGCGTACTGCTCGGTCGCGATCCGGCGCTCGATCAGCGTCAGCTCGTCGACGAGGGTGTCGCCGTACTGCCAGTGAGTCACGAACAGGACCAGGAACTGGCCGATGATCCGCGAGGGCAGCACCGCGCCCTCGTTGGCCTCCAGCTCGGCGATGGCTACCCGCAGCGCGGTGCCGACGTCCTCGCCCTGGTCGATACGGGTCTCAGCCGTGCCCGCCAGGGTCTCGAGCATCTCCAGGAACATCTGCTCCGGCTCGCCGCCCGACTTGAGCATCGCCTGCTGCAGCAGCCACTGGGTCGTGTCCTGTTCCGATACGCGCATGTAGCGAGCCTACAGGCCCACTGTGGGGTTGCTCGGCACCGTCTTCGCGAGTGAACGTCGCGATGTCGACGGGGATCTGATAGATGGCCGCCGAGCCAGATCCGCCGTTCACCGTGGTCCCGGCGCGTCCGCGCGCCACCTGCACGAGAAGGCCCTGCTCAGCGAGCCGCCGGAGCACCTTGTGCGCGGCCATCGCGCTGCGTCCGATCGCCTGGGCCACCCGGCGTGCGGGCAGCGTGACGTTGAGCCAGCCGTACCGGCGGGTCTCGGCAGCCGCGAACGCGAGGACCTGGCGCTCGGTGTACGAGAGCTGCATCCGGTCGGCGTGCCGCTGCACCAGGCGGGTGACGGCGTTCGAGCGGCGCGACACCTCGGCGGCCGTGGCCGGTGCGGCCTGTTCCTCGCTGGCCCGATAGCGCACCGAGGCATCCCATGCCTTGTCGAGGTCCCGGTACACCTTCTTCAGCTCGCGCGGCTTCGGCCTGCGCGGGTTACCCACCTTGAGCTGCCAGAACAGGATGTTGGTGTCGGCCGCAACGTGGTTGAACCACTGCATCCGCGTCCACCCGTTGGCCTGGGCCGACGCCGCCGTCCGGCGCACTGCGCACCAGATCAGAACGGGGGCCACGCGACCACTGCGGTCGAACTCCTTCAGCGGAATGCCCTGCGAGATCAGATCGACGATCGGTGCAGGTAGGGCGGTGCGGCTACAACTGCGCTGCGGCTGTTCTGTGGTAATGTCGGGCACTGAGATCCTTTGGTGTCTCGGAACCCCTCAGCGCAACATACTCTTCCCGGAGGCAGATGCGTTGGGGGGTTTCCTCTATCTGAAGCCTGTCGAGACTCTAGCACGGACCCATCGCGGCACTGAGTGCCAGCTTGATGAGGACTAGAGGAAATGCGGCCCAGACCCTGCCCTGCCGAAGCCCCTGAGACCGGCCCCGGGGAGGTGTGTACATAACGAAGTGCCACCGGAGGATGTCTTATGTACACACCCCCCTCGCTCGAGGACTGGGCTACATGCACCCTCTAGACGTGCTATATGCTTCCTCCAGATCCATCAGCTACGGAGGAGACACGGGTGACCGAGGTCCTGGCAGGCCCTGAGGGCGACGAGAGAGACCCGCTGCGGGTGTACTCGATGGAAGAGGCGCAGGAGGCGCTGCTGAGCGGCCGGGACGGCGCGCTGATCCTCGAGGCGTCGGGCCGGTTCGACGGGGAGCTGAAGGTGAGCCCGCTGTTCGAGCCGCCGGAGCACTTCGCCAAGGAGCACTCGGACTACCTGTCGCCGTACGGCCTGCTGAACGACCTGTTCATGCTGCGGACGTTCTCCGACGCCATGGCCGCCGAGGGGCGGCAGCTGATCCCGCTGGAGAGCGCCGCACCGATGGTGAACGGCTTCCACCTGTACGCCCGGCCGCTGGAGGTCGACGGGCTGGTCGTGCCCTCGCGCGGCGGCGTGCCGGGGAGCCTGTTCCCGTACCAGCAGTTCTGCCTGCGCCGAGCATTCACGCTGCACCAGATGGCGCGGCCTTGGAACGGCTTCTTCGTCTCGGCCGACACCGGCACCGGCAAGACGGTGATCGCGTCGGCGGCCGTCCGCGAGCTGGTGGTCAACCGGGGCGCGTTCGATCTCGTGATCACGTTCGCCACCGCGAAGATGAAGATCAACCTGGCCCGAGCCTTCTACGACGCGACCGGGCTGGAGATGGAGGTGCCGGAGGGCACCAAGCCGTACCGCTTCGGTCGGTACGCCGCCGGACCGCCGGGGCTGGTGCTGAACTACGAGCGGTGCCACCACGACCTGGACGGCCTCCTGCCGCTCGTTCAGGGCCGCCGGGTCCTCTGGGTGCTCGACGAGTGCCAGCGCGTCCTGGAGGGCCAGAACGGGCAGACCCTGGCCCGCAAGGCGCTCAACCGGCTCATCGATGCAGCCGCCGAGTCATTCGTGCTGCCGATGTCGGCGACCGTCGTCAAGAAGGACCCGCTCCGGTACCACGACGTGTTCGCGATGATGAACCGCGCGCACCCGCTCGGCACCCGCGACGACTTCAAGCTGGACTACCTCCGCGAGACCATGCCGTGGGAGCCGAAGCCCACCGGCAAGGACATCGAGGACTGGGACGAGAGCAAGCTCGAGGGCGTCCGGCACCGCGTCGCAATCCAGACCCAGGCCGTGCGCAAGACCGACCCGGGCGTGCGCGAGTTCTTCAAGGACATGACCACCGAGGTGATCCGGGTCCAGATGTCGGCCCGGGACCGCGAGATCTACGACGCCGTCGTCGAGGACGCCCGGATCGTGCACGCGAGCGGCGAGCGGATCGGGCTGGTGTACCAGCTGCTGCTGCGCGCGACCTGCAACACCGGCGAGTCGCTGCTGAACGTCGACTCCGAGGTCGCCGCGTCGATCGTCGAGCACTTCGGCGAGAGGCACTTCTCGATCGCGAACTCGGCCAAGTTCGAGATGGTGGCCGACCACCTCGAGGCGATCCGGGACCAGGGCGACAAGGCGGTCGTGTTCACCGCCTGGACGAAGATGAGCCTGTTCCTGTTCGAGCGGGTGCTGCAGAAGCGCCGGATCTCGTACGTCGCGCACCACGGCCAGATGAACAACCGGACGGCGCAGGAGGCCCAGGACCGGTTCAAGGCCGACAAGAACATCACGGTGTTCCTGTCGTCGGACGCGGGGGCGCTCGGGCTGAACCTGCAGGAGGCGAAGTACGTTCTGCACGTTGACATTCCGCGCGACTACGACACCTTCAAGCAGCGCAGCGACCGGATCGACCGGGCCGACTCGTACCTCGAGGGTCTGACGTCGTACGCGTTCGTCACCGACAACAGCATCGAGCGGCGGCTGTGGCGCGGCATGAACGCGGCCCGGCGGCTGGCGGCCGTCACGCTCGGCACCGTGGAGACGATCAACCGGCCCAGCGCGGCCGACCTGGACCGGATGCAGCGGGCGTCGAGCAGCTCGCTCGAGTCGCTGGTGTTCGGTGACGTGGACGACGACCCTGAGGAGGACTACTCATGACCGCTGGATGGACCCCGCGCGAGATCGCGCTGAAAGACGCCCGGGAGGCGGCCCGCTGGATGAGGGCCGCCGAGACGCAGATGCGCGCGGCGATCTACGCGGCCTACAAGGCGAACGCCGGGAAGGGCTACATCGCCGGACAGGTGGGGGTGTCCCAGTCGACGGTCAGCACGATCGTCCTCGAGGAGAGCCTGCGCGAGTACATGGAGACCTTCGGGTTCTGCCCGAACGTCAACACGAACGCGGCGGATCACTGGGGCCGAGGTAGCTGGTCCGACATCGAGGAGCTGCGCCGCACCGGCAAGGTCAGCAAGAAGTGGTTCGAGGAGATGCTGGAGCACGTGCACCCCGGCCTGAGGGAGGAGCGAGAGTGAGCAGCGCGAGGATCAAGGAGCTGGCGGCCAGGGAGCTGCAGGCGTACCGCCGGGTCGCGGAGAGCACGGAGCGGGGGACGCTCGAGGCGGTGGTCAAGGCGACCGAGCACATGAACCAGCGCGAGATCGCCGAGCACGTGGGGTGGTCGCAGGCGAAGGTGTCCCGGGTCCTCCGGCGCGCGCAGCGCCCCTGACATGGCGCGGCCCCGGGGGCCTGTCGTCCGGCAGGTATTCCCGGGGCCACTTCCATCTCACGTCTACGCAAGAGGCGAGCACGAACCGTCAGCGAGGACGGAATATGCGGAGACCTTAGCACAGCAGAAAGCCCCCGGGGGTCGTACTCCCCGGGGGCTTTCCTCGAACCAATGGGAACGGGATATTGGTCGGGACTTACTCTAGCCGACGATGACGAAGTCGGCGAGCTTGTGCCCGTACGACGGCGTCCGCACCTGCGCCCCGCACTTGCAGGAGCTGATATGGTACCGACCGCCAGCGACACGCTCGACGTCCGCCCAGCGGTGCTGGACGTGCTGCCGGTCCGCCGTCAACGTCCGGAATCGGTTGACGGTGACCCACTCGAAGGCGTCCAGGCTCGGGTACTCCTTCGTCTTCAGCTCGGGGTCGCGCCGGAACAGCTCGGCGAGGAAGATCCCCCACTCGTCCCAGGTGGCTGCCTTAGACGAACTCGCTCCGTAGCTTCCGCTGTTTGCCCACCGGCTGCCGGTGCGCCCGGAGCCGGAGAGGGTGACCTCGAAGGCGCGCTCACGGGAGCGGGAGCCGTGCTGCGAGCTGCGGGCGATGATCACACCCGCGTGGCGGGCGGCGTCGGCGAGGTCGCCGTGGTCGAGGTTGGTGTGGATGCGCATGCGGTACTCCTGGGGGGGGCTGGGGTGGTCCGTCAGATGTCGTATCGGGCGGTGGTGCGGAACCGGCGGCCGTCGGCGGTGTAGCCGATGGTGACCACGGTCTCCTTGAGTCCGGTGCGGGCGATGCTGCTGTTCCGGTAGGTGATGCTCGCGCCGCGCAGCGCCTCGTCGTGGGCCTCCCAGGAGACGCGCTTGCCGCGCTTGCCGTCGAAGCTGAGGATCGGTCCAGTGGGGGCGGTGGTGTTCGACATGATGTCCTCCTGGAGGGGCTGGTTGCTTGCTGACATGAATGCTACAGCATAGCTATAGTTCCATGCAAACGTGCAGGTCAGGCCCCCGAGTTGGCGTCAGCAGGGCGGTACCGCTCGATGAAGTCCAGGACCCACTGGGGGACTCCCACGCCAGCGCCGTGGTAGCTCGCGCGCCAAGCCTTGCCAACCAAGCCACCCTGGCGGACCTGGTGTCCACCGATCTGGATCGAATTGGAGCTTCCACGGGCCGTCACTGATGCGAATCCACTGGATACCCAGGCGCTCGACGGTCTGCTCGGCACCCTTCTTCGAGTCCCGGATCGGGATCAGGCCGTTAGACCCTACGTCGACCCTCACAACTCGAGTCTCGTAGATGTCCGGGGTGTCGGTGGCGCGGATCTCGATTTGGTGGGTCATGTGGTCCTCCTGGGTATGGGTCCGTATTCGATCTCGCCGAGCGCCCGCAGGGTGGCCTCGGTCATGCGCTCCTGGTGGCCGTCCACGTGGTCCGGGAACTGGCCCTCGAGCGCGCTGTAGTGCCGGGCGATGGTGACGGCCATCCGCTTGCTGTGGGTGGCCGTCTCAGCCAGCGCGGGCGCGCCCTTGGTGACGGTGAAGCCGTCGAGCGTCTTCACCCGGCGGGTCGACAGGAACCAGTCGTTGCCGACCTTCACGATGGTGTAGCGCAGGCCGTCGGCGTCGGCGATGGAGCCGAACGCGTTCGGGCGGAAGTGGAGGTCCTGGTTCACGGCAACTCCAGGCCGCGCTCGGCGGCGTGCTCGCGGATCTCGGCCTCGATCCGCGCCGCGTACTTGGCCCGCAGGAGCGACTTCTCGGTCGAGTTGACGCGCGGGTCCGAGTGGCGGATCTCGGCGTACCGAACTGCGCTCTGCGCCCACTTCAGGCCGCGCACAAGGCAGTCGTCCGGCGCGTAGATGGTCTCGCGCAGCCCCTTGGCGGCCAGGAGGAAGTTGCGCGCGGTGTCGGCGCGATCCTTGATCAGGAAGGTCATGTGTCCGGCGTCGTAGACGCGGACGCCGCCCTCGGCGGGGACCTGGATGTCGGTGCGGCTCACGGTGACTCCTTCGTGTGGGGGAGGGGAGGGGCCACGCGGCCCCTCCCCGTCGGTGGTCGGTCAGCGGAGGTAGATCGAGCGGACGCCCTCGGACGGGCGGTAGTCCAAGCTCGTCGGGTGGATGTGGTACTCGATGGTGCCCTTCCCCGCGAAGCCCTTCTTCGTCGATCCCGGGTCGGCGGCGGTGTCGCCGTCGCGCAGCGTGATGGTCGCGTGCCGCCAGCCGTCGGCGTCCTTCTCGCCCGCGATCTCGAGCACGCGGTTGTAGCTGTAGAAGGTCGGCAGGACGACCAGATCCTCGAAGTATTCGACGCTGCGGCCGCCCTCCCACTGGACGACCACCAGCGGGTCGGCGTCGTACTTGGAGTCGGGCTTGACGCTGACGATGTACCCGCGACTGGCGTCCTCCTCGTCGGACTCGAACCAGTGGACGTCGGCACCGATCGGGACCTCGGTGATCGGGACCTCCTTGACCGAGGCGCGCCGAGCCGACACGTCGAGCTTCTGCCACTCGCCGTCGACCTCCCACCCGGACAGCCGGAGGGTGCTGGTCTTGTCGTTCGTGAAGGTGGTCTCCGCCGTGACGACGGCGACGCGCTCCGTGCCCCGGTAGATGTACACCTCGAACTCGTGGACGTTGGTGTGCGCGATCAGCGCCTCCTCGGCGACCGGCTCGGCCGGGGCCTCGTTCTCGACGGCGGGCTCCTTGATGACCGGAGCTCCCTCGACGCGACGGTAGAGGGTGGGGTCGGCGTCGTAGAAGTAGCGACCCTTGGCGTCGGTGGGCTGGAGGGCGACGCTGAGTGCGGAGTGGACGACGGTCACGCGGTAGGTCTTGGCACCAGATCCCTTGCGCACGATGTCACCGACGCGGAGGCCGTTGGCGGTGGCCGGACCGGCAGACGGTTCCTCGGCGGCGGTCGGCTCGGCGACCGGAGCCGGTCCGTGGAAGATCGGGACGACGGCGTGGGGGAAGGACTTCAGGTACGCGGAGTGGCGAGCGGTCTGGCCGATGGCCGACGCGCCCTTCTCGGAGCTCGACTTCTTCACGATGCCCCAGTGGGCGACGTGCTCATTCTCGCGCTTCGACTCCGGGTTGGCCGGGAAGAGGACGACGGCTGCGAAGGCGTACTCCTTGCCGGTGGTCTCGTACTCGACGAACTCGCCGGTCGGGGTGATGACGTGGTAGGTGCGCTTGGTGGCCATGAGATCCTCCTGGAGGGGTTGGTTGCTTGCTTCGTCTAGTGTACTTGACGCCTATAGGTTCGCGCAAGTCCGAGTTTCTGGGCATGAAAAAAAGCCGGGCTCCCAAGGCGGATGGGGAGCCCGGCTTTCTCGGATGACTTGCTCAGTCGTCGTGGGTGTTTGTCATCGGCGGTCGTACCACCATGCCCAGATCGCGGTCGCCGCGACGATCACGCCCGCAACGATCGCCACGATCATCGTCAGGGTGTTGTCGCTCATGCGTTGTCCTTTCGGGTCCAGGTGGCGGACACCTTCGTGTAGCGGATGCCCTTGTCGTTGGTCTTCTCGACGATGTGGGTGGCACCGGTCGAGCCGGTGCAGCGGGCGATACCCTCGGCGGCGCGCAGTGCGTCCGACTTGATCGTGCACACGTCGGCGTCGCACTCGGTGTGCCGGTCGTCGTCGTGGTCGAGCGGCTTGAACGCGGTCACCCAGCTGTCCGGCTCGTACTCCTCCTCGGGTCCGAGGTACGAGACCAGGACGGCGACGTACAGGCCCGGGTTGGCACGGATGAAGTCCTCGAGCCCGCCGCCGATGGACTCGGACGAGTGCATGCCCGCGCCCCGGTAGCGGTCCTGGCCGCTGAAGTTGGTCAGCAGGGTCCAGCCGCCGCCGACCTCCGGCTCGCCCGTGACGGAGCCGCTGTCGTCGAGGTTCTGGTACACCTCGGGGGCATGCAGGTCGCGGCGCACGGTCGGCTCGCCCTCGGGGTCGATCTCGACGACGGTGCCGAGCTCCATGATCGTGTTCAGGGTCGTGTCCATTGGGTCCTCCTTGAGTGTTGGGGTGGGTCAGGATAGGCCGTTGAGGGCGATGAAGATGCCCAGGTCGGTCATCGCGGAGGCGATGTCCTCCCTGGCTGCGATCGGGGCTCCGTTCGTGAGGTTGCTGTGCGCGTCACGTAGCGCGGCGAGGACGACGCGCAGCTCGGCCTCTTGCTTGCGGGTGAGTGCGGCCATCGGGCTCTCCTTGGTGCGGGGATCAGGCGGCGGTGCCCTGCAGGTGGCCAGCGCCGGTGTTGTCGACCGAGCAGCGCTTGCCGTTCGGCAGGCTGTACACGGACCACCAGCGCTCGACCTCCAGCCCCAGGTCGGCGTACTTGGCCCGGTTCTCTGGGGTGTCCAGGTCGGTGGCGGTGGCGTAGCGGCCGTCGGTCCAGGTGGCCTTGTCGAAGAGGTGCTTCATGGGGATCTCCTTGAGTGTTGGGGTGGGGTCAGATGCGGTCGAGCTCGGCGGCGATCGCGGCGCTCAGCTGGTCCTCGTCGACACCGCGCCGGACGGCCTCCTTGAACCAGGCGGCCTGGGCGTTGATGTATGGGTTGAGCAGGGTGCCGGGCTCGCCCTCGGTGAGGATGCGATCGAGGCGGACGGCGGCAACGATCGCCTGCTCGCGGGCGGAGTTGACGAAGTGCGGCGCGAAGTCCGGCCCCTTGGCGGCGATCTCGACGTTGAAGAGCGAGGTGACCTGGAAGCCACGGGACTCGAGGGCGGCGAAGGTGGCGCGGTTCCAGCTGCCGGTGCCGGGGACGAGGTCCGCGTCCAGCTCCAGCGGGATCTGGGTCAGAACGTTGTTGCGGGCGGCGTCGTGGAACTTGGCGATGATGATGGTCATGCGGTCCTCCTGGAGGGGCTGTCGGCGTTACGTTGTCCAGTGTAGTGGACACATATGGGTTTACGCAAACAGCCTGGTTAAGACATGAAAAAATGCCGACCGGCGAACCGATCGGCATTTCCCAGCAATCCCATCCCAACGAAAGGATGGCGTCAGCGTATCACCCGCCGGGCGCGAGTGCGGCACCGACCGTGATCGGATGCCAGCGGTACTGGCCCGACGCCTGCCGCAGGCAGGTGTACAGCTCGTCCTGCTCCCCGACCACTCCGACGACAACGACGGTCCCCCGGTAGTCCTCGCCCTCCGGCGGCAGCGCCTCGAAGGCCAGCGTGCGGTTGGTCCAGACGGTGGCACCGGTGTCGCTCATCGCCGTGAGCACCTGGCCCGGCCTCGGGGGGTCGGAGAACTCGCTGCCACCGATGATGAGGACCGGCGTCGAGACGCTGCCGGAGAAGACCGGGCTATCGATCGGGGCAGCGCCGTTGACGTCGCCGACGTCCAGGTGGACCTCGCCGGTCTTGTTCGCGACCGACTTCACCGCCGGGTCCGCCCACTGCACGGTGCCGGTGGTGTTGCTCGCGGTGAGCACCTGGCCGACGTTCGTCGCGGTGCCGACCTTCAGCGTCTGCAACGAGACCGTGCCGGTGAACGTCGGGTTGGCCGTCGTCGCGAACGACGGGGCGAGCGACTTCAGCGAGATGATGTCGGGGACATACTGCTTCAGGGCCTGCGCGATGACGGCGTGGTCCTGGAGGTGGGTCGGCCAGTCCTTGGTCGGGTTGTCCGGCAAGGCGTTGATCTGGGCCATCGTGACGGTCATGGGTTTCTCCTATCGGACGTAGGTGGGAGTAAGCGTGAGGCCGCTGGCGTATGCCTGCGGGGACACGATGACGGTTGTCACCGTGCACGAGGTGGCCGGGACCGACGTCGTCGCGTACGCCGAGTTCCGGTAGATCAGCTCGGTGACGTCGATCGTCGGCTGCGAGAGCGCCCCGAGCTTGACCATGTAGCGGACGCCCGCGATCTCGGTGTAGAGATCCGAGAGGTAGACGTCCTCCGCCTTGTCGCCGCCGACCGTGAGCCGCAGCGAGTAGTCGTCGGTCAGGTTGCCCTTGAACTCGGCGAACCGGGACTGCCACTCGAACCACTGCCCGGCGACGACCGGGACGATCTCGGTGTGCAGCACCGCCTCGGTCGGGTTGTGGAGCAGCTCGAGCCGGATCCAGTTGTTGTTGTCTGTCGGCTTGTAGACGACGCAGCCGAGCCGGAACATCACCCCGGCCGTGAGGTTCGTCGACTGGCGCAGCGAGATGCCGCCCTCACCGGCCAGCGCCAGACGGCTGATCTTGATGACCCGGCGGCCCTGGTACGACCGATCGCCGTCGAGCGAGATCATGACCTGGCCCCGGGGCGAGCCCCACGGCTCGACGCCGTCGCCCCACTCGGCGAACGTGTCGCCCCACGACGCGCCGGGGATGTTCTCCGGGTACCGCTTCGCGCCCGCCGCGAGCTGATCTGACGTCTCCGACGCCCACAGCGCGTCCGACCGGATCAGGCCGGTGTCCCGGGCCTCGAGCCGCACGCGGGAGAACGCCGTCGTGGTGGTGAGCGTCTTCGACAGCGTCCCGGGCTGAGCCGAGCCCGCCTGCCGGGCGACGAGCCCGTTGGGCAGGAACTCGACGTTCTGCTTCGACCACTGCGCGGGGAGGTACGAGGTGAACTCCCACCGATCGTGGTCGGCGGTGTCGATGTACGAGGTCATCATCGGGACCACCTCGCGCAGGCCCGCGAAGTAGGCGATGGCCTCGGACCGGGCGAGCGTCTTGTACTCGTAGCGGTGCACCGACGTCGTGGTGAACCGCAGCCGGTTGTTGTACGACGCGCGGCCGGAGATCGACGCCGACAGCCCGGCGAGCCCCTGCATGACCTCGGCGGGCAGCTGCAGCATCTGGCCCGGGAACATCCAGTAGTCCTCGGCTCGCACCGGTGTCGCGTCGTTCTTGCCGTCGCCCAGGTTGAGCCCGAACGAGACCGAGTTCGGGATGAACGAGGCGAGCACATCCCACGGGATCGGCAGCTGGGAGACGCCCGGCGCGTACGGCTCGAGCATCGACGTCAGCAGGTGACCGGCCGTCGTCACGAGCGCATTCATCGCCTCGCGCGAGTACGTCGCCGAGCCGGACACCTCGAGATCGAAGTCGCCCCGGATGAGCTTGTCGGCGGTGTGCGGCAGCGCGGAGGTCACGTAGCCCGGACCCGCCTGCACGACGACCTCCTTGCCGGTCGGCATGAGCAGCGCCTTGGCCGCATCGAACACCGAGCCGACGTCGAGCCAGTTGACCGCCTTGCCGTTGACGACCGCGCCGAAGCCGCCGCTGACGACGCCGCCCTCGATGGATGCGGTGCCGCCGACGGAGACGCTGATCGACGCCTCCTGCTCGACGGTGATCGGGAAGACCTGGTACTTGACCTCGATCCCGGTCTCGAAGATCGGGTACGGCTCCGGGGTGAGGTTGGAGAACTCGAGCTTCAGGAACTTCGCCGTAATCGGCTGCGGCAGAACGATAGTCCCCTTCTGCGAGATGTAGTCCCGCCAGATCGGAGTCCAGGTCTTGCCGGTGTAGAACGACGAGTCCATGCCGCCCATGCCGAACTCCTGGGTCGTCCAGTCGACCGAGAAGATGGAGTTGTCCAGGGTGGTCGACGGGATGTTGCCGTTGGCGTCCGGCAGCACCGGGTCCGGCGAGCAGTACGAGATCGGGCTCGACCCGAACCGGGGCGCGTTGTCCCGCCACGACTCCAGCTTGATCACCATCGCGGTGACCAGGCCCTTGAAGTTGCGCAGTCCGGCCTGGCCGTCGAACGAGACGACGGTAGGGATGCCGACGTGCTCGCCCTCGGCGAGGGACAGGTAGTTCCCCTTGGAGTCCCTGACGCTCAGCATGACTCGGCGCTGGCCGTCCTCGTAGACCCAGCCGACGGCGATGCGCAGCTCCTCACCGGCCTTGAACGAGAAGGCGGTGCTGTACGCATCGACCTCGGTGGTGCCGTCGAAGAAGTTGAGCTCGAGCCGACGGAGGCCGACGTTGTACGTCAGGGTCGGCGCGAACACGCCGGTGAGGTACGACGACGGAGTGACGCCCATCAGGACCGGGTTCAGTGCCGGGGCGTCCGGCGCGTCGGCAGCGAAGCTCGGCCGCCACGCGAGACCGATCCAGGCGTCCTGCTCGCGCAGCGGGCCGTGCGAGAAGGGGAACAGGTACTGCGAGGGTGCCGTGCCGTCCTGCAGGCCGACGGTCTGGTCCCACTCGACCTCCTCGGTGACGTCGGGGATGACCGACAGCGACGACACCCGCAGGTCGGTGACCACATCGTCGCTCGAGTAGTACAGGTTGAGGTTCTGGCCGAAGTACAGCGGATCCAGGTACAGGCTGTCCATCATCGACGGCCCGCCGTTCCCGTCGCGCATGTCGATGTACATGCTCACGACGGCCGCCGGGGACGGCATCGGGCCGGACCGCCAGTGCGAGACCGCGTTGTTGTCGATCGCGTAGTTCGGTGCCCAGTCCTTGATGTACTTCGTCACGACGTTGCCGAGCGTGTCCTGCTCGTCCTCGAAGGCCTGCGTGGCCTGGTCGCGCGTGTGCACGTTGCGCTTGATCAGCGTGTTGCGGATGCCGATCGAGTACGGCAGGCCCTGCAGCCCGACGTCGGAGACGCGCTGCACGCGGATCTGGAAGGCCTTGGCCACCACCGGGTAGACGTCCGAGCTGTAGGTGTACCAGGACGCCATGCTGGACGTCGAGACGGTGACCGCCAGCGGCATCCGGTCGCGGTCGAGCAGCTGCCGCCAGTTGTTCTGGCGGTCCTGGTACCACATCTCCACCTTGCTCGACATCCGCGTGATCTCCAGCGAGACATGCGAAATCGACATCGGCAGCTTGAACGTCGTCGTGACGACCTCGATGGTCGGGTCGCCCGACGTGCGCGGCTGCGAGAACCACTCACGCTTCGCGGTGGCCTTCGCCGTCCCGCTCGTCTTCGTGCCCTCCTGCAGCTCCTGAACCAGCTTCGCGAGCTCGAGTGGAATGTGGTAGTCGAGGTAGTACTCTCCGGCCACGGTCACGCTCCCCAGTTGATGAACGACGATGGATCAGCCAGGTTGGCCGAGTTGCTCTTTCGCTTGCCCAGGAGCCAGGACGAGGTGATCGTCGAGTCCTTCGCGGGAGCGTTGTACGCGATGGCCAGATCCGCTGTGTACACCACCTTGGTGTTCGAGGCGACGGTGATCGGCATGCGGTACTGGTTGTCGGTCGCGACGCCACCGGCGGCCGTGACGGCGGCCTGCATCTTCTCGATGTACTCGGACTGCGACGCGTACGCGAACACGTACGGCGACCGGTCCGGGTTGAGCGCCGGTTCGGCCGACGGCGTCAGGCCATACTTGCCGCCCGGGTAGTTGTCCGGCGAGTCTGCGCGCGGGTACGGCGTCCAGTGCGTGAACGTGCCGAGCTGCTTCACCGACTCGTAGTCGGGCTCCCGGGACACCGCGTTGCTGTCGGTGACCGGGTTGCCGTACGTCGGCTGGTAGCTGTCGGAGTAACCGCCGTCGCGGCCGAGCGTGCCGTACGTGACCGAGTCGATCGGGCTGCGCTTTCCGCCGCTGACCAGGTAGTAGTAGCCGTACTCCTGGCTGATGTTGAACGCCGCGTAGGGGGCCACGTTCGGCCCCGGGTTCATCAGCCACTTCTCGGACGGCAGCAGGTCGATCGCCAGCAGTTCCGGCGGCGGGATCTTCGAGATGTCCGGCGTCGGGGTGATGGTCTTCTCGACCTGGAAGTACGTCGAGTCGGCCGACGCCGCGTTGGTCTTCACCGGCGTGCGCACGACGACGCCCTTGGCGTTGATCGTCACGATGGTCTCGACCGGCGCGAGCCGCTTGACCATCTGCCGCAGCAGGTGCATCTCGCCGCCGCTGAGCTCCTGCTTGTGCGGGGAGATGACGACCTCGTTGCGCGCCGGGCGCACGGCGCGGCCGATCTGCTGCACCTGGGTGCCGACCATCGGATTCTCGGACAGCCCGAAGTTGTCGAGCACGCGCCACACCTCGTAGATGTCGCAGCTTGCCGACGTCGCGGCCTCGCAGGCCATTCGCATGCCGTCCGGGGTGCCGCCGAGGCCGCACGCGATGAAGTACCGGCGGATCCGGTCGCGGTACCACGCGTCCTTCACGCGGATCTCGTCCCACTGCTCGGAGGTGAGCATGTCCCGCATGGCATCCCACTCGTACGACTCGTACGGCGAGCGCACGAGGAACGAGATGTTGCCGAAGATGAAGTCCAGGTCCGAGAACGACAGCGAGTTCAGCGCGGAGTCGAGCCGCTGCATGAACGAGTCCTTCTTCAGCGTGGCCGCACCGGCGTCTCCACACAGTGCGTCGACGAGCTTGAAGATGGCCGACGTCGGCTCCGTCGTGAAGACCGTATCGTCGAAATGTCGGAGGCGGTGCGCGGTCGACTTCGGCGGGAAGAGGGGGAGGGTGTCGTTGTCGGTCATCAGAGAGTCGGCTTCCGGTAGACCTTCGCGGACAGGAAGACTGGCAGCTCCGCATCCCCGAGCTTGAAGTCGCCGAGCTGGGAGAGCAGGTAGCCGCTGCCACCATTGGTGCCCCAGGCGTACGTCATCACGCCGAAGTCGCCCGGCGTGGTCGTCGTGGCGGCATCAGCCGACGTCGCGATGCGCACGTTGTCGACGCCGAGCACCTGGTGCACGACGAGCTCGATGTCCGACTTCTGCACCCACGCGCCGAAGCCCAGGCCGCCGAAGAACTGTCGCAGCTGCAGCGTGATCGAGCTGTTGACGGCGGCCGGGTCGTAGCCACGGTTGTACTCGACCGCGAGCACGACCTTGAGAAAGCGGCGCTGCGCCTCGTGGATGAGGACGTTGGTGCAGATCTGCTTCGCCTTGGTCGCAACGGCGTCGAGCACCTCGGGCAGCCGGTTGTAGCTGTAGTTCAACATCATCTGGGTCGGCGGGGACTGGACGGGGCCGTTGCCCGGCGCGCCCGGAGGCACCCACTCGATCCCGAACACCTCGCGCTGCGACCCGCGTGCCTTCGTGGTGCCGCGCACGAGCCAGTAGTGGACGCCGATCTTGTAATTGGCTGCGCCGATGTTGATCTCGGCCGGGAAGTCCACCACGGGGCCGGACCCCAGCCGCATGAAGAAGTTGGTGATCGACGGCCGGTCGCCCGGCGCGACACCGGGGGCCTCACCGCGCTCGAAGTTCGCGTAGTAGTACGGCGACTCGGGCGCGTTGTCGAACTTGATGTTGCTCGTGTAGTTCGCCTCGGTGATCGAGTACGGATCGACGCCGTCGACGAAGATGTCGATCGCGTTCGTCGTCGGGTACGGGTTGCTCGCCGAGTTGTAGTTCGGGTTGTTCCGCGACGACCTGGTGGTGTACTCGAACTCGACATCGATGATCTGCCCGGCCATGCCCGCCGCCGCGAGCGCGCCGCCCGGAAGCACCTTGAGCGTGGGGATGCCTGCGCCCTTGGAGAACTGGTAGTCGACATCCTCCTTGAAGAAGCGCTCGCTGGCGGTGCCGATGTTCTGATACACCGACGACGACTCCGGCCAGGTGTAGGCGATGTCGTAGACGGCCGGAGTGACGTTGGCGGTCGCGTTGGACGCCGGGACGACCATCTGGGTGCGGTAGGTCGTCACCGGACCGAACACCTTGGCCCGGGTGGTGTACTTCGACTGCAGGCACAGCGCGAGGTAGAAGTCCTCGGTGCCCGCGATATTGCGCAGCAGGGTCGCCTTGAACCGGGTGCGCAGCTGCTCGTCGGTCTCGACGTCGGTGCCGCCGGTCAGCGGGACCTGGTTGGTGCCGGACGCCGCGCCGACGGTGGCCGTCATCGAGTCGATCGCCTGCGCCGGGACATTGCCGATGGTGCCGGTGATGGTGCACTGCACCGGGACGCTGGCCGACGTCGCACCGACGGGGATCACCACGCGCTCGGTGCTCGCGAAGTACAGCGGCTTGCCGCTGCCGCCCGCGTCGGACGCGTAGAACTGGGTGCCCAGCGGCACCTGCAGCACCTGGGTAGCGGCCGTCGTCAGGCTGAGCACGACGGTGCCGGTGGCCTGGCGGCCCTGCAGGCGGCCGAAGCCGAAGATGCCGACGAACTGCTCGAGCTCGAGTCCGGCCTTGGAGTTGATGTCGAGCAGCGACCCGTTGATGTACTGCTCGATGTACGCCTCGGAGATGGCCTCGGAGACGGCGTCGACGATCTTGCGCTCGGGCGTGCCGATCTCCATCGACAGCTGCGGCAGCGTGGTCTTGAGCTTGGACCGGATGTCGGCGGAGACGGTATCGGGAGTGCGGGACATGGGGCTGACTCCTACAGGTGGGTGCCGACGTTGATGATGGACTCGTACTGGTCGGCGGTACGGAGTCGCACCGTGGCCATGACGGCGTCGTAGCTCGTGGCGACCCGGACCTCCAGGACCTCGAGCAGGATCTCGGACGGCGAGATGCGTCCCGGCTCCTCCCGCAGTCGGCGGTACTGCAGCGCCTGGTAGTTCTGCAGCACGCGCAGGATCTCCGCGCGCACCTCGGACTCGGTGGTCCGGCCGATGACCGAGCCGATGTACGAGTCGAGGATCGAGCCGTAGTTCCGGTGGAACCGGTCGCTGCCGTAGCGCTCGCGCAGCCAGATCGACAGATCCTGCGCCAGCTTGTCGGTGCCGGACACCACGCGCACGGAGCTGCCGAGCAGCGCCAGATCGCCGTCGGCAATCGCCAGACTGAAACTCACCTCTGCACCTCCCGGTCTCGGTATTTACGTGCGACCTGGGGTGCGTACCGCATCACCAAGCGAGCGCCACTGCCTTCGTGCCGACGAGCATTGCGCTCAGGCGCTGGCCCGACAGGTTGCCCGGACCCGACGGCATCTCGATCTGCAGCAGGTCGGTCCCGGCGAAGGTCACGTCCAGGGTGGTGGTGCGCGCAGCCAGGGTTGGGAGCTGGAGCGAGACAGGGAAGGTCAGCTCGCTGCCGGGCACGATCTGCCCGTTGCGCAGCAGTCGGACCACCGTCGCGGTGCCGGAGGAGGCGATGTCGGGGGTGCCGAAGATGTAGACCAGGGTCGTGGCGTGCATAGCCCCCACCGGGACGCCATCGAGATTGACGCCGGAGCCAAGCCCGATGGTGCGAACGCCCGCGCCGGTGTGCACCAGGCTCGCGCTGTGCGGCACGGTCGCCGACTTCGGGCCGACCCGGCCGGAGTGGCCGCGCCCGTACGTCGCCAGGTTGCCCTGCTCGTCCGCCGTGACGGTGACGGCGTCGTCTCCTGCGATGTCGCCGAGCACCAGCGCGGCGGACGGCACAACGAGCCCCTCGCCGTGGATGAACGTCGGCCCCCTCGAGCCGATGTAGGTGCTGCCCGGGTAGAGCGGAGCATTCATCTTCTCGTCCTGGTAGGGCAGTCGCGACACCAGACGCCACTCGTTCTGTGCGCGCTCGATGAGCCACTGCTCGCCGACGGTAGGGATGATCAGCGTGTTGCCGGACTGGTAGCCCAGCGCGACGTTCAGCTTGCTGTTCCCGCGCGTGCCCACCTCGACGATCATGAGGTCGACGTTGACCGACAAAATCTGCGCCGGAACGTGATTGGACGTCTGCGACGCAGAGTTGGAGTAGCTCGTCATCCCGGCACCTTGACCTCTCCCGTGTATCCGTCATCCCCGCGAGCCCGCTGCTGTCGAATGATCTGCTCGACGGTCATGGCGTCGGCGTCCTGGCGGGCCAGCACGCCACCCCCCGGGTTGGACGGCGACGAGATCACCGCGTTGGTGGTGAATCCGGTTGCGTAGTCGAAGTTGTGCGTGACCTCGGAGACGTACACCTGGAGGGCGTGGCCGACGAGGTTGATCCGCATGCCAGGGAAGAGCTCGGGCATGAAGGTCAGCTGGATCTGGGTGTTGTACTGCTCGGCCCACTTCTGCATGAACAGCTGCACCGCGAGCATGAGCTCCATCTCCTGTCCATACACGTTTGAGTACGCCTGCGAGTGCGGACGCATGCCGTAGACACCGAGGAGGTCCTTGGCCGACATGTTGTCGGACAGTCCCGGCGAGTACGCGATCATGCGCTTGTACAGCCACTCCGTGTCGACCGTGGCCAGACCGGCAGACTTCATCCACCCGGCGTAATCGATCGGCTGATTGACGTTGGTCATCGAGCCCGCGACGAAGACGTGGGTGGCCAGCTGGTCGTCCGAGAAGTTGATCCGGACGTCCTGCATCTCGATGTCCTCGAGGTTAAGGACGGCCTGGGAGTTGTTGATGCCGAAGTAGTCCGGGTACCACGCGAGGAAGTCGCCGTTCGGCGCGGAGCTGAAGTGCCGCATCCCGGCCGTCGTGATCGACTGGACGATCTGCATCAGCGGCTCGTTCGCCATCAGGGAAACTTCGCCAGTGAGCGTGTTCACCATATCGTTGATGAACGCCTCCGGCCTGAAGATCCACGTGAAGAGGTTCTTTGCCAGCCGGTTGCCGTTGTTCGCCGCCGTGCCCGTCCCGCCGTTCGGGTTCGAGGGCATCGCGTCCGGGTCGTAGCCGCCGTTGTCGGCGTAGTGGAAGATGCCGTACGACTGCTCCAGGTTCCACCAAATCGGCTGGATCTTGACGTTCTGGCCCTCGGTCGGGGCATGCAGGAACATGTTGTCGCCCATGTAGATTCCGGTGTGGCCCGAGTGCTCCTGGATGAGGTCTCCGCGCTGCATCTGGGACACCGAGATCCGGCGTCCGGTCTGCGCCTGGTCGTACGTCGTGCGGCCGATCTCGATACCGCAGCCGACACGGTAGGCGTCCTGCGTGAGGCTCGAGCAGTCCCAGCTGCTCGGCCCGTTCGCGCCCCAGACGTAGGGGTCGCCGATGTGGGTCATCGCGCGCTGCACCGCCGCCTCGGAGTCCGGGTTCGGCTTGACGCCGCCACTGGTCTTCGGCTTATCCGGCGACTGCGGTGTGGGATTCAGCGGCGTCACCGGACCCGGGAGCGGGTTCTTCACGCCGGATCCGGGCACACTGGTGCCCGGGTTGCCCGCCGGGACCTGGACCGGCGGGGCCGCCGCCGCTGCGCGCGCCCGATCCAGGAAATCGGTGTACGTCCCGTGGTACGAGTAGGTCGACCACGGCTGCCAGTTCGTGCCGTTGTTCGAGATCATCATCATCAGCTTGGTGCTGACGGCGGGGTCGAGCCGGTCCTGGCCGGGCAGCTTGGCGTCGTGCAGCGGCGTGTTGATCTGCCAGAGGCCCTTGTCGATCGTGCCGTTGTCGTTCGGCGGGCTGACGGCCTTCGGGTTGCCGCCGGACTCGGCGAGGCAGATCGCCGTCGCGATGATCGCGTTCTCGCCGGTGATACCGGCCTGCGTCACGATCGCGTAGATCTCCTGGTCCGTATAGGACCCGGCGGCCGGAGCACCGATCTCGCCCACGTTGCCGCCACTGACGGCGTCGTCGTAGCCGAACAGGCGCTTGAGTTCGGTGAGGTTGGGGTCGGCCCCGGAGTTCTTCACGCCCTCGGCGACGAAATCGGCGAAGCCAGCAGGGATCTCGCCGATCTTGATCTGCTTCGGGTCGAAGTTACCGACCTTCTCCAGGATCGCGCGCAGCATGCCGCCCAGGCCGGTGTCGAGGGCGGGCGTGCCGTCTGCGTTGGTTTGGTAGAGCGACTGGTTCATCAGGTCGTACGACGCGGGGCGGCCCGGGTTCCAGTACGTGTGTAGCAGGCGCTTCAGGGTGCACGAGGCCCGGAAGTCGACGGTGCCCGGGTACATCTGCAGGAGCGGCACCGAGTCGAGGTAGCCGCTGAACACCTGGATCCAGTGGAACCGCTTCATGTACACGCTGATTCGGTCCATGCGCGAGAAGCGGATGCCGTTCGGGTTGTCCCGTGAGGTGTAGCGCAGATCCCGGTTGGCCAGCGTGAACACCATCGTCGAGACGGCGTTCGACTTGCGCATGAGCGTGCCGCGCACCAGGTCCTTGCTCACGTCATACTCGACCCCGTTGTGCGCGATCGTGATCCGCACCTGGGGGCTGTAGACCAGGGTCTTGAACGACATCGTCGCCTCTCGTTACTTCGTGGTCCAGTCGCCCTGCGGCTTCCAGCCGCCGGACGGGTTTCCGGTCGGCTCCTTCCACCCCGGTGGGGTCGGGAGCTTCGGCGGCGGGTTGTACGACGGCCCGTTCGGCTGAGCGGGCGGCACGAACCCGGACGTGTCGTCCTTGGGCTTCCCGTTGCCGAACAGCGAGTCCTTGATCAGGGTGCCGACGATGTTCTCGTACGGCGAGCCGCTGGACGAGGTGAAGGTCCGCTCAGAGATCAGCGAGTCCACCAGCTGCACGCGGACGTTCATCGTGGCGGCCTGGATGAACCGCTCGCCACCGGCCTGCACCGTCATCGGGATCCCGGTCCAGTTCTCGATGTTGCGTACCGGCCACCACATTGTCATGAGCGGAGCCGACTCCCCGAGTGCCCCCACCTGCGTGCGCCGGATGAAGTCCTGGATGTCGTGCATCTCCTGGACGCTCGACGTCTGCAGCTGCAGCTCGAGCATCTGCTGCGAGGCCTTGATCGGGTAGTGCGACTCGAGGTCACGCAGCTGCGCCGACATGATGGTGCCGGTGAGCGGCGAGGTGAACTGGGTGACCTTCCAGTCCATCTTCCCGCCAGCGGGAGAGCTCACCCTCAGCAGCTCGACCATCAGAGCCCCTGCGGCGGCCGGATCGGCAGCATCTCGTCGGGGGTCGCGTAGAATAGCCCGATCTTGCTATTCCAGTGCAGCCCACCAAGATCGGCCTCGGACTGGTATCCGGTATCGACCGGACGCGAGACAGGGGTGTTGGACGCGTACTGTGCCATTACTTCAGTCCTCCCGTGAGTAGCTCGCCGATTCCGCCGGTTCCCGTATTGATTGGGCCTGCGCCGAGATTGTTGAGGATGTTCGGGTCCGTCGGCTTGTCGGCGGGCTGGGTGCCGCCCTCGTTCTTGGTGGCGTCACCGCCGTTGTAGTTGTAGCCGTTCCGCTCGAAGCCGATGCCCTCCTTGAGACGGGCGAGCTCGGCCGACATCGACGACGAGGTCACGAGCCCGCTGATATCCTCCTGCACCTTGAACGTCATGGTGAACTCGCGCGCCACGGCGTCCCAGGCGTCCTTGAACGGCATGGCGGTCGCGTAGCAGCCGAGCTTGTATCCCCGTGGCGCGTAGCTGAATACAGCCGGTGCCCCGCCGCGCTGGTTGACCAGCAGGTCCCGGAACTGGGTGGCGACCTCCATCATGTACGGCCAGCCACCCATGCCGCAGTCGGCCGTGACTGTGAGATTCTCGACCTTCACCGAGAGGATCTGGATCACGCGGCCGCCGTACGTCTCGTCGACCTTGGTGTTGACCGTGTACGTCCACCGGATCGAGTTCGGGTCCGTGCGGAACCGGAACACCTTATCTCCGTGGGTGATCGATGCGATTCCCATCAGCCACCTCCGGGCGGGGTCGTGCCCTGCGGGCCGGGGTTGTTCAGCGACGTGTTGCCGACGCCGCTGTTGACGTTGTCCTGGTGCGGCGTGGTGACCTTCTGCGCAGAGAACCAGCGCTTCATCTCCGGCGTCATGTCGATCTGGACGGCGACATCGCCCGCCAGACCGTTGTTCTCGCCGTTGGTTCCGCTGGCTCGGCTTCCCAGGCCGTTGGCGTAGGCCGACTCGTAGGTCTGGAATCCACCGTCGCGACTCGCCGAGATCTTGTACTTGCCGCTGACGATGTTGTCCACCTGCTCCTTGTTCGAGCGGTGCAGCGTGTCGAGGTTGCCCTTGTCGTCCTGGACCCAGATCTTGTTGTCGCCGCCGAGCTGCCGGGTCCACTGGTCCAGCCAGTCGGTGGTGTACTGGCCGTCGAAGTCGTTGTCCCAGTCGCCCTTCGTCTTGTTGGCTGCGACCTTCAGGCCCTCCCAGTTGTCGCCCTTGTGGAACGGATTGAACTTGCTGAAGACACCGCCGATCGCGGCTCCAGCGACGCCGAGGCCGTTCACAACTCCGTTCACGACGCCGTTCGCGCCGTTGAGGCTGATCGGGCCGAGACCAGCCCGCCGGACGGCCTTCCAGCCGCCACCGCTGAGCTGGTCGCGGATAGTGCCGTTCGACTCACGGTTCGCCTGAGCCTGCGTGCCGACGAACTGCGAGTAGCTGCCGCCGTTCTCCATCATCTGGCGGGCGATCTTCTCGGCCGCCCCCTGATCGACGTTGACGCCCATCGACTGGAGGTTCCGCCAGAAGTAGAAGGCGTCCTCGGACATCTTCTCGGGGTCACGGAAGCGGCCGGAGCTGTACGTCTGGTCGAACGCCTTCTGGTAGCCCGAGCCCCAGAGCGAAGCCATGCGCTCGCCGGTCATGCTGGGGTCGTCCGACATCGCGGAGAACACCGCACCGGCCGGGAGCCCCTGGTAGCGCTCGCCGCCCGGGCTCTGCTGGAGCTCGTGCAGCGCGAGCGCCTGGACTGCAGGACTATTGACGGACGCCGACATCGAGCCGACCAGCGCCTCGTTGAGCGCCTTGTCCTTGATGCCGAGCGAGCTGACGACGGATCCGACCTCGCCGACGACGTTGCCGCTCGCGCCCATGCCGACGAGCGAGTTGGCCACCTGGCCGTAGTTCCGCGCCAGCTGCTGGGTGGTGACCATACTGCCGTCCTGGCCCGCGATCTCCTTGAGTCCGTACAGCTGGTTGCTCAGCGACTCGATCGACTGGCCGCCGCGCTGCACGTTCGTGCGCATCAGCTCCATGCTCTCGTTGACGCCGACCGACATGTCCTTGAGGTTGTCGGTCATGAACTTCGTGACCGTGTCGAACGTCTTGCCGCCGGAGTAGCCGGACGACATCGCGCCCATGATCACCTGGCGGGACTGCTCGGTCGACAGGAACGGCGACATGGCCATGAAGCGGACCTGCATCTCGTGCTCGACGCCGCCGCTGATGCCCTGGTCGTACATGTTGCCGACGTTCTTCAGGCTCTGGACCACCTGGCCGCCGCGCTGGACGAGACCGTAGGCGGCGACGCCCGCGCCGAGTGCTGCCGCGCCGACGGCGATCGGAGCGATAGCCGCTCCGGCCGCTCCTGCGGCTCCACCGGCACCAGCTGCCCCGGCACCGGCCCCAAGGCCACGCCCGAGCAGTCCGGCCGTCTGCATCATTCCGAGGCGGCCCACGGCGCGCGTGGCACCCCGCATCACGCTGCCCTGTCCGCCCGCGCCCATCTCGCCGAGCACGTCGTTGGCCAGGCCGACGCCGTGGTTGGCGTACATGCTCGCTCGCGCCATCCTGGCGGCCCGAGATCCACGCGGAGGCATGATGTCGTCGGGGTCGAGAACCTCGTCGTCGGACGGCTGCGGTGGGGCCGCGACGTCACTGTCGCGCGCGGCGTCGTCCGCCTGTCCGCGCTGTGCCCGCATGTTCGCGACCATCGACGGGTTCATCATCGCGATGACGGCGGCAACGTGCGCGGCCGTGGCGGCGACCGAGCCCGGGTTCGTTGCTCCTGCAGCCGGGTTCGTCACGGCGGCCGCGCCGCCGATCCCCATCCCGATGCCGCCGATGCCGAACGGGTTGACGAGGGTCGGCGCGGCCATGCCGCCGTTGCCGTAGCCGTAGGCCGCGCCGCCACCGCCGTACTGGCCTGGCAGGATCAGGCCGCCGGGGCTCATGCCGCCGACGCCGCTGAGTCCGCCAGCCGTCGGCACTATGCCGCCAGCGCGCGCGATCCGTTCGGCGTGTTCCGCCGTCCGCGCGAGCGACATCTCATACTCGTGCTGAGCCGAGTTCACCGACTGCTGGATCTGGGGGAGCTCACGCAGGTACGCGACGTAGTCGCCCTGCGCGCGCGCGACGGCCTGGAGGTTCGTGGCTAGCTTCTCGGACTCGAGGCTCAGCCGCGAGAACGCGTCCGCCGACCCGCTGGGCAGGTCGACGGCGACGCGGGCGACGACGGTGTCTTCCGAGTAGTTGAACTGGCCGCCAGGCGGAGTCGTCATTGCCAAGGTCCCCAATCATCCTTCGGGACTTCGTTCGCCCCGATCTCACGCTTCTCCTGCAGCGACTGGAACCACCGGTCGAACTCGCCGAGCTCGTCCGCAGTGATGTGCTCCTCGTCGGGCAGCAGGCCGTCCGTGGCCCCGTCCTCGAGGTACATCTCCGCAAACCGCTGCGGCGCAATGGAAAGCGTCAGCTGGCGGATGTTGCGGTCCGCGAGCTCCCGCTCCTCCCGGTGCATCGTCACGATGTAGTACGTGAGCGCCCAACGCTGGAAGACGTTGCGCGCCGGGCCGCGCAGGTGTCCACTCTCGTAGGCCAGACGGACCTCCAGGTCCATGGAGGCGTCCAGCCTTACAGTTTTCCCAGCTTGTGGGCCATCTCCGCGTACTGCTGCTCCATGTCGATCACGCGCTGGTAGAGCATCGAGATGGACAGCGGATACATCTTCCGGGCCTTCTCGACCCTGCGCGCGAAGAGCTCGTCGGGGGTCTCCGGGACCAGCGCGGCCAGCGTGAAGGGCTCGCCGTCGATCTCCCGGATGGCCGCCGCGACGACGCCGGTCTGGAAGGCGCGGACATACCCCTCAGAGTCCCGGAACTCCTTGGTGAACAAGGCGATCCGCAGCTCATCGTCGACCGACGGGGTCGCGAGCAGCACGTCGTGCCCGAGCACCGTGTGGTGCTTGACCGACGCGCCGACGGTGAGCAGCGAAGAGAAGGTGCGGACCTCCTCCGGCGTGAACTCGACGGCGGGCTGCTCCTCGGCCTCCGGCTCGGTGGGCACCGGGGCCGGGTCCACCGGAATACCGGCGGCCGGAGGTGCATCCGGGCTCGGAAGGTCGAAGATGCCCTCGTCCTCGCTGTTGGGGTATGTCACTGCGGCTCCTTGAACTGGTGGTTAGCTGAACGTGCCGACGGAAGGCCCGGAACTGCCGAGCTTCTCGATCTCGGTGGCGACGTCCGTGCACGGCGTGCACAGGTACGAGCCGAGGCCCGCGTGCAGCCGTAGCGGAGAGACGTCACCGCACGCGGCGCAGATCTTGGCCGACGCCTCGCGATGATTGTCGAGGTAGTACTCGGACTGCCTTGTGATGCCCTGCATTTCGCCCCCTAGACCAGGTTCATGCTTGTGTACTGGAGCGTGATCGTCTTCGGCAGCGTCATGGTGCCGATGTTGATCTGCTCGCCCTGATCGATGTCGACGATCTTGCAGCCCCGGTACGCGTACGTGCGGAACTGACCGATGGTGCCCGGGACCTTGATGATCTTGCGGCAGGTGATCTCGTCCATCTCGACCTGGCGACGCAGCACCTCGAGGAGGTTGTTCGTGCCCTCCAGGCCCGGGAGGCCGGACCAGACCGGCGTGTTCCAGAGCTCGTAGAAGGTCATCTTGAGCGTGCCGGGGCCGACGGCCTGGGCGGTGACGATCTCGAGCGGCTCCGGGGCGTCGATGGGCTGGACTGCCTGCGCCTGCGCAACGGGCTGCGGCGGGGTGTCCTGGAGCGTCTGCAGGTATGCGAGACGCGTGTCGCGCCAGCTCATGACGGTGTACCCGGAACCACCAATGCGGACCTTGGACTCAGACATGGCTGTCACCTCCTTGAGGTAGTGGGGTCATCCCCCGTGGGTGGACGGGCGAGATGGCCCTACGGAGTGGCGGAGTCGTCGGTGTCGGCGACCGTGCCGGACTCGACGGAGATCGAGTAGCTCACCGAGAGGTAGTTGAGCGGCATCGACGGACGCCAGTCGAACGCGACCTCGACGACGTCGGGCTGCGCAACCTTCTGGCGGACCTTGAGATTGCCGAAGCCGTAGATCGTCTGGTCGTCGATCAGCGAGCGCAGCGCAGTGTCGACCGACGCCTTGATGTTGACCAGCGTCAGGTCGTTGATCACGCCGCCGATCAGGCCGTCGACACCGAGGTAGTCGCGGACCCGGTAGACCATGGAGTCCTGCTGGCCGGTGATCGACCACTCACGCGACTGCGTGGTGGACGGGGCCGTGGTGACGCCGTGGCGGATCTGGATCGCGCCGCGCTGGTTGAGCTCGACGACCATCAGGCCGGACTGCGTCTCGAGGTTCTTCTGCGGGGTCGTGACCTTCTCCGCGACACCCGAGAAGCCGGTGACCACCTTGCGCGTCAGCGGGACCGCCGCGAGCTGGGTCATCGCCAGGCCAGCGATGGCCGACGCCATGTACTGGCCGCCGAGGATGATCGACTTGCCGGACTCCGGAATCACGTAGTTGAACGTGGCCGGGGAGACTAGCGCGACGCGGGAGCTGTTGAGCACCTTGGCGTCGTCCATGCGCTGCGACGAGGCGACTGCAGTGACCGTGCCGTCCTCACCGAGGATCGCGCGGCGCTCGGCCTGCCCGAGCGACTGCGACTTGACGTTCGCGGCGACGACGGACTGCAGCGACTGCATGCCGTTGGCGGGCACCACGATCGAGACGTCGTGCTCCTCGTTCAGCTTGTTCAGCGCGGCCGTGTAGTCGGCCAGCGTCGGCGACAGCGGGTTGGCCGGGTTCACCGCGACCGCGACGACGCGCTGTGCGCCGTTGAGGAAGGCGAATCGGCACGCGAGGGTCAGTTCGGAGGTGACGTTGCCCAGCGGGTCGAACGGAGCGCCGTAGGTCGCCTGCACGTCCGAGTAGTCGAAGTACGTGCGCGGGGTGAAGTACGACGGGTCGGTGTACTGGTACTGCACCGTGACCGTGCTGCCGACCGTCATCGTCCCGCCGGGCACGCGCTCGATCGTGTACGTCGAGCTCGAGCTCGCAGTGCCCGGGCTCGTCTGCTTGACCGTGTAGTCGACGACCGGCGCGTAGTTGTTGCCGGTGTACGGGTTCGACACCTTGACCGTCGACGCGGTGACGCCGGTATGGCGCAGCGACGCGTTCAGGCCGCCCGTGTTCTCGTCGGCGTCCGGCACGATGACCAGAGACTCGGTGGCGGACTCAAAGCCCTGGCCGAGGCCGAAGATGCCGACGGCGGTCGGGGTTGCGGCCTGGACCGGGACCTGCGGACCCGGGACAGCCTCGGTGTATACCCCTGGTGGCTGATACCGAGTGAAGTCGATCCCGCTCATGTGTCCTCCGTAGTCCGAGTTCGGCGGTTGGTCTGCCACTTAATGCAGCTGCGAACTCGTTTGGGATGGTCAGACCCAGGTGCCCGGTGGGATGGTCATCTCGCCGCTGAGATCGGCGGTGGAGGTCACACCGATGGCCCGCAGGACGACCTGCTCGCCCTCGGGGGTGTGGACCGACTCGAACTGGCCGTGCATCGAGAATCGGTAGTTGTCCTCGTACGCGAGCTGGTCGGGGTTCCAGGGCACGCCGATGGTCGTCGACTGGCCGCCGGAGGTGATCTTGTCCGAGTTGATGGTCATCGAGACGGTCGGGTTCTCGGCGAGCGCGCGGTACAGCGAGCTGCCCGGCGTGGCCCGGGAGAAGGCGATGTAGGTGACCAGGGCATCGGCGATCCGGTCCCGCTCGATCGACTTGAGCGCGATGACAGACAGCGTCACCTCGCCCTCGAACATCCACTGCTGCACGACCTCCCCGTCAGCGGTCGCCCACTGATGCGCGATACCGGCGTTCTGGAGGTCGCGCAGAGACAGCTGGACCCAGACGGCCGGGTACGACGTCTCCTTCTCCGGGTACTCGAGGTCGACGTGCACCTCGCGGTTGTCCTCGAGCGACAGGGAGGTGCCGGTGACGGCGACGCGCATCGCCGCGACGACGGCACGCTTGATCGTCTCGACGATGCCGCCCGGGGACCGGGGGAGCTGCTCGTTGACCGGCGGCATGTCCGGCGGGCTGTACGTCGGCTCAGTGACCCAGAAGTCGGGCTCGTCCGATGAGCCGATGCCGCCGTACGACGGGTCGTATCCCGAGCTGTATCCGCTCACTGGAGCCTCCTGAAGATGCTGTTGATCTCGGCGCGGATCTGCGGCTTCGCCGAGTGGATGGCCCCCGTGATGGCGAACTCGAGGAACCGCTGCGGGCGCAGGCCCGGGTGCCGCCACTTCTGGTCGCGCCACTTGCGGATGCCGCCCGGCAGGTGCACATAGCCCGGCTTGCCGACATCCTTGACGGTGAGGAAGTTGCCGTCGATGTTGATCACGCGGCCCTCGAGCGCGGTCATCAGGTAGGGCCTGGTGCCGCGCGACTGGTACATCATGTACCGCACCCCGACGCGCAGGCCGACGCCGCCCTCGACGCCCGCCGCGTGGACGTCGTTGGCTGAGCGCCACCCCCGATACCGGAGGTTCGCCTGCACGCTGCGCATGGCGTCGTCCGAGATCTGCCGAGTCAGGCGCTCGGGGAGCGGGATTCGGGTCATCGCACCAGGCCGTCCAGGCGCGGAAAGAGCTTGCCGAGCGCCGGGTACCGGTAGATCGGGTGGGTGTCCTGCAGGCGCGTCAGGTTGGCGCGCTGGCCGACGGCGTCGCGCCGCGTCTGGCCGTACACGCCGCCGGTGCGCAGCGAGGTCAGGTCGACCTTGTCGACGATGTAGATCCCTTCGAGATCGAGCGCGCGGCCGCTGCGGTCCCAGTCGAGCACGCGGATGATGTAGTCGTGCTCCATCAGCTCCGGGGAGGCCTCGGTCTGCAGGCCGCGCTGGTCCGGGGTCCACACGCCCTGCTTGTCGTGATCTTCAATGCCCTGCTGGTCGGTGAACAGGCCCCAGACGCGCGCCGCCGTCTTCACGCCGCCCTGGATCGTCGTCCCGTAGCAGTCCGGGCAGTCGTAGGTCTCCGACGACTGGTAGATGTCGTCGAAGCACGTGCAGCGCGGGAAGCGGTCCGCATCGGCCACGACGTGGTACATCGCGAGCGCGATGCACTGCTCGCCGTGGCTCTGCAGGGACTCCTTGACGTTCCGCCGCAGCATCTGGACGGCGTAGTCCTCCCGGAGATCGATGCGCGCCATCAGCCGATCCCGGGGTAGGCGACGGCGTAGGCCGCCGGGTACATGCGCCACGAGCGCTCGAGCGAGGTCTGCATGCCGGGTCGGTACAGCGAGCGTCCGCCGCCGCCGAACATGCCGCCAGCGACGAGCAGAGCGCCCTTGCCGAGGCTCATCAGGCTGCGCTTGGCCGTCGTGACCATGTCCTTGTAGTCCTGCTCCTCGTCCTTGAGCACCGCGCGCCAGCGATCCGCGTAGTCCCGGCGCTGGGTGAAGGTGACGTTCATGCCGGTGAAGTCCGGCGTCTCGGTGTACGACCGGATCAGGTGCCGCAGCGTCTCGAGGTAGGTGCCCTGCACGAGCACGCCGTACAGGTGCGACGGCATGCCGGTGCCGAGCGCCCCGAGGTTGTAGTTCGTCGCGGGCTGCGCGGTGAAGTTGAACTTCTGGATCGCAGTGAGCATCAGCTGCGCGATGCGCTCGCTGGTGAAGTGCGTCTGGAAGGCCTCGGTCAGGTGCGGGCCGCCCTCGGTCGAGTCGAACAGGTCACCGAACATCCAGGCGACCTGAGCGACGGCGAACCGCTCCATGTCCGACAGCGACTGGTACAGCGGCATGTGCTCGAGGATCAGCAGACTCTCGTGCTGCACGAACTGCACGCCGTCGATCTGGTATCGCCACTCCGCCGACATCTGGCCCTGCCGGGCAGTGCGCGACGGGTCGAGCCGGTACGACCAGGTGCCCTGCTCCTCGCGGGTGATCTCGTCGGCGGCCGCGACAAGCATGATCGGGCCGCGAGGATCCGGCTCGTCCTCGATCCCGGGCATCTGGTCGGCCGCCAGGAACCGGAGGGTGAGCTCGAGCGTGTCCTCGTCGGGGTCCACCGGCTGCGCGGGCTGACCCGGGACCTCGTGCGGCACATACAGGCTCAGGCCGACGTCGGCGGCCGAGAACTGCGACAGCTGGCGGCGCACCAGGGCCGACTGCAGCAGCTTCGGGCTGTAGGTGGTGGCTCCCACCGGGTTGATCGTCATGCGGGACTCCTATGGCCGGACGTACTGGATCGTGACGCGGCAGCCCTGCGCGTTGTCGCTCGAGCTGTTCTGGGCGAGGAAGGCGTTCTGGCCGAACCAGACGTTGATCCGGTCGCCCGCATTGGCCCGGACCTCGCCGCTGTACTGGAAGTTCTGGATGTGACCGGCCATCGCCGAGATCGACTTCCACACGTCCTGCGGGTCGGCCGGGCGCATCAGCCCATTGACCCGGATGCCGATGCCGATCGCGCTGGCGACGCCGAGCACCGGGAAGCCGTAGACGGCGTCGACCCGGTATATCCCGGACTCGGTCACGTTGAAGTTCGTCTTCGAGTCCGTCGGGTTGAAGTTGCCGCAGGCGTCCTCGATCTCGGTGTGCCACTCGACGATGCTGCCGTTGGGCGGGATGCTCTGCGCGCGCGTCTGCCGGGCCTTGACGTACGGGACGAGCCCGTCGGTCGTCAGCCGCCACTTCGGCTCGGTGTCCGGCGGGATCCGCATCCACGTGCGTACCTGGTTGGTGTCGGTCTCGAAGATCTTCATCCCGAGGATCGGAGCCACCGGTCGGGTCGTCGAGGTGCAGATCAGGTACGGCGCGCCGATGATGTCGCCCGAGTTGTAGTTGTGCTTGTGGTTGCCCGGGGCCGCCTGGGTCGAGCCGGGGCCGAGCGTGTGGTGGATGCCGCCGACAGTGTCGGTGTCGGCGTTCTCGTGCGTGTTGGCCTGCTTCAGCTTCGGCGTGGGGCGCGGGCCTTCGCCGGAGTGGTCGTGGCCCTTGACGGCCGCATTCTCCTGCAGCTTGACGATCGCGTCACCGTGATCTCGGTGGCTCTCCGTGTGGTTGCGCGACGAGTCGCCCGGCGACGACAGCGGCGTGCCCGACGAGTTGGTCGGCACGTTGAAGGTGTCGTTCGCACCTGGATAGAGGGAAGGCACCGGGTCTCCTCACGGTCTGTGGCGGAAGCAGAAGGGGCCGGTAGGCCGGATTCCGACCTGCCGACCCCTCTGCCACTTGAAGGCGATCTGCGGGCTACTTGGCAGCCTCGTCGCCCTTCGCGTCGGCCTTGGTGGCCGCGCTGCGGGTGCTGCGCGCCTTGGCGGCAGCGGCCTTCTTGGCCTCGGCCTCGTCGGCAGCCTTGGCGGCAGCAGCGTCAGCGGCGGCCTTCTCTGCCTCGGCGGCCTTAGCGGCGTCGTCGGCGGACTTCTCCGACTCGGCCTGATCCTTTTCCGCGTCGGCGGCCGCGCGCTTCTCGGCCTCGGCGGTGGCCTTCTCCTCGGCCCGCTTGGTCTCGGCGTCGAGCAGCGCCTCGGCCTCGGCGGCGCGGTCGGCCTCCTCTGCAGCCACCCGAGCGGCCTCGGCCTCACGGGCCTGGGTCTCGGCGGCGGCGCGCTCTGCCGACTCGACGCGGGAGGTCAGCTCGAGAGCCTTCTCCTCGTCGGTGTCGTACCGGTCGTCGAACGCGATGACGGCGTTCTCGTGCGGGTTGCCGTAGGCGGTGGCCTGGGCGACCATCACACCGGCGTCCTCGCCCGGGCGGAACTGCCGGGTCTGGTAGAGCAGGCGGTTGATCTGGTCGGGGGTGGGGACAGCCATCGTTAGCCTCCGTTGATCTTGGTGAAGGTGAACTCGGTCGAGCTCACCTGAGTCGCGATCCACTCATGGGCGCGGTCCTGGAAGCGCTCCGCCAGCGGCGGGATGCCGCTCTTGGCGTCACGGATCGACTGGTAGACAGCCTCGCCGGACTCCAGGCACTTCTTCACGATCAGGTCCTTGCTGGCCGAGTTCTCCTCGGTGCTCTCGATGATCTCGGAGGTGCGCTTGGCCTCGGCCTCGTTCTGGCCGAGGACGAGGTTGGTGATCTCGTCCTCCATCGCGGGATCCGTGGTCACGGTGACCAGGCCCTTGAGCCAGACCTTCTGGAAGCCGAGGGCGGTCGCGACCTCCTTCGGGAGGACGCTGATCGAGCCCGGATGCCCCTTGGGCTCGAGCTGAAAGTCGAGGGTGCCGACGGTGCAGGTGATGATCGTCGGGCCGTTGTTCTGCGCGAACAGGGTGTCCTGCGTGGTGCGCAGCTGCGAGATCGTCAGCTTCTCCGGCTTGACGACAGTGGCTGCGCGACTCTTCGCGGCGGGCTTGCTCATGGTGTGCTCCCGAACTGTGGGTGGAGGTTCACTACAGGTCTTGAGATCGACCCGACCCTGGGTTCGACACCACGAGACGCGAAAACGCCCCCGCTGTGTTCAGCGAGGGCGTTCTCTGGTGGTGGAGGGGCTACACCTTGAGCGGCGCGTTGTCCTCCAGGCTGATCTGGGTCACCACGGTGCCCAGGACGTGCTGGGCCTTGGCGTAGGCCTCGGCGAGCACGATCTTGTTGCCGCGCGCCAGCTTGGCCGGGCGCTTGCGGAACCACAGCAGGCGCTGTCCGTCCTCGGTCTCGAGCGTGATGAGCTTGCTCGGCTCGCCGAACTTCGGGTTCGCCGGTTCCACCGAGACGACGGTGACGGGCAGGTCGTGGATCTTCGTGCCGGGGGTGATGTTGGTGCTCATGGTGCTCCTCCTGGAGTTGTTGGGTTGTGGTGGGGATCAGGGGGCGGCCCCGGGGTGTCCGGGGCCGCCGGGGCCGTCAGGAGACGACGCAGCGGGTGAGAACCGTCTGGTGCAGGCTCTCGCCGTAGATCTCGTGCTTCTTCACGGTGCCGGTGATGGTGACCTCCTTGCCCGCATCGAACTCTTCGCCACGGTCGCCGGTGGCGAACCAGACGAGGCAGTGTCCATCTTCGCTGCGGAAGGTCACGATCGTCTTGTAGTCGTAGAGGCCCTCGATGATGCGGACCCGGGCAACGGTGGCCTTGATGCCGCGCAGGCGCTCCTTCTCCTTGCCGACGAAGCTCTCGGCGAAGGCGCGGTTCTCGCGCTTCTGCTCGGTGGCGCGGAACCAGCAGGAGACGACCGAGACCAGCAGGCCGATCGAGCGGCCGGAGATCACGGTGGAGCGGGTGACGGCGCGCAGGTTCTCGCCGTACTCGCCGCCGACGCTCTCGGCCGAGGCCAGGATCTCCGCGATCAGCGACTCGTCGAGGACCGAGGCGGCCCGCAGGGCGGCAGCGGCCTCGTCACGCGCCCGCTGGGTGCGGCCCGGGAACAGGACGTTGTGGACGTCGTTGGTGGTCGAGCGCTTCTCGAAGTCGCGGGCCGCGCTCTGGGAGACGAAGCCCTTGCCGCCCTCGGAGACGACGTAGGCGATGCGGACCAGCTTGTCGACCGAGAAGCTGCGGGCCTCGCGGGGGCCGCCCTCGCCGCGCGGGCGGACGTCCTCGGCGAGCTCGGCGAGGGTCTCGGCGTCGTACCAGTCCAGGACCCACACGTCGCCGAGGGTGATGCCGGTGTATCGCTGCAGGCAGTCCGAGCCGACCTGGGCGATCTCGCCGGTGACGGCGTTCGCGACGACGTACGAGCGGGTGCGGCGGCGGGCGACACCGCAGGCGGCGCAGTCGTGGACGTCCGGGCGGGTCCAGCCCGCGATGACCTCGTCCTTGCCCTCGCGGATGCGCAGGACCGTGCCGCCCTCCTCGATGACGATCGCGGCGATGAGCTCCCAGTCGGCGAACTTCAGGGCCGGGACCGCGAGGGAGTACTCGAAGTAGACGTCGACCTCGCCGTTCTCGTGCTCCTTGTGGACCTCGTTGGTGATGTCGAGGACGAAGCGATCGACGATGCCGCAACGCTCGGCGCGACGGTTGGCCTTCTCGACACGGAGCTCGAGCTCGGGGAGGTTGGAGGAGTGGACGCGGGGGGCGGTGTTCTCGGTCATCGTTGCTCCTTGAGCGGTTGGTTGCTGGCTTGCTGTGTCTAGCTTACTCGACACCTATTGGTGAGCGCAAGTCGGCTACAGTCCGATCGGCTGCACGGCCCCCGCCGCCTCCTGCTCGGCCCACCGTCGCTCGGTGAACAGGATGTGGTCGGCCGCCATCTTCTGCGCGTACGCCACGAGGTGGTCGGCCTTGTCAGGGCAGGTGTCGGGATCGTGCCCGCCGAGGCTGGCGCACGCGACGCGCTGCGCCCGGGGCAGATGGGCGTCGGGGATCTCGATGGTGAGCTGCATGACTTCTCCTCTACGGGAACGTGGCGATGATGATTTCGTCGGTGCCGCTCTTGGCGACGACCTCGAGCTTCCCGCCCCCGTTCGTGCGGGTGAAGAAGGTGGCCGCCATCGGGCCGTCCGGGCCGACCTGCAGCTTGTTCGGGGCAACCACGGTCGTGGAGGACCTTCCCAGCATGAGCTGATTTTCCCCCGTGGTGGTCGCACCGACCCCGATCGCGGTGGAGTATTGATGGAAAGCCTTCGCGGAGTCCCCGAGGGCCGTGGTCTGATTCGAGCTTGCGCTGGCCTGGTGGCCGATCGCGACGGTGAGTCCGTTTGAGGCACTGGCCTCGTAGCCGATCACCACGGATCGGGTGCCGACGTTCACCTTGGCCCCGTGCCCCATCGCGATTGAGCCGTATCCGGCCCCCGCCGACGTTCCGGCGGGCGGCGTCCCCACCGGTTCGCCGTTGATCACCAGCCCGCTGGGGCTGGCCGGGGCCGCCCACGAGGCGGTGCCGTCGGCGGCCGAGGTGAGCACCCTGCCCGCCGCCGCGCCGGTCGTCAGCTTGATCACCGGAGCGGTGACGGATCCCGTAAAGGCCGGGGAGGCGAGCGGGGCCTTCAGTGCGACGGCGGCGGTCAGGGCCTGCAGCTCCTCACTGGAGCCGCCGCTGCTGCCAGCAAGCTCCTCGACGGCCGCGCGCAGCGCGGTGCCGGGGCGCTTCACGAGGTCGGCCATGCGGCCGTCGTACGGGTCCGGGGTGCCGCCCCAGAACTGCTCGTCGTACGAGATCTCGAGGACGTCCGTCGACGAATCGATGGTGGCCTTGTACAGCGCCGGGAGCGTCAGCACGTTGCCGACGACCTTCGCGCCCGGGTCACCGGCGAGGTACAGCACGCGGCCCTGGGTGCGGTTGCGGACGGAGCGCAGATGGGCGAGCACGAAGGTGCCGAGACTGGTGAAGGTGATCGTCCGCGCACGCGGATCGTAGACATAGGTGATGGCCACGGTGGGGAGCTCCTGACTGTGCGGCTTGCCTATTGAGGCGGGCCGGACCAGACAAATACACCCCCGTCCAAAAAGGACGGGGGCGCACCTGCTAGGCGTGGCGGATCAGTAGTACGCGATCTTCGCCGGGGCACCGTTGACGGTGATGTCGAGGTAGCCCTTCGGGGTGGCCGGGAGGGCCGCTCCGCCACCGGCGGTCGGTGCCGGGGTGGCAGCGCTGGCACCGGCGAGGCCGGTCGCGACGCCGACGGCCTGCGGGCTCAGGATGGTGATCGGAGTCGTGTACGCGTTGGTGGCGTAGACGGCGATCTTGCCCCCGTCCCAGAGGCGCTGGAAGCCCGGCTGCGAGGCAACCGCGTCCGAGATGGAGGTGCGGTCGCCCGGCTTGTCCTTGGGCTCCAGCTGGAGCAGCTGGACGTCCTCGTCGAAGGACAGCGTGATCGTCTTGTCGGTGAGGTTCTTGACGTAGTAGATAGCCACAGCAGGCTCCTGGTCTCGTGATGGTCCGGTAGACCTTGACGCGGCTCGTACCGGGGTTTACAGGTGACGGCTCAGTGCGCGCCGTCGCCGATGATGGTGTCGGCCGCACCCTGCGCGCGCTCGCCGACGGTGCCGTTCGGGCCGGGCCAGATGATCCGGGTTCCGCGCTCGAAGCGCTGCACGCGGCCGACGCCGTCCTCGGTCGGCTCCTCGTTCGAGGTGGGCCAGCCGTAGGTCGAGTTCTCGAAGCCCGCGCGCTTCCAGTGCTCGCCGATCAGGCCCTTCACGAAGTAGCCGGGCTGCTCGTTCTGGCCCGGGTGGCCCTTGCGGTAGAGCGTGCCGCCCTCGAAGGCCTGGATCTCGCCACCGGGCAGGACCGTGTTGAAGGCCGTCGGGTAGCCGAGCGGACCGGACTCGAAGCCGAGCTGCCGGTAGGTCTCCATCAGGTAGGACGGGATCGGCCGCGCGCCGGTCGTCGGCGTCCAGTAGATGAAGCCGTGCTCGTACTCGGCGTACCGGCCACGGCCGTCCGGGCAGGGCAGGTCGACCTCGCGAGTGATCTTCTTGCCGAGCCACGGTGTGGCCTTGTACTGCTCCTCGATCTTGCCGATCGGGGGCAGCGCAGGGACGGCCGGTGCCGGGGAGGCCAGGAACTCGGTGATGGCGGCCTGGTAGACGTCCCACGGGAAGTTCGGGCCGCAGTCGCTGTGCGAGCCGATGCCGATGCCCTTGGTGATGCCGTAGTGGTCGGTGCCGCCGGACTTGCCCGCGCGGATCTCGTCGTGGCTGATCGTCCGCTTGTCGTAGCCGTACTTCTTCGCGTCCTGGATGAACAGCCAGGCGGCGATGCGGATGGCGTTGCCGTACTCGCGCAGCCAGACCTCGCGGGACTGCGAGGCACGCGACCCGGCGAAGCAGAAGTTGATGCAGTACGGGTTGGCGTCGAGCACGGACCAGCTGGCGCGGTCGGTGTCGACGACGTCGATCACGGTGTTGTTGTCGCCCGTGTAGTGGTACGAGACGCCGCTCGACGGGTTCTGCAGGTACCGGGCGAGGCTGCGGGCGTCACCAGGCCCCTCCTGGGTATGCAGCACGAAGAGGCGGATACGCGCGCCCCAGCGCTGACTGTGGTTCGGCGAGACTCCGGTCTCGTCGTACTCGGTGAATACAGGCCTGGTAGCCAAAACTGCCTCCCGCGTCCGTGGTTTCACGAATTGATGCGGGAGGCAGTCGAGATGGGACTACGCGCGCAGGCGTTTCCTGTAGGCGGCCAGCCGGATGCGGAGATAGCCACGATCCGCGCGGGTCAGGTGGCCGATGCCCTCGATCAGGTAGCCCTTCACGTACCGGTAGCGGGTGTCGGTGACCAGGCCGCTGTCCCGGCCGGTCTTCCGGTAGTCCTGCAGCCGCTCGCTGGTGCAGCGCGGGCAGGCGACCACCTCGGTGGCGGTGTACCGGTCCTCCTCGACGTCGCGCCACTGCCACGGGTGGTTGAGGATGCGGCACTCGAGGTGCTCGTCGAGGATCAGGTCGAGCATGGCCTTGCGGTCTCGGTGGACCGTCATCGGTCTCTCCTTGGGATAGGGGAAAGCCCCGGGCCGTGTGGCCCGGGGCGGTGGTGGGTTAGCCGAGGTATTCGGTCAGCCGGGCGACGATGCTGCCCTTGGCGGGGACGCTGGCCGGGTCGAGTCGCAGGCGGGCCGCGTCGTGCTTGTTGAAGTCCTTGACGCTCTTGATGATCTTGGCCTCAGCCTTGGCGATCGATGCCTCGATCGGATTCTCGCCGGTCTTGGCCTCCAGTGCGGCGGCGATGGAGCGCGCCTTGGCCTCCCGCTCGTCGATCGCCTGCACCCAGAACCCGGCACGCTCCGGCTGGCTGTTCAGCTGGAAGAGGGCGTCGGAGAGATCGGCGAGCGAGGTCACCAGCTCGATCTCGGCGGCGCGCTGGGTCTTGAACAGGATCTTGCCGGTCTCGGGCGAGCGGACCTCCTTGGACGCCTTCTCGGCGTCGCGCTCGGCCTTCTCCTTGGCCCGCTGCTCCTGGGCGACCTGGTGGTCGGTGCGCAGGGTGCCCGGCTTGCTGGTGACCTCGACCGGAGCGTCCGGGTAGCAGACCGTGCAGGCCAGCTCACCGGCGGCGGCGACGATCTCGTCCTGGCTCTGGCCGGAGAGGGAGGTCAGCCACTGGAACTGGGTGGTCCAGCGGCAGGTGTTGCAGCCGGTGGTGCTGTGCACGTGGCCGTCGGCGTTGTTGACCAGGTAGGCCCGGGTCCAGCCGCCGCGCGCCTTGTACTCGTCGGTGAGCGGCTTGAGGAGGGCTTCCTCCTGCTCGATCTGCGCCTGTAGTCGGGCGATGTTGCTCTCGCGCTTGGCGATCTGCTCGTCGATCTGCGCGGGGGCCAGGTGGGCGAGGGGGTTGAACGTCGTCATGGCGTCTCCTTGAGTGTTGGTGGCTTGCTTCGTCTAGCTTACTCGACACTTATGGGTGCGCACAAGTCAGCAGGTCAGAGGCACGAAAGAAGGCCCCCGGACGGTGATCCGAGGGCCTTTCTGTCAGGCGGAGCCGAAGAGCTCGAGCCAGCCGATCGAGCTGAACCAGTTCGGCGTGAAGCGGAAGATCCAAGTCATGGCCTTCTCCTTTCGGTGGTGGTTGGTCAGGCTGCGGCGGCGCTGGTCTCCCACGGGACGCTGACGCCCTCGAGGTCGATCCAGCGGAGTAGGTCGTCCTTGCGCCAGTCCTCCGGCTCGGTGGCGTTGGCGACGCAGGTGTCGTAGATCCGTTCGAGCTCGGCCCAGTGGGCCTGGGCGCGGCGCAGGTTGTCCTGCTGGCGGTTCTCGTCCGGCGCGACGCTCACGCGGACGCTGGTGCTCCCCGAGTAGGTGGTGGCCACCTTGCCGCCGGACTTCTCGATGGCCTTAGCGAAGGCGGCCCACGCCTCGAGCGGGCCGGTGCGGTCGAGGAGCTCGCCGACGTCGATCGTGCCGATCTCCGAGAGGCGGTAGTCGTCGAAGAACGGGTGCGGGTTCGACAGGTCAGCGATGGTAGCGGGCTTGGTCATGAGGGCTCCTTGAGTGGTTGGGGTGATCAGTCGGTGATGGCGTCGCCGATGGCGAGGAAGTCGGGCTTGGCCAGCTCGGCCAGCCGGGCCTGGAAGCTCGGGAGCGCGAAAGCGATCGTCGAGAGCGACTCGCCGGTCAGCTCCTCGGCGTAGGCGACGATGTCGCCGAAGTCCTTCATGTTGACGCCGGTGTACGCGCCGATGATGGCGGCCTCACGCCGTGTGAGTGCCATCAGGCAGACACCTCGACCCAGTCGAGGTAGTCGGCGGACTTGGCCTGGTAGAGCGTGGAGAGTTCCTCCGGCGTCTCGAACTTCTGGACGTACACGAAGCCCTGGTCCGTCTCCTGGACGAAGAAGTACCCGACCAGGGTCTGCGGGTCGACGTCGAGCGACTCGACGAGCTCCCGGTCGACGCTGTCGAGGTTGGCGACGTCGTCTTCCGAGATGGTGACGGAGGCGAACCAGTTGCTGGGGGCCTCGACGTCGCCGCCGTCCACTCCCCAGCCGTTGGTGGTGAGGGCGTGCAGCACCTCGTCGCGGGCGCTATCGAACTTGCTCATCGCGATCTCCTTGAGTGTTGATTCCGGGGCGTGTTCCCCTGTCCTGTAGAGAGCCTATAGCAATCCAACAGGTTGTGTCAAGCCGAGGCCGGAGGCTGGTCCCCGAGTGCCACGCGGTCGTAGTCGGCAGCGAGCTCACGAATGGCGGTGGTGACGCCACGCGATGGCTTCAGCGTCTCACTTAGCAGCGAGAAGCGCTCGGTGCAGCGCGTGAGCGGGTTGCGCGTGACGATCCCGATCGGGACATCCCAGGTGTACTCCTCGACGTCGTCGGCGGAGCGGCTGGGGCGGTCGGAGCTCGTCTGTACGACGTACTGTCCCTCACGCGTGTAGAAGGCACGGACCCTCGTGCCGCGCTCGGTCTTGTGATAGATGTGCAGATCGGACTTATAGGTCATTCTTCCCTCCTCGGCTGAGTTGTTTAACAAGATCTAGTGTAGGGGAGTTTTGGTCAAAGGAAAAGCCCAGGTGGGATGTGACCCACCTGGGCTAGATTTCCTGTTGCGGCTCAGCGACTTTCGTCCCGAGTCGGTAGAGCGAAGATCGCCTCAAGCTCCTCTACTTGGGGCTCGTGCTCTCCTAGAGGAGCGCCCTTGCGCATGTTCGAGTGGAGCACTGCGCTCACCTTGTCGAGGTGGGCGAGCGGGAACTTCACCCCGATGCGGATGTCGACATGCCGGTGCCCGCAGTCACAGCCCTCCCCGCTGCTGACGCTGAGGCTCGCCGAGAGCTTCCACAGGCGATCACACAGCGCCTCGGGGTAGATGTCGATCCCCACCTCCATCAGGGCGGCGGCGTGAGCGGTGTCGAAGAACTCGACCACCACCCACCCATCTCCCCGGATCTCGGTGTCGGCGACGTGTGCGTGCGCGCTCTCGAGATCCAGCACCAGCGGGGCCAGGCGCTCGTCGACCTCGAGCGTCCCGATCTGGACTGGCTGACTCATCGTCCACCCGCGATCTTGCGGATCTCGTCGATGCCCCAGGGGCTCGTGGCGGCCGCCTGCATGGCCTCCACGAGTTCGGGGTAGGCCCCCCGCAGTTTGGCTCGATTGTGGACGTCCGCCGACGCGATGGCGCTCAGCAGCTTGTTGGTAAAGGTCCCGCCGTCGTATCCCTCGCCCGACCGGTAGAAGGCCAACACATTGTTCGCATCCTCCCGAGAAATGTTCAGAGCCAACTGATCTCCCCTTTGCTTCGGCTTTGGACTGGTGGGTCTACTATACGTGACCTATAGGACATCTCCTAGCCCGACATACCGGTCTTCTTTATACGCCGAGCTGGTAGTAGTCGTAGATCGAGATGTCGCCGATGGTCATCCCGTAGTTGCCGTTGCCGATGACGTTGACGTCGGAGTGTCCGTGGTAGCCGCCGCGCCGGTACGCAGCGCCGCGCGGGACGATGCCGGTGGAGTCGTTCCAGGACGCCACCTGGTTGCCGTCCTTGAGGACCGAGTAGACGGTGCCCAGGCGCTGCACCGCGATGTAGTCGCTCACGGCGCAGGACAGGGCGACGTCGGCCCGGCGTACCCAGGTGCTGCCGACGATGCTCCAGATCCCCCGGTGGGCCGTTGCCGACGTGAACGACACCGCGACGCCGGTCGAGATTGTCGAGTCGCAGCCGATGAGCAGCCCGCCGGTCAGGCCGTTGCTGGCCCGGGTGACGGTCGCCGACACCACCATGTCGTCCGAGATCGTCTGCGGCAGGTATACGCCGCCGCACTGGTTGTTCTGGTTGTTGGTCTGGGTCGGGGCGGCGCGGAGAGATCCGCCGCTGATGACGGGGAGGACGACGGCGGCACCGTACGCCCGCCGATACCAGTCCGCCCCGGGGCTGCCGTCGGCGCGCTCGAAGCCGTCGTAGTAGCTGGCCGGGCGCTCCCAGATGGTCCGGTACGCACTGCCGTCCCAGATGGTGGCGCGCGCGTACTGCTCGTAATACTCGCCATTCCAGAATGTCGGCCGGTAGAGATTCTGGTACGCGCCACCGGACCACGCCTTGATTGCCATCAGAACTCCAGGTAGACGACGCCGGTGGTGCCGACCGCCGGTCGGCTGGCGGACGGGCCGGACCACACGCCGGTGGTGATGCCGAGCGCGTTGGCCTTGCCGTTGAGCGCGGTCTGCTGCGCCGTCGACACCGGCTTCGCCAAGTCGGCGGTGTTGTCGACGCTGCCCAGGCCAACATCGGCCTTGGCGAGCGTGACCGCACCGGTCTTCCCCGCCACCGACGACACTGCACCGGCGGAGCTCTGCCAGGTGCCGTTGCCGGACGCGTCCGAGGTTAGGACCTTCCCGGCCCCCGGCGTGCCTCCGGTGACCTTCAGTGCGGGCGTGGTCAGCGTGCCGGAGGTCACCACCGGGTCGATGGGCTGCAGAGCGGCGTAGCCCCTGGCTATGATGCCTCGGAGATCGTCACTGAGGGCCTCGAGGACGATCTTCGGAGCTTCGTAATCAGGGTCGATCGAGATGGAGTCTCCGCTGGTCCAGTAGCTGAATGCCTGGAAGAGGTTAAAGAAGAACGGGAGGCCCGCCATCCCGGGGTCCGAGCCCGGAGGCCCAGACTGCAGTATCGCGTACCCGATGTAGGGGTTGGTGGGCTCAGACCATCCGAACCCGTCGCCCGGCAGCAGTATGCCGCCCAGATTTGTCTCGGTAGCAACCGGAATCTGCCCCTCGGGCACCTTCCCGCCCACCAGGTCAGCCTTGGCGGCCATGGCCTCCACCAGCCCTGGAATGTCCTCGGAGTCGAGCACGACCGCGCCGGTCTTCCCGGCCACCGAGGTGACTGCCGGGTTGTCCCACCGCGCCCAGCCCGACGAGTCGGAGGTCATCACCTTCCCCTCGCCCTTGGTCCCGGCGTTGAAGAGCATGGAGGTGATGGTCACCAGGCCGGTAAAGACCGGACTGGCGAGCGGGGCCGCGCCGGATACGTCGGCCACCGACAGCGTGACCGCGCCGGTGCGTCCGGCCACCGAGGCGACCGGGCTGGTCGGGTAGGTGTGCTGCAGCCACGACGACAGCGAGGACGACGGCTCGGCGATCAGCGTCCAGTTGGTGTTGGTGTCCGTCCGGGTGCACCAGTCGCCGCGCTGCCCGACGAGCGCGAGCATCGCGGCCTGCGACGCGACTGCCCCCAGGTGCTCGGTGAGCGCGATGGCAGGCAGCTGCGCCTGCGGGATCTTGCCGTTGCCGTCGAGGTCCGCCTTGGTGCCGAGGGTGGTCGTCAGGTTGGTGACGTCGCCCTGGCTGATCACCACCGCGCCGGTGCGTCCGGCCACCGAGGTGACCAGCTGCGTCGCCCAGGAGGCATTGCCGGAGGCGTCCGAGGTCAGCACCTTGTTCGCCCCCGGCGAGCCGCCGGTGACCTTCAGCAGAGAGATGGTCGTCGTGCCGGACAGCGTCGGGCTGGCCAGCGTCGCGTACCGGGCATCGGCGTAGCCCTTGGTGATGGCATCGTCTGGCCCGGACGCGGAGGGACCGAGAAGCTGAGTGGCCATCGGCTACCCCACAACCAGCGCGCGGTACGCGCCGGAGGTCGGCGCAGTGGCAAACGTCAGCGCCACGGTGTTGACGCTCGGTCGGGTGATGTCCGGCATCACGTCCGGCCGCTGGCCGCTCGCGGTGAAGACCGTGACGCCGACGTCGTACGTCGCGAAGTTGTGCGTCAGGGTGACCGTGGTGGCCGTGCCGTCGCCGACGTTCGCCGAGAAGATCCGCGCGAACTTCGTGGTGTCGATGTACACGCCGGTGCCGTCGGCGATGACGCCGCCGCCCACCTTGGTCTTCACCGAGAACGTGGTGCCGGTCAGGTCCAGACCAGCGCCGTTGACGTACGAGACCGAGCTGCCGCCAAGCTGGCCCCACACGGTCGCCGTGGTGCCGATCGGGCCGGTGGCGGGCGAGATGACGTGAAAGACCTTGCCGCCGTAGACGGTGCCCTCGGTGACGGTCAGCGTGGTGCCCGCATCGAGATCGCCCTGCGCATTCGCGTCGGCCGCGCGGGTCAGCGGCACCGCTGCGCCGTTCCAGACGTAGACGCCGTTCTCGGCACCGGCCGTCTGGAACATGAGCAGCACGCGGTCGCCGGACGCCATCGTGACGGTGTCGATGGTGCCGCCCGGGCTCGAGATGGTGATGTTGCCGGTCGGCGCGACGCGCGCGGGCATCTCCCAGCGCAGGCCGCGAATCTGGGCGTCGACGTACGACTTGGTGACGGCGTCCGTCGCCTGACTCGGGCTGCCGACGTTCTGAATCCGCTGATTCGTGACGTCGATGCCATTGAGGAATTGAGTGGCCACCACGGCTCCTTACGTGAGGGTCGCGTACCCGGCGGTCGGGTCAGCGAAGGTCAGGACGACGAGCGAGGTGTCAACCACCTCGACGTCGCAATACACGCGGCGGCCCCCGACCCACACCGCGACATCCACGGGCTCGCGGCCCAGGGAGTGATAGATCGGCCAGCTCGACGCAGGTGACACCTGGTCGTACCGATAGGTGTTGCCCGACGGCGTCTCCCACGAGGCGTTGCCGAACATGTCGGACGTCAGCACGCGCCCCTGCCCCATCCCCGGCGTCGGGATCGAGAGCGAGGTCGCGACGAGGTTGCCGGATACGCGGGCGTCGGCCATCGACGCCATGCCGGAGAAGGTCGGGCTGGCGGTCGGTGCCCGAGTCGCCTCGAGGTCGTCCAGCCGCTCCTCGAGATCATCGAGGTCGGCCCCGCCGACCGGTGCCCACCGTGCGTTGCCCGCGTCGTCGGACGTGAGCACGTGGCCCTCGCGGCCCTTGCCGTCGGCGATGCGCAGCCGCTGCATCGTGACTCGGCCGACGAACGACGGATTCCACAGCGGCGCATAGCTCGTCCACGAGTTCGGGTTGCTCGGGATCGGGCCGTCGGTCTCCCACAGGACCTCGAGCCGGTCGGTGTACTGACACTTGCTCGACATCGTCGGCAGGTAGATGACGTTGCCCTCGATGTGGAACGAGCTCGGCGACGAGACGTAGTCCTCCGCGAGGAAGAGGACATCACCGGTGGTGAGGTTGCGGATGGACGTCATCTGGTCGAGGGGGATCGCCTCGGTCAGCGTGATCGTCCGCGCCTTGGGGTCGAAGGCGTAGGCGGTGGCCTGTACGCGCGCCACTGGTCACCTCCTGGTTGGTCTGCCAATTGATGCGGTTCGGGGGCGGACGTGGCATGACGTCCGCCCCTCCCCACCTCGGTCAGGACGGACGCGGTCCCGTGTGGTGCACGCCGAGGATCCAGATGTTGCTGTCCGGCAGCTCGGTCTGGTCCGGGGCCGACTGCGGGTTGATCGCCCCGCCGAGGGCGGGGACCGCATCCGTCCGCGAGACGTAGACCCGGGTGTTGGCCGGGATCTCCGCCGTGGTTGCGATCTGCGCGCCGGTGGCCCGGGTGTGCAGCTGGATCCGGGTCTCGGTCGCGGGATCCGATGCACCCGCCGTCGCGATCACGGCCTCCACGTCGTACCCGCGCGGCGTGACCGAGTAGCCCTGGCCGAAGATCTTCTCGTGCTTGAGGACGAGCATGCCGCCGCTGGCCGTGGACCAGGTCGGAGTGAACACGCCACCCGCGCTCGTCCAGGCCGTCCCGTTCCACGTGATGTGGTCCGCGATCGTCTTCTTGCGGCCCAGCTTGATTCGGCACATCGACTTCTCGACGGTCGCGCCAGCGGACCAGCCGTTGACCGAGAGTGTCTCGTCCGGAGACACGATCACGGTGCCGATCCCGGCCGCCTCGAAGTCGTAGCTGATCTCGATCCCGATCGTGGTCGTGACGACCGTCGGCATCCCGAACGGCCAATGCGCGCCGTCGGAGATCGGCTGCCAATAGCCGCCTGCCGCGCCCAGGTTGCGGATCGAGCCGCCGAACCAGCGCTGCTTCCATCCGGGCGCGAGCGCGTTCGCGGTCATCACCCGGATGACGTCAGCGTCGCGGGCCGCCTGCGATGCGCCGCCGTTCGGCGGAGTGGCGATCCGGACGGTGTACCCAGAATCCGAATAGACGGCGATGTCGCCGCGAGTCCACAGCCGGACGAAGCCGGGCTGCTCCGCCACGTATGCCCAGACCTGCTGCCGGTCGCCGACGCCCTCGAGCCGCAGCCCCTCGCGGCCGCGCACATCCAGCGTGATGGCCTCCGCGACCAGGCTCTCAACGTAATAGCTCTGCATGCCTCACCCCAACGCTTGGTTTTTTCATTCGTCACCAATTGATGCCGCCCCGCGCGCCGGGGTGGCATGACGGCGCTGCGGCGACGTAAGCGGTAACCACTGCAGACAGGAGACTGAGATGGCAACGCAGGACGTGACGCTCGTGTGGAGCCCGGGGACGGGCGAGTCGTACCCGGGAGACAAGCGCAAGACGGTGCTCGAGACGCGCACGATGGGCACCGCGCTGGTGCAGAAGCTCGACCCGCGCGTGCACGGGGCGTGGGCGGGCTACGACGCCTCGTTCGGCCCGGTCAGCACCAGCGGGCTCGGCGGCGAGAGCCACCACGACAGCCGCCAGATCGGCAAGGCCCGCGTGCTCGAGGTGGCGCGCGAGCACCCCGGCCTCCTGATGATCGGCGGCTACAGCCAGGGCGGCGAGGTGTCGTGGGAGCTGATGCAGGAGATGCACCGGGGCCAGCACGCCGACGTGTTCGGGCGCGTGATCGGCTTCGTCAATATCTCGAACCCGTGCCGCACCCGGTCGAACTTCGCGCCCGGCAAGGTCATCGAGATCGGCAACGTACAGAACAAGATTGGCTGGGGCGTGGCGAACCGGACCGGCACCGGCGAGGTGCCCCGGCGGCCGGTGTTCGAGGCGGTGAATCCGGCGGACGCGATGTGCAACGCGGATCCTGACTCGCTGCTGCGCGACCTGAACGACCTCATCGACCGGATGGAGTTCGAGCTGAACGCGAAGGGGCAGATCACCGTCCCGGCGATCACCGCGTGGCTGGTGCGGGCGCTGTCCGACGCGCACCGCCGGAACCAGCTGGCCACGCTGCTGGCCATCGCGCCGTTCCGCATCACGCGCGCGGTGCTCGAGCTGCGCGGCTACCTGGACCCGAAGCTCGGCGAGCACACGCTGTACGCGAACCCGGCGCGCGGGCCGTATGGCAACGGCGTGGCGTACACGACCTACCTCGCGCAGGCCGTGAACGCGAAGCTGCCGGAGATGATCGCGGCGCGCCGATAGCTCGGGACATGAGAAGGCCCCGGCGGGATCTCCTGCCGGGGCCTTCATCTATTAACGGAGATCCTGTCTCCGCACCGTTTCGCAGCCACCCGGGACTCCAACCCGGCGGCCCGCTTCACCCATCCGCTCCCCGTAGCGCTACGGGAGGCGGAATCGGAGCTGGCCGAGCGCATCTGCTCGCGACCGCTTCAGCAGAGTAGCAGAAACGCCCCGGCGGGAACGGATGGCCGCCGGGGCGTTGCTGTGTCGAGACGGGCGCGCAAGGCTGGAAACCTTCTTCCGTGGGGCTGCCCGCGAACGGGTACTGCTGCCCCGGAGACCTCCTACACGAACCACTTCCGGCGACTACCGTCGGCGGCACTGCCCGACGCTACTACGGCCGCGTCTGCGGCGGAAGAGAGAGCCCGGTCAGGTTCCGAACGGTCATCTGGCCCAGCCAGATCTCCTGGGCGGAGGTCTGTGCGAACGAGACGTCGAAGCGCAGGCCCGTGCACCCCGGCGGCACCGCCGACTCGTAGTAGACGACGCCCGTGCTGTCGAGCTCGAACTGATTCATCGGGGTGATGATTCGAGCGTTCGCGCCGCCAGAGTCCGTGTAGCGCAGGGCAATGGTGACGTACGCGCTCTGGCCGACCGCGCCGCTCCCTGTGATCTTGTAGCGGAAGCCCCATGCGATCCGATCACCGATCGCAACCGGAGTCCCGGCGGCCCCGAGCGCCGACAGCGACTTGACCCAGTTGACGTTCTTCGTCGTCGCCGTGTCGGTCTTGTCGATCTTGACCCACTTGCCCGCCTCCAGGCCGTCGCCCTGCACGGGATCCTCGAGGGTGACGGTGACGCCCGTGGTGGATCCCGTCCACCCGGCGGGCAGCACGTTGCCGGTGCCGGTCAGTCCTTCCAGGAAAACCGGGTTGGGCGCGAGACCGATGGCCGAGTACCGGTCGCGCTCGAGCTGCACGCCCTCGGCCGGATAGTGCGGCGAGACGGCCTTGACGAAGGCATCGGACATCGCCTGGTAGCCAACCTTGCTCGGGTGCACGCCGTCGCCGCTGTAGCCCGCCTTGTAGTCGCCCGTCGCGGGGTCCACCGTCGCCGCATAGAGGTCGACGAGGCGGAGGTGGTACCGACTGGCGATCGAGCGCAGGAAGGCGTTCCACTGCCCCTGGCGGCGGTACGTCGCGATGTCCGAGGCGCGCACGCCGTTGCGCGGCGGGACGGTGCAGACGATCGGCTCGATTCCCGCGTCCAGCAGCGGACGAAGAATGCCTTCCTCGTACGCCGTCATCGTGTCGGGGATGGTCGGCGTCGGCTGGTTGGTGTTGTTGGTGCCGAGCAGGACCACGCAGCGGTCGGGGCGGTAGGCGATCACGTCCGCGCTCAGCCGGGCAGCGGCGTCCTGCACCGTGTTGTTCGTGACGCCCGCGTTGCGGCCGTACAGCACCCGCTGGCCGGACTTGATCGCGCAGAGCGTGGCGAAGGACTCGCCCAGGAGCGGCTGGTCGGGGTTGGTCAGGGTGTTGAGGTTCTGTGTGATCGAGTCGCCCAGGAAGACGGTCAGCGCGCCGGAGCGCGCATCGATGAGTCGGTCGGCCATCGAGGCGTCCCGCACGGCCTCGATGACGGTCCCGGACGTCGGGCGCGTGAGCAGCTGGCTGTACCCGGCATCCGAATACACCGCGACCTTGCCTGCGGCCCAGAGCCTCTGGAAGTCCGGGCGGTCGAGCACGTACAGCGGCACGGGGTCGCGATCCCAGCGGCTGCCCTGGCCCTCGAGCGCGAGGATCTCCTGGCTGCCGTCATTGATGGTGACCGCGCTGGCGGTCAGGTTGCGTACGTAGTAACTGCGCACCGCGTGCTCCCGACGTCGAAGTGGTTGAACCACCTATTGATGCGGGACGCACGCGGCACGACAGCCCCTACGTGGCGAGCTCGAACCAGCTGCGCTTGATCCGGGTGTACTGCACGCCCTTCCAGGTGATGACGCCGTCGACGAACACCTTGTGGAGGACGTACTCGCGGCCCGACTGCTCGCGGGCGAACTCGGACGAGATGAACCAGATCAGCGGGTAGACGTCGTCGGCGAGGCCGATGTACCGATACGAGGTCCCCTGGGCATTCTCGAAGTAGTTCGGGACCTCCACCCGGACCCGCAGCTCCTCGATCCGGTGGCCGTAGTCGCCGAGGATCTTGGCCCGGTCGCCGAGCGCGCCGATCGCGTCGTTGACGTCGCCGATCCGGGTGCACACGAGGTAGGCCGCCTCGACCACGCCGGTGATCTGGTCAGTGGTGATCGGGTCGCCGGGCTCGGCATCGACGGCCGCGCAGACGTCCAGGATGTCGGCCCACACCACCTTGCGCCGCGCCTCGTCGAAGTCGGGGCGGCTGAAGGGTGTCCCGGCCTGCAGGTAGGAGCGGACCTCATGAGCGGAGGTGACGGTGAACGACCCGCGCGAGTGCCGCCGGATGGAGGCACGGGTGCCGATGTACCCGCGCTCGGTGAGGCAGATGGACAGCGCGAGTTCGGCGACGTCGCACGCGGGCCAGGGGCCGGGCTCGAAGCTCATGCGGACTCCTTTAGTTGGGCTACATCCGCACTATAGCAAAGAAAAACCCCGCCCTAACGAGAGGGCGGGGTGGCTGGGGGCCAGTCTATATCAGGGCACGATCGGCTCGCCGCAGCTGCCGCAGAGCTCCTCGGGGCTCTCGACCTGGATCTCGAGCACGACCTTGGGGAAGTCGCCGGAGTCGAAGCTGCGCTCGTCCTCGCGGTCGATGGCGTTGGCCCCGGCGATCTGGTCCAGGGCCTCCTCGACCGGCAGGTCGCGGGCGGCCGGGGCGGCCCAGCCGGTGCGGATCAGGCCCTCGATCAGGCAGTCCGGGCACAGGGTCTCGGTGCGGTAGGTGTAGGCGACGATGTCGTGTGCGCTCATGGGGGTCCTCCTGGAGTGTTGGGGCGGCGGGGCTACGCGAAGCGGGACAGGCGGGCGATGGCGGCGTCGGCGATGGCCTCCGCGCGGGCGATGCCGACGGGCTGCTTCGGGAGGCGCAGACTCGGGGCCAGCGCACGGTACGCGGCGAGCAGGCCGTGCAGCTCGCCCTCCTGCGCCAGGATGCCCCCCTTGGTGACGCGGTCGGGGTGGCGCTCGATGGTGTCCACGCTCTGCGCGATGCGCTCAGCGGAGAGCGAGATCTCGCGGAGCAGGTCGGCGACGGCGGCCTCGGCGAGGACGGGGAGGGCTTCGGCGGGGACGTTGACGAGGGTCACGGATTCTCCTTGAGGGTTGGGGTGGCTGGTGGGGCGGCCGGGGACTAGCCCTTGTCGATGACGATGAGCCCGTTGTCGCTGACGCCGCCGACAGTCTTGCCCTTGACCAGAGCGCCGCGCAGGCCCTTGAGGTCGTAGTAGAAGCCGCCGCCGATCTCCTCGGGGCGCGGGCGGGAGCCGACGACGGTGAAGCGAGGGGAGTCGACGACGACGCCGCGCTTGGCGCGGGCGGCCGCGAGGCGGGGGTGCACGGCGAGCTCGACGACGGTGCCGTTGGCGATCGGGGCGGCGGTGGTGTTCGACATGGCGTCCTCCTGGAGGGGTTGGTGTGGCTTGCTTCGTCCAGTGTACTAGACGCCTATAGGTGAGCGCAAGCTCCCAGACACGGGGAAAGCCCCGCCTCTCGAAAGAGACGGGGCTTTCCATCGGTGCGTTGCTCGTCAGGCCTTGCGCAAAACCACAATGCCGCGCGGGTTGAGCACGGCCATGCCGACCAGCTCGTCCATGACCCAGCCCTTGTGGAACTGCTCGACCTGAGGGTTCTCCTCGACGTCGAGCGAGTACATCACCGGGAAGACGCCGAGGAACTGCGGCTCCGGGGTGAGGAACGTGGTGCCACGCGGGATGATGATCGACTTGCCGATCTGGAACTCACCGAACTGGACGATGCGCTCGCCAGCCACGACGGAGTCCTTGAAGGCCCAACCGGTCGTGTTGATGTCCCAGCGGTAGAAGTCGCGGTACTCCTGCGGGTTGCACAGGAGGCGCGAGCTGTCCAACTGGCGCTGGTCCGTGTAGCTCACGGCCGTGTAGAGATCGTTCGGCGACAGGCTGGTGCCCGCGACGGTGATCTCGTTCGGCAGCGAGCCGCCGGTCGGGTCGGCAGCCGAGTCGACCATGCGGTACTGCAGCACGGCGGCCTCGAGCAGCTGGACCAGACGGCCGTCCTCCTGCTGCATGATGGACTGCTTGGACATGTCCTGCGCGTACTCGACGACGTTCGAGCGGAGGTAGTAGAGATCCTCCTTCTTGATCGTCGGGAACGTGGCGATGCGGAACAGCGACACGTCGACGCGCTTGCCCTCGAAGGGCGTGATGCGGATCTCGCCCTCGTTGCCGTGCAGGATGTACGCGTGGCCAGCGTCGTCGAGGACGTCGTACTGGACGGGCACACCGGGCACCAGCGCGTCCTCGAGGAGGACGTTGCGGGTGATGCCCTGGTAGCGCAGCTTGAGCTGAATCGGGCCGATCATGGACTGGCCGAGACGCTTCATGCCGTTCTGCGAGTCGGCCAGAATCGAAGCGAGCTTCGCCTTCCGTTCGGTCGCGCTCAGCTTGCGACCGGCGAGACGCTTGCGCGCCGCGACGATCTGGTTGACGTACTCGTCCGAAGCCTTGGCGAAGCGGCCCAGGCCGGAGCCCTGTGCGGTTGCGACAGTCATCTTGATAGCTCCTTTCCGGGCTACTTCTGGCGGTTCAGGGAGACGAGGATGGTGTTGGCATCGATGACGTCGAGGAGCTCGGCGACGGCGTCGGTGTCATCCATGCCCGCACCCTTGGTGGGGGTGAGCTTGCCGATCTGGCCCGCCACGAGGGACGGGAAGAGGAGCACGCGGCCGGGGCCGGGCTCGGTCCAGGTGGCGGTCTGATCGAACGCCGGGGCGAGGATCTCGAACGCGGCGTTGTTGTTGCCGACCCACACCGTGAAGGCGTTGGTGCCGGTCGGGGTCACCTCGTCGATCTGCATCTTCGGGGCGAGGAACAGCGCGGCCAGGCCGAAGCCCTTGCCCGAGGCGGCGACGCTCTCGAACGGGGCGAAGACCTCGCCCGGTCCCTTGCGGCACATGACCATGCCGGGGAGGACGTCGAACTTGCGATCCCACGCCGGGTCCAGCCAACCGGCCCACGCGGTGGCCTGGTGCTGGGCGTACTGCGGACGGATGGTCCGCTTCTGGGTCGCGTTCTGAATCGGGGTCTTGAACACGGGATCCTCCTTTCAGAGGCGGGACGACCTACAGGTGGAGGTAGATGTCGTCCGCGACGTCGTTGGTGGTGGCGGTGGCGGCGGCGATGCGGGGTGCGCTGCCGCTGCCGAAGTTCTGCGGAATGACGGGACGCGTCGAGCTGCGAGTAACACCACCAGCGGTCTTGCGTGCTCCTGCCTTCGCGACCTGCTCGAGCAGCGCGGTCCGGTCCAGAACAACCGACCGGGGCGTCTTCTCGAACTGCTCAGCGAGCTTCCAGACCTGATCGGTGTGCGACAGACCGGCCTCGACGTAGAGGTGGGCGAGACGAACCGCCTGCACCCCCGAGGCCAGCGTGATGCGCGCAGACGAACGGGTCTTCTTGCCATCGCCCGGAGCCCAGTTCTGGCCAGTGCCCAGATCCGGCTTGGCGATGTCGTCACCCGCGTTGTGGCCGAAGTCGCCAGTCTCGAACTGGCTCTCCTGCGACTTGGGCGGGTTGGTGTCCGAGACCGGCTTGGTGACATCCACCCGGTCCTCGGGCTTGGCCCAGGCCATGTTGTCCGCCTGACGACGGCGGGCCTGGACGGGTGCGCGGCGTGCCTGCTGGCGACGCGGCGCGGCGGAACGACGAGCCTGGTGGATCACGTCCTCGGGGTGCAGCGGCTCTCCGCCGTCGTGCCCCATGTCCTCGTGATAGTCCTCGTTGGACTCGTCCTCGGCGGCGTGCTCCAGCTCGTCGACGAAGGGATCGACCGGCGCGTCCTCGAGATCGACGTCGCGAGCGTCCTCGATGGCGTAGGGGTCCTCGCCCCCGACGAAGTCGTCGTAGTGCCCGCCCTCGTCGCCGTCCGGCTCGCCGTGGCCCTCGTCACCGGGAGCCTCGTCGTAGCCGCCTTCATCGTGACCGACCTCGTCGTGGGACTCGACGGGAGCGCTGTCCTCGCCGCCCTCGTCCCAGATCGCGGTCTTGGTCCGGCTGGCCTCGCGGAGGACCGCCTTCATCCCGGGCATGAGCAGTGCTGCGCTCTTGTCCTGATGGGTCTTGACGTACTCCTCGACCAGACCACGGAGCTTGTTGTCCATCGCAGCAGTGCGGGCGTTGACGCCCCACGTCTTCTGCAACCACGCCGCGAACTCGCGGAACGCGCGAATCTCGAGGCTCTTCTTCGCGCTGCGGTTCGCGCCCGGGTCGGTGCGCTTCGGGCTCGCGTCGGACGACACATCCTGGTGCTCGTCAGGAGTCAGCTGATTCCGACCCGACGCGCCCTCCGAGCCGGGGGTCTCCGAGAGGAACTCCCCCGACTTGTCGTTGACGCCCTGATCGTTTCGCACATCGGCGACGCGACGACGAGATGCCTGTCCGCGCGTCGCAAGGGTCTGTCGCGCCATTGCACTACTCCTTGTGGTCTGGTTGTAACTCTTGATTCGGGTCGAGGGGTCGTTTGACACGATCGCCGCGCCTTCTGCCTTGCGGCGGGCCTCGCGGAGCGTGAGCTCCTGCCCGTTGGTGGCGATCCCCTGGCCGTTGTTGGCGGTCCACAGGAACATGCCGGTCTCGTCGAGCCGCTTGCCGCTCGTCATCGCGAACGCGCCGCCGGACAGCTTGAGGTAGCTGTCGCCGGTGGACTTGCCTGCACGCCAGCTGGATTCACGACGATCGCGACCCGGCTCCAGGAAACGCATGTCCTGGCCGCCACGCGGATCCTCGGTGCCGTCGATGAAGGTGTTCTCCACGATCGGCGTGCGGTTCTCGGGGTACTCCTCGTCGGCCAGATCCTCGAGCAGCTGCTCGCGGCTGGGGACGTCGCGCCCCTCGGCGGCGTCAGAGATGTTGTCCTCGAGCTCGATCGGATCGTCGGTGCCCTCCATGGCGGCACTGGGATCATCGTCGAAGGTCGGGTCCTCCTGCGAGTCCTCGTCGATCTCCGCGTCCGGATTCTGGTCCTGCGCGCGGTCGATCCGCTTGGCCTCGTCGAGGTCCGGGTCCGAGAGGACGTCCGGCGAGTCGATGTAGTGGTGGTAGCCCTCGTCCTCGGTCTCCTGGTCCTTGCGGAGCGTGTCGACCTCCTTGGGGGCCTCGGTCTCGCCGTAGGCCTGCTTGCGCTTGGCGGTGAGCACGCGGGAGACGACGGCGGTCTCGTCGGCCGGGTCGAAGACGTACGACAGCTCGAAAAAGCCGATCTTGTAGCACTTCTCGTAGACCAGGACGTCTTCGATCTTGCTGCCGACGCGGCGCTGGACGTGCTGGCCCTTGCGGTACAGCACGTGGTCGCACATGTCGGTGACGTCGGTGGCCTTGTTGTCGCACGCCGAGCAGATCGTGAAGCCCGCCTCGCAGCCCATCGAGACGGAGTCGAGTCCGCCCTCGATGATCTCCTTGGCCAGCTTCGGGTACGCCTTGCTGTCGGTCTCCTGGATGACCTCGATGTACTTGTCATCCCCGGCCTCGACGTACCGCGACGCCACCACGACGCCGCGCGCGAGCAGCGGATCCTCGTTGTGGTGATTGACGAAGATCGGCTTGCCGACGAACGTGTGGGCCGACTTGCGCAGCTCCTCGCCGGGGAACCCGTCGAAGTTCTGGTTCACCCGGGCCGAGATGGCGCGAACCACAGTGAGCACGTAGCCCTCACGCGGCGTCCAGCCCGGGAGGACGTGGGAGTCGGCCCAGTCCTCGCCCAGCTTGCTGATGAGCTTGATGTGGCCGCGCTCAGACGCTATGCGCTTCTGCACCAGGGCCTCCTTTGGTCGTCGTCATTTACCTGCAGCTGCGAAACAGGTACACATCACGCGAGGTAATGCGTCCCCTCGAGCTGCAGATCCGACAGGTTGGAGGCAGCACCCGGCTGGCCCTCGTCGATCAGTGCCTGCTGCTCGGCGAAGGAGTAGTTCCGACCGGCGGTGCGGAGGAAACGGTTTGCCGCACCGGCGATGTCGCCGTCGCCGCCACCGGCCGCCGAGCCGCCGCCCATGAGGCTGGAGGCTGCCGCGCTGCGCTGGAACTGGGCCACGACGTAGTCGGGGTCCTCGTCGCCGTCGCCGTCATCCGCCTCGGGGCCGGGCTCGTCGTCCTCGTCGTCGTCCTCGACGGCAGACGACTTGTTCAGCCGGTACTTGTCGAGGTCCGAGTCCGAGGTGCCGCCGGGGCTGGTGTCGGGCTCGTAGCTGTCGTCGGCGAGCTCCTGCTCCTCGAGGCGCGGGTCCTCGTACCAGTCGTCGCGGGCGTCCTCGGTCGTCGACATCTGGTGGTGGTCCGTCGGGCCGCTGCCGTTGAACGGCTCGTGCACGAACTGGTCCGTCACCTTGATCGGGTCGGCGGTGCGCAGGCTGGCCACGAGCTGGTCGGCGTCGTAGCCGCGCTCGCGCAGCTGCTCGACAACCTCGGCGATCTCGTCGCGGCGCTCCTGCTCGTGCTGCGGCCGGTGGGTCTCCTCCGACAGCGCGCGCAGATCCTCGAGCAGCGCGTCGTCGCTGGCCTGGCGCAGGTACGAGGACAGCTTGTCCTGGCGAACCTCGCGCTCCGGGCGCTCGACGATGTTGAACTGGGGCACAACGCCGTCCGGCTCCATGCGGAGCTCGCTCGGCATCTCCAGCTTCTCGTCGACGTACTTGCCCATGGGCAGGTAGTCGTCACTCTGCATCGACGTCCGGCGCTTCTGCCGGTGGTTCATCGACTGCAGCTCGAGGTACGCGGCGTACGCGTGCGAGCACATGCGGCCGACGAACGAGCGCTTGCGCTTGAAGGCCCAGTAGCCCCACTCGCACGAGCACGACCACTCGGAGACCGAGGAGTTGCCAGCGAGGTGGGCCTGCCGGATGACGAAGGTGTCGTACAGGCCGTGGTCGCCCTGGACGTTCGCCATGATCGACTTGACGTCCTCGTCGACGACGCTGACGCAGCCGGTGCGGCGCAGGCGCAGGGCCTTCTCGCGGACGTCGGCCCACGCGGCCTGGCGCATGGTGGCCGAGGTGCGCATGAGCGACTCGACGTCGGCGTACGGGTTGGCCTCACCGGCGACGCGGGCCGCGCGGTAGCCGCCCGAGAACACCTCGGGGTGCGCGGCGGCATACTCGGCCAGAACCTGGTTCGAGGTCTGGTACCGGTCGTTGAAGGTGTCGGCGATGACGACCCAGCGACCCTCGGCCGGATCCGCGCCGACGGCGGCCGCCTCGTGGATGCTCGCGTGGTACAGGCCCTGCTCGCCCGGCAGCTGCGTGTCGGTGAGGTACTCGTCCCGACCCATCTGGACGTCGGCGAACAGGTCCGGGTTCGGGCCGGGCGTGCGCTCGCCGTCGCGACCGTCGCCGGACAGCGAGTCCGACGGGCTCAGTCGCTCACTGCGGTCGATGGTCTCCACGCCGGGCAGGATCGTCGAGATGTCCGTGTGCGGGACGGTCTGCGGCTTGGGGTCGTACGGCAGGGTCGTGGTGTTCTTCTCGTTCACGTGCTCGGCCGGGGTTTCATCCCAGCTCAGCTCGTTCGCGAAGAACCACCGAGAGAAGCCGTCGCCCTCCACAAGGAGGGACTCACGACCGCGCACGGTCTCGGACTGAACCACGCGGCCGGGACCGTTGGCCGTGAAGACGCGCTGCGTCATTGTTCCTCCCAGGAAACTCTCTGTCGGGGCTGCCTATTGAGCCGAGACAGGGATGGGAAGACAGCAGCTAGCCGAAGAACTCTCCGCCCCAGACGCCGTACCTCTCTCCAGCGTCGCGGGCGTGCTGCAGGCATCGGGCTCGCACGGGGCACTCGGCACAGATGGCCTTGGCCGGATCCGCCTGCGTCGGACCGAGGAAGAACATGTCCATGGGGTACTTGCGGCAGACGCCATCCAGGTGCCACTCGGGCACGGTGCGAAGCTCGCCGAACAAGGGCACGCGGTCGCCGTCGGATACTTCCTCAGGGACGCGGTATGGATCGTTCATCTCAGGGCTCTCAGTGAAGGGGGAACACGTACTTTCGGCCCGCCCATCGGAGCTCGATCCTGTCGAATAGTACGTCACCCGGAGCCTGAAGGGCAGTGAGCGGCAACGAATATCCGCCGGTCATGTGGGCATGGAACGGCTCGTGCTGCGCCGGGAGGTCGAATATCCCCGAAACGGCGTCGAGAACCTCCTCGCGCAGCGGGCTGATGTCCTCGCTGTCGCCGATGAGATACACCGCGCAGGGCTCGCGGTCGGCGTATCCGGTCGGGTTGAACAGGCCCCACGCGAACGCTCGGGCGTGGATCTGCCCGTAGCACTCGGAGATCCGGTCCAGCATGCCGAGGATCTCGCTTGGGTCCGCGTCACCGACGTCCGACCCGAAGTACGCGAGCGTCACGTGCAGCTCGTCGACGGCCTCGCCGCCGGGCACCGCGTAGTGCTCGGCGTCCTCGTCGCACGGGAAGAGAGCGATCATGCCGCCCGTCTCTTTGGCCTGCTCGGCGTCGGCGATGTGCTGCACTATTCCTCCAGCCCGAGGATCTCCATCAAGATCCGACGGTCGTTGTCGTCCTTGGCATTTGACTCGACCACGCTACGAGCCCGAGCCCGGTCCTCCTCGGTGAGGGGGCGAGGCCTGATGGACTCGAGCGCGTCGAGCTCCGTCTTCCGTGTCATGAACCTTGTAGTGACGCGGGCCACTACTTTGGCACTACCCCCGAGGGCAGCTGCTGCAGGACTCGTTCGGCCCCTCGCAGGTGCACGGGATGTCAGCCACGACGGGGCCGGGGGCCTCGGACGGGTTCGCGGCCTGCCACTCGAGGTCCTGCTCGGGCTCGAGCGCGTACTCCCGGATGATCTGCTCGCCCATCGCGTACACGCCACGGTTGTACGCCTCGACGACGGTCATCGCCTCGCCGAGCACCGCGAGCTGCTGCTCGCCCGTCACGAGGGACGTGCCGACGCCGATCGAGCGGACGTCCTCCGCCGTGATGGCCGGAGCCTCGCGGTCGGCGGCCTCCAGCAGGATGGCGTCCATCTTGTCGAGGGCGTGGCGCATGTCGGCGATTTCACTGCTGGTCAACTTCACTGCGTTCTCCTTGCTCACCAGACCGGCTCTTCGCCGGTCACGTACTCATGGTGATCGAGGCACTCTGCCAGGATCCGGTACGTCTCGATGCTCGGCTCGTAGGACGAGTCGGCCAGCTTGCGCTGATGCTCCTCGACGAGGACGGGGAAGTCGGCCCGGATGTCGTCCATGTCGCCCGAGCGCCCGAGCCTCGCGTAGAAGGTCGGGTCCTCGACGAGGTCGGCGACCATGCACATGAGCTTGCGGCCACGGCGGGTCGACGGCCCGTGCTTCAGCGAGCGCTTCGGCATGGTCGAGCGCATCTCGTCGCTCTCCTCCGGGCGCGTCTGCGGGCGCGGCAGCTTCTGCAGCAGCGTGTCGCCGTCCGGCACAAGGCCCTTCGGCAGGACGCCCGTCGACGGGATCACCGGCGGCATGACGTTCTCGACGCCGGTCTCGAGCGGCTTGATGTGCTCGGTCATCGGGTCGAACGGCTTCACCGCGTCCGCACTGGCCGCCATCTGCATCGGCGGCGCGCCCTGCGCAGCGCTGGGGTCGCCGGACGGGCCGATCAGCGACTGCTGGTCGGTCGGCTGCGGAAGCCCCTGCTGCGGCTGCTGAGCCATCTGCATCTGCATCTGGATCATGTCCGCCTGGCCGGTCATCATGTCCGACTGGGCCTGAGCCATGTCATCGTTGTGCTCGCCCATCGACACTGCCTGGTCGGCCTGCTGCTGGGTCATCGTCGTCGCCGACTCGGCCTGGGCCAGCTGCTGCTGCGCCGCGAACCACTGCGCCATCTCCGGCGGGATCGGCAGGCCGCGCTCCTGGAGGTAGTCGTACGTCTCCTGCATGGTGACGGCCTGGGAGATGAGCTTGGCCTTCTGCTCGCGCGCCTGGGCCTGCAGCTCCTCTTCGAACTTGATCGGGATGTTGACCGACAGGCTCTTGTCCGAGATCGGGACGCCGGATGCCTTGAGCTGCTGAAGGAACTGGCGCTCCTGGGCCTCGTCGCGCAGGTTGAGGGTCGAGAACCGGACCTCGGGCACCAGCAGCTTGGGCACCTTGACGATGCGCTCCTCGCCGCTCTCCTCGTCGCGCTCGACGATCTCGCGGTAGATGACCTTGCGCTCGCCGCCGACGCGCTCGAAGTCGTAGTGACCCTGGGCCTCCGCGACGATCTCGGCGCGCTTGATGATGTGCTTGCGCACCGAGTTCTGGAACCCGACCATCATCTGCGTGACGAACTCACGGTTGAGCGCCGAGCCCGCGTACGTCTGCGACTCGCCGCCGGAGATCAGCGCCTCGCCGATTCCCCACGCCTGCATGAGCTTCTTGTTGACGCGGTCGTAGTCGGCGTCGAAGCGCGGCACAGCCTCGCGGCCGAACACGCTCTCCACCTCGAGGCCGAAGTGGTGCACCATGAGCCGGAAGTCCGACGCGAGCGCGACCTGCATGTCGTTGCGTGCGTCCTCGAGCTCGGTCTGGGTCGGCAGCCAGGGGTTGCCGTCACCGAGGTTGTTGGTGCCCAGCTTGGCCAGGATGAACGGGGAGTACAGGCGGTCGGCGACGGCGTCCTGCGCCGCGTTCAGCGACTCCTCCATCATGAGCGCGCGGAACGAGCGCATCATGTGCGGCGTGCCGCGAGTGTCCCAGGGCTGCACCTTGTTCACGATGCGCGAGACCAGGACGTCGGAGATGTCGAGGCCGTCGTCGCGCTCGGCCGCCTGGATGATCTCGGGGTAGTACCGGGCCAGCTGCTCGTACTCGAAGCGCTTCTCCGCACGCTCGGACTCGGACAGCTGGGTGATGCCGTTGTCGCGCAGCGCCTCGACCATCGGCTTGACGAGCAGCTGCACGCGCTCGTTGCGCTGGAACATGCTCTTGGACACCGCGATGTTGTCCGGGTTGAGGATCTCCTCGGCCTCCCAGACGCCCAGCGACTCGGAGAAGTGCGCGAGCGAGGTGACCTCGCCGGAGATCCAGTACTCGCGCGCCAGCGCGGGCAGGAAGGTCTCGTAGTCGAGGGTGTCCATGAACATCGACTCGTAGAACTCCTGGATCTCGGGATCCTTGGAGCACACGAACTCCATGCCCACGAGGGGGAACTTGGAGTAGATGTCGACGAGCAGCGGGACAAGATCGTGTGTGGCGTAGAAGATTCGAGCCCACCGGCGGATCTCCATCAGCGACTCGGAGTCCGTCGTGTCGAACGGGATGCCCTTGTCCTCGAGCGACGACAGCGGCTGCCGGACCTTGGGCAGCGCGATCTGCGTGTTCGAGGCGACGCGGGGCATGCCGCCCGCCGCACGGGCCATCGCGGTGGTGAGCGTCCGGTTGTCGACGGACGCCTTCGCGTTCCAGACCTCTTCGCGCGCCGCGACGGCGCTCTTGGGCAGCGCGTACCCGCGCGCCTTGATGTTGGCCATCTCCTGGCTGAGGTTCGACGTGATCAGGCGCGACGCCACCTGCTCATTCGCGCGGGACCTGCCGCCACGGCGGTCCACAACGGTGAACTGTCCCACGCTACTTCTCCTCAATCCTGGTGAGGCACACCTCGGTGTACCAGACCAATTCCCCGGACCCATCCATGCTCACGAGGAACGCGGGATGCACTGGCGTACCGCCGTTTTCAAGATCGGTCGAGACCTCGGCGATGACGCCCGTGCCATCGTAGTGTTCCCCGGCGGTGCGGCATTCGACCCGGCATCCCGGTCCGATCGGCAGCACCTTGTCGAGGAGCGCGTAGAACGCGCCGCGCGACGAGGTCTTCTCCTGCATCGCGCAGCACCGCCCGTACGACCTGAGGGTCAGCGGGTCGGTGAAAACCTCATCGCCGCACGCTGATCCGCAGCCCATACAGAACACACTCACTCCTATGCTCGTCACGCGAAGCTCTGGATCTCCGGCGCATCGTTGATCGACTGGTTCATGTCGGGGAAGGCCGGGCCGACGTCCTGCGTGCCGCTGTCCATCCCGGTGCCGCCCTCGACGTGAATCCCCGCGTCCTGCATGACCTCCTGCTCGATGAGGTCGTACTCCTCCTGCGTGATCTGGTGCGACTGGTCGTAGTCCTTGAGCGACGTCGCCGGATCCAGGTCGTTCTGTCGGGTCCAGTACTGGTAGTCGTCGATCACACCGGCGACGCGGCGGCGGCTGCTCTCGCGCGACTGCATCCGCATCGGGTCGGCGGGGATCTCGTCGTACTCGGGCTGCGGCATGCCACCGAGCGGGCCGTCGGGGTCGTCGTCCGTGGGGAACTCCCCGTAGCCCATCGGCTCCTCGGACGGCACGCCGAGGCCCGGTGCCGACGGCGGAGGCAGCTCGCCGCCGATCGCGGGAGGCGGGCCGCCCTGGCCGTCGCCCATGTCGGGCATGGGAGCGCCGCCCATCGCCGGGGTCGCCCTGTGCGGCGGGATCACCGGCAGCGTCGTCGGCAGGGAACTGGCTGTACGCGTCCTCCTGCGCAGCCGGATCGCCAGCGGGGCCGCCAGCGGGGTCCGCCTCCGCGCCCTCGCCGTTGCCGCCGTCGCTGGACTGCATCAGGTTGAACTGCGGCGGGTCACCGGCGACCGGGTACTCCGATGTGAAGGTGGTTCCGCCCTGCCCCTGCATGGTCACAGTGACGAGCGGGTTCCCCTCCTTGTCGAGGTGCGACTTCGTCTCGATCACCTGCAGCGCGTGGCCGTTCTGCTCGACGATGTCGCCAGCGGTGAGCTCGTGGCCCGGCACCAGCTGCCCGGTCCGGCGGAAACGTGCGGCCATGCGGGGGCCTCCCTTGCTGCTCGTGGCCGAGATCCCCGGCGCGGTCTGGTGGACTTGACTATTGAGCCAGCTCGCGACCCGTACGGGATCACGGAGCGAGGCGAGCGCCTTCGGCATCTCGGGCATCTTCGGCATCCCCGAGGACTGCCCGCTGCGCAGCGAGTTGAGCGCGTCGGTACCGGCCTCGAACGGCTTGCCGCCGACGAACGTCTGCGACCGGCCATCGCTGGTGACGCCGCCCGCGTGCCACTCGCCGTCGGGCTTGCGCTGCAGCGAGATCGATCCCTCCGGCCCGTCGTACTTGAAGTGCGTGCCGCGCTGCGGGAGCTGGGGGTCGATTTCTCCGTGGCTCCAGCCGTCGCCGAGCGTCTGCAGAATGCGGTTGTTCGCCGTGTCCGACCCCTGGGAGATGTTGAAGGCCTCCTCGGACGGCGGGTGCCCCTCCGGCGGGTGGTAGAAGAAGTTGCGGCCAGCCTCCGGCCGCGTGTACAGGTGGTCGGGGTCCAGCGACGTCGCGATGACGTCCCGGTCCTGATGCGGGTCCGCCGGGTGGTGCGCCGCCGCGAAGGCCTCGTCGGCGGACGCGTACACCCGGTCGCCCGCGCCGATGCGCGGATCGGTGTCGCCGCCGTTCTGATTGATCCGGCGGCCGCGCGGGATCACCGCGTAGCCGTCGACCGGCATGCCGTCGCGGGCATCGTCGTACGCGCGCTGGCTGCCCCAGCTGCCCCGGACGGAGTCCGGGTAGTTGCCGTCGCCGTGCTGGTTCGCGAGGTCCGTCAGGGACATGTGGCCGTCGAGCGGCGGCACGTGGCTGTAGTCCCACCGGTCGTAGCCGTCGTCGTCCATGTGGTCGCGATTGAACCCATGGATATCCCAGCCCTCGTCGTCGTACCCCTGGGAGTCGTAGCCGTCGCGGTTGTAGCCCGTGTCGTCGTAGCCGTTGGCGTCGTACTGGTCGCCGCCCCGCGTGCTGACGTTGTGCGCGTCGTCGTACGCAGCAGCGGCCGCCTGCGCGTTGTCGTCGTTCGGCGGGACCTGCTTGTAGTGGTCGTTCTGGCCGTAACCCTCGGGCGCGTACCGGTAGCTCGGATCCCAGGCATGATCGCCGTCGCCCTGGTTGAACGGGGTCGCGCGCTGATCGGCCGACCGGTTCGGGTTGGCCTTGTCCGCCAGCGCGAACTGGCGGCCCTGGTAGCTCAGCTCGCTCGAGTGCTTCAGGCGCGGCACGTACCGGTTCCGGGCAGCGTCGAGCATCGCGTTGGCGACGCCCTGGCGCTGGAAGTCCGGGTGCACCGACGCGACGCCGATGGTGGCGCTGCTGCCGTCGCCGCTCCACGTCAGGTGCCCGATGTCGCGGCCGTCCGGGTGCTTCGCGACGAGGTGCCGCACCGACTGACGGGACTGGTCGTCGTCGTTCGGAAAGTGCGTGTCGTGCTGGCCGTAGCCGTCGGCGGAGACGTCCCTGGCGTCGTACGGGTAGCCGCTGTAGTACTCGTGCGCCGCGTGGAACGTGATGCCCGGGATGTTGCGCGGCTCATCGTGCCGGTTGGCTAGCGGCTCGTCGCGGCTGACGAAGTTGTGGTGGCTCGGGTCGCTGTGGAACCACGCGTCGTCGGCAGAGACGAAAACGCGTGTGGCACTGCGCATCTCATCCGCAGGGACGTCCCAACGGCCTTCGTCCTCGTACTTCAGGCCCGGGCGCAGGTGGTCGGCCGCCTCGCGCAGCTTGTGGCCGATCCCCTCGGTGTGGGCATCGAAGACCGTGACGATGCCGCTCGGCTCCCACCAGAACAGCTTGCCGAGGATCTGGTTGCCGTCGACGGCGAGCAGCGTCCGCTGGTGGCCCGGGCTCGGGCTGTCTTCGACTATGCGGACTCGGGACGACTCCTCGTCGTCGCTGTACGCGACGCGCTGCTTGTTCGAGGCGGTGCGACGCTCGCGGCCCGCCAGCACGACGCCCTCGCGGCGCGGGATCTCCCGGGCGATGTACCGGGTGGCACCGGCCTCCTTCGACGCCGAGGCGATCGGGTAGGAGTTCCAGATCTTCCCGCACGCGCAGTGCACGAACGACGGCGTCTCGACGTCGTGGCCGCAGCCGGTGCACGCGAAGCGCGCGTTGCCGCTCGAGACGTAGCCGTTGAGGTGGTCGTCCCAGCGCCAGCCGGAGGCGACCCGCGTGCTCTTGGGGCTGCTGGCCCCGAGCGCCTGCGCCATCTCCATGAACGGGATGTGGTTGAGGGCCTCGCGGCGGGCGAACTGGTCGTGCAAGCTGGTCATCAGTTCGCTCCTCGAGTGGCGATGGTCAGGTCGCGGTCGGACAGGCCGCTGAGGTCGTCGGTGCCGTGCTGGCCGCCGGGCGACGGCATCGAGGGCATGGTTCCGACCCCCTGTGCGCCGTGCTGCTGGACCAGCGGAGCCAGAGCCGCCTGATCCACGCCGGTGGCGGCCGAGAAGCCCATGAGGGCGCTCGGGTCCGACGGGCTGATGCCCGACATGCTGCACCACTGCGAGAACTGCGCCCACAGCGACGAACCGGCGGCCTCCTTGCGGGACCAGCCCGCGAGGTTGCCCATCTGCCGAACGTGCTTCTCGCAGTAGCTGCGATCGTTGCCGTCGTAGTCGGTCACGTGGCCGGACGCATCGCCGTCACAGCTGCCGATCTCGCACGAGGCGGTGAGGGTACGACCCGCCGTCACCGCCGACGGACGAAAGGGCGATCAGCCCCCTTCAGGTTGTCCGAGGGGAACGAGGTGTACCGGGCCGACAGCGACACGCGCGGCTCGGCGAAGTTCGACTCCTCGCCGCTGTCCGTGTGGCGCTGCTCCGGCGTGCCGTCCTTCGACGGGCCGGAGAAGGCCTGCTCGACCGTCTGCGCATTCTCGCCGTGCGCGTACGAGTTGTTCTCCTCCGGGATCAGCGCCGGACCCTCGGTGAAGGAACGCTTCGGCTGCTTCTGCTTCGGGCCGTTGCCGCCGATCTCACCGCCGAAGGCCTTGGTGCTCTTGGCCTGCCCGGCCGCGTTGTCGAAGATGCCCCACTGCTTGGCGGCGACGGCCGACTTGTGGGCGATGCGCGGGTCCGAGATGTGCGAGGACACGTCGAGGTACGCGTGCGGCGTGCCGTGCTCCTCGGAGTCGACCCAGCCGCCCAGGTAGTTGCGCGGGTGCTGCAGGCGACGCTCGTGCTGCTTGGCGAAGCCCAGGATGTCGTCCGGGGTCACCTCGCTGACGGGCTTCTGCCACTCGGAGCGCTTGTCGGTCGAGACCATGTAGCCCTTGGACGGCGCGTCACCGACGGCGTCGTGCAGCGTGAAGCCACCGACGTGGTTGCCGTCGGCGTCCTGCTCCATGAGCTGCTTGTGGGCGTCCGGCAGCCAGCTGTCCGGGTTGTTCACGTCGACCGCGCGCTTGCGGTAGGCCTCGCGGCGCTCGTCGTGCAGCCGGTCGCCGTCGTCGGACTCGGGGCCAGGCTCGCCACACATCTCGCTGGCGTGCGCGCGCAGGGCCGCCAGAGCGGCCTCCGGGTCGTCGAGGGGCAGCACGATGTACCGCTTGCTCGGGTGACCCTCGCTGGCGGTGCGGCGCGTCGCGAACGCCTGCGGCTTGCCGATCGGGTTCGCCTCGCCGGTCGGGTTGCCCATCGACCAGTTCTGCGGGTTGCGCGAGTTCACGAGGTCGGCGGTCTCGCTCTTGATGCCGTCGGCCTGGCCGGGGGCCATCTTCATGTCACCGGCCGGGACCGCATTCGGGGTCGAGTAGTCGAAGCCCTGCTCGAACGGCTTGGGGGCGGCCGGAGCCGCCGGGGTGCCGCCTCCATTGCCGAAGGGGCTCCATCCGGCAGCCTGGCGGGCCGGGGCCGAGGTCGAAGTGTTCGCGAGATCGGCGTCGGTGAGGCCGTCGGCGGACTGCGTCTCGGCGGTCGGCTGCGCGGGCAGCGGCTGCGCCATGGCCGGGGCGGCGACGCCCTGGGACGACGGCATCGGCTGGGTGGCCATCGGGTTGGCGAAGCGCGGCTTCAGCGCACCCTCGATGCGACGCATGACGCCCGGCAGCGGCATGGTGTGTGCCGACACGGTCTTCATCATGTCGTTCTTCACCAGGGCGCACCGGGACTTGAAATCGCTGGCATCGATCGAGCTGGCCAGGAACGAGCCGAACTGCTCGCGGGCGGCGAGGATCGCGCGGTCCAGTGCGTCGGAGGCAGCGGCCTCACGGAGCTGGCTCTCGCTCTGCGAACCGGCGAGATCATCGAACATTCCGAAGGACATGCTGGCACTCCTCTGTGTGCGAACCACTACAGCGTGGGGGTCAACACTTGTAGGTCGCAGCGAGGGCCGTTTACATCAGACATGGAGACGGGGCCGCATCCATTTCGGACACGGCCCCGCGCTCGGGTGGGGTCACCAGAAGACGATGTCGTCAAGCAGGCCCTCGACGAAGTCACCGGCGGCGGCGGTGATGTCGCGCTTGGGCTTCGGTCGCGGCGTGCGCTCGGCGGTCTTGTAGCAGGCGTACACGAACGCCTCGGCGACGAGCTGGCGGGCGTCGGCGGTCTGCACCAGGGTCTCGGCCACCCGCTTGCCCTCGTAGCCCGCGCGGGCCGTCAGCTCGCGCTGGTCGTCGATGGCGTCGGCGTTCGAGGCGACGAAGCGCTTCGACTGCACGGTCAGCTCGTCCCGGATCCGCTGGGGCAGCTGCCGGTAGTGATCGATGCTCGCGGTGATCGTCGGGGAGTCGTCGAGGTCGCCCTCGAGCAGCGCGGTGCGCATCTCCTTCAGCTCGTCGACCGAGGCCTCGAGCGACAGGGGCAGCTCGGGGTCCAGGGAGCCGCGCGCGGCGTGCCGGGCCTGGCTCACCTGGGCGATGCGGCGGTCGACCGACTCGATGCTGCCGTCGAACCAGGACTCGTTGGTGGACGAGAGCTCCGCCAGCCGGGCGTCCAGGGTGGCATTCGCCGCCGTGCGGGTCTTGAACATCATGGGGGTCTCCTCGGGAAGGCTCTGTGGCTATTGATGCGCGACAGGCCTTCCCAGAGAGCACCGGATACAGAGCAGCCCCGGGCTGCCGTAGCTACACCCGGGGCCGGACTGGTTGTCGGGGACGTCAGTCCCGGAGCGCCAGCTCCTTGCTCACTCGACCATGGCGGGGAACTCCGCCTCGGTCACGGCCACAGTACCGTGCTCGTCGCTGGTGTCCCACAGGTCGCGGGCCTCGGCGTTGAACAGGTGCGGCGCGTGCGAGGAGAGCTGGCGGCCGATGCTCTGCGCCAACGCGCGGATCTCCGGGTCGGCGGCCTCCGAGTCGCGCTGCGTGAGGAAGCCCTTCCACGCCCGGTAGTTGCCGGTCATCACCATGCGGGTCTCGGTCGCGCCCATGAGGACGGCGCGGGCCGCCTGGTTGGCCTGCTTCTTCTTCAGGCCCGCGTCGATGAGCGCCTTCTGGATGACCGAGTAGGCGTCGCTCACCGCGTCGTCGACCTCGTCGAACAGGTGGGCCAGGCCCAGCTGGACGACGGCCGGGGGCAGCACGATCGCGGCCCCGTTGCTGTCGACGTACCGCTGGGACAGCTGGCTGTACGAGAAGTGCCGGTGCCGGACGACCTCGTGCGAGCAGGTGCGCGACAGACCGGTGAACCAGAAGCTCACCGACGCGTGCTCCTCGATCGACCCGTGGCGCTGGCGCTGCGTGTTGGCCAGGTACGTGCGGTTCGTTGCCGTCTTCGGGTTCGGCCGGTGGAACGACTGGTAGCACGCGCGACCGGCGAACTCGACGAGGGCCTGGCCGTCGTAGATGTTGTCGCCGTCGTCGTCGATGACGATGTTGCAGTCGTCCGGATCGAACAGGACGTCGGTCGCGCCAAGCAGCTCACCGGGGGTCTCCGGCGGGACGAACACGGTGTAGCCGATCATCTGGACGTCGAGGGTGGCGGTCTTGGTCAAGGCATCTCCTGGTTCGTGGTTTCTTCGGGCTTGGTGCGGTCGACGGGCGGGAACAGCTCGTCGAGCGCGTCTTCGACGGCGGCCCAGCTGCCGGGCTTCGGGGATCCGCCGTCGCGGAACATGCGGGAGAAGGGCCTGCCTCTGCTCACGACTCCCCCTCGTCTGCAGTCAGCTCGCCCACATGCTCCAGGGCGATCCTGCTCAGCTCCTCGGCAAGCCCCTCGAGGAAGCCGATCACGATCTGGGCGCGAAGCGCGAGATCGGTCTCCCCCTGCTCGCGGTAGGACTCCTGCAGCCGGTTGGCGAGGGACACCAGCTTCTGCAGGGTGAACAGGTCCGTCGTGTCGAGGACGACCTCCTCGTCGCTCATGCTCACAGAAGCTCTCCCGTCTGCGCCGCCGTCTTCGCATGCCACTCGTCCTTGTTGTGGGGCCAGGCGTTGAGGTGGTCGACGGACGTGTCGAAGAGTGCGGCAACCTGCGCGAGCGTGGCGTGCACCTGCGCCTTGGCGACCATCACCTTGACGCTCTCGACGGGGAGCCCGTCTGCGCTCTTGGTCAGCAAGAGCAGCTCCTCTGCCCTGGCGTAGTGCTGGGGGCCGTTCACTGGCCACGCTCCTTTGCGTCGTCGTCGAGGAGCTTCACAATGGCCTCGAGCGTCTCGGTGGACTGGGGGAAGTTCCAGCTGCCGCCGCGATACTGGATGCGGTGCCTGACCTCCAGCTGCTGCACGACCTGGTCGCGGTGCTCCTTCGCGGCCCACTCCTCGGGCAGGTAGACCCTGGCGCGGTAGCCGAAGTCGGAGACCTCGACGCCGTTCTCGCGGTAGAACTGGGTCTGCGGGTTCACCCCGAGGCACTCCACGTAGAGGTACTTCCGGCCCACCTTGGAGATGGTGCCCTCACGGGCCTTCGAGGCCTGCCTACCGCCCGTGTACTCCCGGAGCTCCACCATCACGGTGTCGCCGACCTTCGCGTCCATCAAGCTCATTTCGTCCCTCCCGCAGATTCCGCGATGGCCTTGGCCGTCTCGATGTATGAGTCGACCGCCCTCTCTCGCCGCGACCCCTCCCCCGCGAACTGGTTGATCAGGCGGCCGTCCTTCAGCACCCAGATGCAGACGCCGTCGTAGACGCCGGAGAGCTCGATCGAGTGGTCGACGTCGTCGGGGTACTTCCAGTCGCTCACCGTCGTGCCTCCAGCATCACGTGGCGCTCCCACTTCTCCCCGAGCTTGTCGAGGCTCCCGTTCGGCTTGATGAAGCCGAAGTATGTGCCGCACTGGCAGCGGCCGTGCAGCTCGCAGTCGCCGTAGCTGACGATCAGTTCGTGGCCGTCGGTGACGCTAGCGTCCTCGTCGGGGATCCGGTCCGAGGAGATCGGCTGGCCCGCTCGGACCGCAACCACGTCCTCCCACGCCTCCACCAGGTCGCGGCCGCTTCGTCGATCGAGGAAGGTGGTTGCCGCGCTGTACTGCCTCTTGGCGTCCGCGAGGCGCTGCTGCACCTGGTCGTCGGTAAGTCGGCTCACTGGTCGCCGCCCAGCACCCGGGTCGAGGTGACCTGCAGGGTCACGAGGTGAATCTCGCCAGGGCGGTCCGGCTTCTGCTCGTACATCGTCACCACGCCGTCGTCGGGCTCGCCGTGCAGGAACTCGCGGATCAGGCCGACCGTGAGCTTGCTGGCCCGGAGGTTGTGGGTGGTGGTCATGGTGGGCTTGAAGGTCATCGGCTCCTCGCCTCCTCGTAGGTCAGCAGCGGGTTCGCGGGCAGGCCGGTCTCCATCTGCACGTACCCGGCCGACTTGGTGGCGCAGCCTTCACACGTGGAGACGCTGCGGAACGGGGCCTTGCTCGGGTCACCGGCGGACACGGTGCCGATCAGGTCGTCGTAGTGGTCGCAGGGCGGCTCGATGTCAGTCACTGGCCCACCACCGGCACGAAGGCGACGACCAGCTTGCCGCTGATCCGGAGCACCATCTCGGAGCTGTGGCCCCAGCCCCCGCTGCTCGACTCGTACCACTCCCCGCTCTCCTTCTGGTACGCGATGGTCTCCGTGTTGTCGAAGTCGATGACGATGGAGTCCTCGGGGAGCGCGACCAGCTGCTCCACGGACTCGACGGGCGTCATCTTGTGGTACCCGGCGTCGATGATCGCGTCGGTGATCTCGTCCGCGCTGTTGCAGGCCTCGACACCGTGGCAGACGATGCGATGCAGCTCCAGGCGCTGGTCGCTCATTCGACCACCGACAGCACAGCGGCCACCTTGGCGGTGAGCTTCTCGGCGTTCGTGGCGCGCACGGTCACGGCGAACACCTCGGTGTCGCCGGTGATGATCCGGTTGTCCTCGTTGTAGCCGCGCCCGTTCGGGTTCACCAGGACGGACTGCTTGCGGGAGACCTTCACCTCGGCGACCCAGTCGTCGTGGTAGTCCACCAGGCGAGCAAGCTCGTTGGCCATGCGTCTTTCCTTTCGTTGGTCTGTATCTACCCTACAGCACTACGCGCGGTCGGGCCACCGGCGGGCCAGATACGCCCGGGCCTGCTCCCCGCACGCCGGGTCGCTCTCGAACTCGCACGCCCACTCCTCGTAGTCGTCCGGCCCGATGCCCTCGTCGTACTGGTTGGACCAGCCCCACACGGCATCGAAGACGTCCTCGCAGGGACCGCAGTTCACCCACTCGTAGATGCGGCCGTCGTACAGCACGGTCGCGCGGTGGTACTGCACGCCGGGCTGGATCTTCGAGAAGCAGGTCTCGCAGCGGTGCTCCTTGCGCGCCGTCGGCTGCGTGCGCTTCAGCACGGTGGTCATCAGTCCCCCATCTTCAGGGTGAAGCTGGCCTCGATCAGCTCGACGATGTGCTCGTCGAAGTGGACGCCCTGCCAGTGGCACCGGCAGTCGACCTTGGTCCGCGTCGAGTAGCAGAAGCCGGTGGGCACGTGGTACTTCAGCAGCTCGCGCAGGCTCTGCGCGGCCAGCTCCTCGTCCCGCCGGTCCTGGTACTCCCAGCGGTCGCGGTCGGCCTTGTCGGCCAGGTCGTCGCCACTCACTTCGGTCCTTCCGGTTGGTACACCTCGCGGAGCCGGGCGCGGCCCGCGTCTGCAGCGCGTCCCGCCGACCAGGCGTACCCGCGCAGCGAGCGAAGCGACGGCGGCAGCGGGTGGCCCTTCGGGGCGGGGATGGTCCAGAGCCACTCGCCCGCGATGTCCTCCCCATACAGGAAGTCCCGGAGGAGCCTGCGGTACTGCGACGGGCGGTAGCGAACCTTCACGCGGGGAGGCCCGTGCGTGCCGGATGCACGGATGCTCACTTCGGCCCTCCCAGGATCGGCGGGGTGTAGTCGCTACCCATGTACCGGCGGCGCGCCTCGCCGGTCAGGCGGGCGCGGAACGTCTTCTCGACGATGCCGTTCAGCGTGATCACGAGTCCCTTGTCGGCGAGCGAGTCGGCGGCCTTCCGCGAGGCCGCGTTGCTGCCGATGGTCCACAGGTCGTGACCGAGACGGTGGCGGGCGATCAGCACATCGAGCAGCAGCTCCTCGGTGGGCGTGAGGGGGATCTCCGACTCCTCGGCCTTCGTCTCCCCGGTGCGCTTCCACTCGGACTCGGCCAGTAGCCAGCCCAGAACCTTGTTGGCCTCGTGGGGGTCTCGCGCCAGCTGCGCCCTGTAGCTATCCATCGTTGCTCCCCTGCTTGTCCAGGTGCCGCGCCAGCAGCGCCTTCTCGTACTCGTCCTCCACGTGCTTGGCCCACATCGTCGGCCCTTGCCCGGGGTGCAGCCAGCCGAACATCGCCCCGCACCTGCAGTACCGCCTCCAATACTGGTTCGCGATGAGCTTGGCCTCCGTCGGCACGTGCTTCTCGAGCACCTCGGCGAGGGCGCTCACTTCGACGGCCCCCACCCGATCGGCATGATGTCCCGCAGGTCGTCGGAGATCTCCGCACGCCGCCGCTCGATGTCGTGGTGGGACTGCATGTTCAGCCAGAACGCAGCGCTCACGCCGAAGTACCGGCCCAGTCGCAGCGCGGTGTCCGGCGTGATGCGACGCTTGCGCTTCACGATCTCGTTGATTCGGCGCGGCGGGACGCCAATGGCCTTCGCGAGGGCGTGCTGCGTGATGCCTTGGGTATCGAGCTCTTCGGCCAGCAGCTTGCCCGGGTGGATTACCTCCATCAGATGTCCTCCTTCTTCCAGGGCCGGGTGACCCACAGCAGCCACGCTCCGTAGATGAGCGCGAGCACGCACAGCACGGTGCCGATGCCCATGCACCACCGGGCGAACGTGAGGAAGAAGTCGTCGTCATCGCCCGCAAAGATGCCGAGGATGAGCGCGTAGAGGGCGAAGCCCCAGCAGTATGCCCCGCCGAAGAGGCCGAACTGCAGCGGCCAGCCGTGGTCGACCGGGTCGATCTCGCGCTTGCGCTTGGCCATCAGACGTCCTCCTCGACGGTGTACACGTGCGGCGGCAGGTAGAACGACCACTCGCCCAGGGTGATCCGGCCGACGATCAGCAGCGCGATGACGTCGTACCGCCCGTGCCGATCGCAGGATCGCTCGGCCGCCTTGCGGGTCCAGTGCCGGGACATCACCTTGATGCCGTCCTCGGTGACGACCCAGCGCTTGCGGATCTTCACGCGCCCCACCCTTCGACGGTGCGGCCGGTCTCGATGACCAGGTTGGCGATGCTCTCGAGCTTGCTGTAGGCGTCGGCCCAGCAGACGCCGTCGTCCAGGGCGACGAGCTCGGCGATGCGATCCAGTGCTGCGTTGGCGTCCATCAGCTCTCCTTGGGGTGTTGGGTGTGGTCCATGGCTCCGGGGCAGCGCTTGCTGCCGCACATCGGGCACAGGGTCATGCGGCCGACGGCGTGCTCCTCCCCGTCGCGGAAAGTGATGGTGGGCCAGCTGGGGCTGTCGCACCGGTAGCACGGGCAGCCGGGGTAGAGCTCGGTCGGGTACTTCGCGGCGACCTTCTCCGGCACGCACTTCGGGCACAGGTCCACCACGGGGCAGCCGTCCGAGCACTGCCAGCCCGTGGCGCGCGCCAGCTTCAGGTCCGGCCGGTCGTACGACATCTGCGCCTCGGCCCCGCACTCGTCGCACTTGAGTACCCACACGGGGCGCGTGGTGTGCTGCTGCGTCATTGCTGCTTGCTCCGCTCGGCGATCTTCTCGCGCAGCCGCTCGATCTCGTAGAAGGCGCGGAGCGCACCCTGGTCGTCGTTGCGGCGCTCGGGTCCGATCTCGGCCAGCGCCTCGCCCAGGATCTGGTCGACCACCACGAACGCGCCCTCCGCCGTCAGGGTCGCCGTCGCGTGGTGCGTCACCACCATCGGCTTCGGGACCATATTCCTGACCCGGTCGCTGAACTCCTGGACGGGGCTCATGCCGTCGTACGTCTGTTCGCTGTGCATGCCGTCCATCCTACAGGTCAGCTGTAGGGGAGAGCAAGGTGGGCGCAGACAGCAGAAAGCCCCGACCCAGTGAAGGATCGGGGCTCTCGCGTGCCGTCAGCCGAGGTGCTTCTTGGCGAACTCCAAGTCCTCGTGCGTCTTGGCGACGCGTCTGTCCCAGTACCGCTCCCGCCGGATGCAGTAGACGGCACCCCAGACGCTGCCGCCGAGCACGATCGCCACCAGCAGCCACTGCGAGGGCTCGTACTGCACCTCGACCACCAGGGCGAGCATGGCGTACGCCAGGACGTTGGCGAGGTAGACCACCGACGAGTAGGACACCCAGAACTGCTTGCCCGACTGGGCTTCGATGTGGCGCTGCAGGCGGTCGGCCATGATGCGCGTCTTGGTCTGCTCCCAGCGCTCGTCCGTCAGCTCGTCCAAGTCGGGGATCTCACGCATCTTCGGCCTCCAGTCGTCGAACCTCGTTGTCCCAGTACGTCTCTCGCAGGAATCCTGCCATGCCGCAGCCGACGCTGTACAGCACGATCAGCGCCAGCAGCTGCCAGGCGTGCAGCAGGTCGAGCACCACCAGCGTCGTGAGCACCACGGCCATGGCGAGGCCGATCAGCATGATGTACGCGATGGCGTCCGGCCCGCTCCAGAACGCGTGCCGCTGCCGCGCCTTCTCGAGCTCACTCATCACAGGCCCGTGCAGATCCATCAGTACAGCCCCATCTCCTGCTCGAGGGCGGACAGCTCGTCGAGCTTTGCGTGGGTGCGCGCCAGCGCCTGCCGCATCCGCACCTCGGCCCACACCTTGGCGTCGTCGAGCGCATCCTTCTGGAACCAGAAGTGCTCACCAGCGCCGTCCAGCGGGCCGACCGTCACCAAGAGCTTCCCGCTGGCGGGGTACTCGAAGATGACAGCGCCCCACATGCCCAGCCGCCCGGCGTACGTCATGTAGTCGCCGAGGCCCTCGACGCGGAGCTCCGACCACACGACCTCGCCGATGCGTTCGTTCGCCTGCCAGTCGATCTCCTTGGCCATCAGCTCTCCCTCTTCGCCTCGCGGTCGAACAGGGCCAGGGCGGCGCGGTACTGCTCGCGGTACTGCCCGATCTTCGACCGGTCGAACCAGCCCTGCACGTCGGCTCGCGTGTGATTGGCGTGGGCGACGAGCATGCCGCGCCCACGGTTCAGGCGGATGTTGCCCACGCCGTCGCGCTCGGCGTGGTAGTAGTCGTCGCCGGGGCGCTCCGGCTCGTCGTCCTCGACGCCGCGCTCGGCCTCGGAGCCAGCGATGCGCAGCGCCCAGGTGCCGTCGCCCCGGTCGACCCACTCGCCGAACGAGATGCTGGCCCCGGTCTCGTCCTCCACCTCGATGAAGCGGCCGGACTCGTGGGTGGGCGGGCCGTCGAACACGATGTCGATATAGCGGTCAGCCATTGGCCCTCACCCTCTGGTAGTTCGCGTCGCGCAGCATCTTCTCGAGGTGCGCCTTTGCCTCGTCGATCGTTCCCTCCCAGACCTCGACCTCGTGGTTGCCGGGGACGCCGAAGCCGACCTCGATCCGGTCAAACCACGGGCCGCCGCGCATGTCGGTGACGCTGGCCTCGTACGGCCCATATCTCGCCACCAGGTGCGTCCACTTTTCGTAGCGGGTCTTCGTCTCTCCCCACTCGATCTCCTGAGGCAGGCTCGGCTTGCGCCCCTCGACCCGATCGTGGAATGCGTTGTGCACGAGCTGGTCGCTGACGAAGACGAGCGCACCGCAGTCGATGCACGCGGCGGCACCGATGACCTGAGTGCTGCCGACAGTCAGGCTCCGGCGGTGGTAGCGCTGGTTGATCGTCACTGCTCCCCCTCCGTCGGCCGCCACGGGCCGGTGATGATGGTGCGCTCCACGACTGCGCCACGGCTCGGGGCAAGCTGGCGGGCCATGTTCTTCGCCGAGAGCTCCCCGAGCGTGACGCCGACCTGACGGCCGTCCACGGGGTCGCTGTACTCGACGCCGTACTGCGTCTCGGTGCCCCGGAGGACCTGCGGGCCGACGAACACGAAGCCCAGGCCCTCCAGGTCCCCGAGGATGCTCTCGGCGATGTCGGTGTCGTCCTCGGCGTGCACGAAGTCGTCCTCGCGCATGGTGCCGTACCGCCACGCCTCCCACACCCGGGTGCAGCTGAGCAGCTCGTGGTCGCCGAGCACCTGCGTGACGGCCTCGAGGGCCTTCTGCCGGTCAGTCATCAGTACCCTGCCCCTCCCTGTCGTGCGCTCACCTGGTCCAGCCACAGGAAGAGCCTGGTGTTCAGCTGCCGCTGCCTGTCTAGCTCCTCGTGGAACTCGTCGTGCGTCTTGGTGTCCACGGCCCACGCCCCGCAGTCCTTGCAGACGGTGGTGAGCACCTGCTCGCCACTGGCGGGCAGATGGAAGCGGGTGTAGCGCTCGTCGGCCATCAGACGGCCCAAACGATCTTGCGGCAGGTCTGGAGGACACGCGGCGCACCGGTGCCCTTGCGCACCGTCAGCACGACCGCGCGAATCAGCGTCGCATCGGTGTAGTCGTCGTCCTGCTTCGGCACGTGGATGCTGTGCGTGGCGCGCGTGCTGAACCGGTACGTGACGAGGTCGCCGTCGGTGCGCTCGTACGTGAACACCTCACCCGGGTTCATCACGACGCCGAGGACCGCGCCCTCGATCGGGTGGTCCGGCTCGATCTCCAGGTGCGGGCTGCACGCGGTGCGGTACGGGCCGTCGAACGGCAGGGGCGAGCCGTACTGGGCGGCCATCTGGCGCAGGAACTCGGGCTGCGCCTTCAGCTCCTCGCTGATCCGGTCCAGGTGCTTGATCGTCCCCTCGCGGCGGGAGTTGCGCACGATGTCCTTCACGACGGTGCGCACGTCCTCGTGGTCGTGGGGGCCGGAGTAGCGGGCGGCCGCGTTGATGCGCTGCACGTACTCGTCCACGACGCCGTCGATGCCGGACGCTGCTGCCGGACGCTCGTCGCGGTCGTCGGTCGGCAGGGGCGCAGCGCCGGGGTCGTGGATGCTCATCAGAACGTCTCCTTCACGAAGTCGTCGAGCGCGGCGGACAGGCTGCGCAGCACGCGGTGCGACTCGATCATCTGCTCGCGCAGAGAGGAGCCGACGAAGGTCTGCTGGAACCCCATCTCCGGCTCGACGAGCGGCAGGCTCGCACGGATGCGGCTGCGCAGCTGGTCGATGTCGGCCTTCATGAAGGTGAGGGTCGCGGCCGCGCGCTCGCGGTCGTTCATGTCGTCGTACTCAGGCATCGGTGCCCTCTCTCGTTGGGTGTGGCCTACATGTCCACTATAGCAGACTGAGAGGTAGCTGCGGACTCGGGCAGTCGCACATCTTGCCGTCCTTCACGCCCAGCGCACGGTCGAACGCCCCGTACAGGCACTGGCCGAGGTAGTCGTGGTGCACACCCTCGGAGTGCCCGCAGTTCTGGCACTTGGCGACCATCACTCCATCCCCTTGCAGTCGCAGTCCTTGCCGTCCTTCGGCTTCATCTCGCCGTGGATGCACCGGCCGACGAACTGCACGTGGGCGTAGTCGGCGTGCCCGCAGCTCTTGCACGTGAGCATCAGGCCCACTTCTCGTGGTCGGACAGGCGCGCCGCGCGCGACGGCGGGGCGAGCTTCAGCTTGGGCTTGCCGGACCAATTGCACCGCTTGCAGCGGGGCCTGTCGGGGTAGAACTGCACATCGGAGACCGGGTCCATGCGCAGGTCGCTCCGGCACTGCGTGAGCAGCACGATGGTGCCGTCGAGCCGGACCTCCCGGCCGTTGGCGATGTGCAGCGTGCCGCTGCGCGTGATCCCGGCCAGCGGCCGCCGGAAGGGGCTGTTCGGGTCGATCACTTCGCCTCCGTGGGGCACTCGTCGTCACGAGGGCCGTTGTGGACCTCGTCGCACGTCCAGCACGGGTTGCACTCCTTGCATTCGACGCACTGCTCGCACGGCGGGTCGATGTGGCACGAGCAGTCGTGGCACTCGATCAGCGCGGCGGCCGCCTGCACGTAGGTGTTCGTCGTGTCGCTCACGGCCAGCGCCCCTTCCCGGAGAATCCGTAGCCGTACTCGTCGAGCCGGTTGTCGAGCTCGCGCGCCTGCGGCATGGCCTGCTCGATGGTGATGCTGGCCGCGTTGGCGATGAACTCGGCGATCACCTCGACCGGGGTGGGCGGCTCCTCGCCCCCACGCGCCACGGAGAGCGACGTAAACGTCTCATCGGTGTCCCGATCCACACACGGCGGCTCGTGGCCCTTCAGGAGGCCGCACTGCAGCGACTCGTCCGGCGAGTACGTCGCGCACTTCGGGCGCGCGCAGTCGTGCTGGTCCTCGTGCTTGCTGCAGACGTACTTCCCGCAGCCCGGATCGCGCTCATCGAGCACCGCGCCCCTCTCGTCCATGCGCAGCGTGCCGCACAGCGCGTCGAGGCCCAGCCGGATCACCGTCTTGCAGCCGACGACGTCGCAGTCGTCCTCGACGTAGTACCCGGCCGTCTTGCCGGTGTCGCCGCGCTCGTAGATGCCGTAGCCCATCAGTGCTTCCTCTCCGGGGTGTAGGGGCCGAAGATCCGATGCCCCGTGCGGCACGCCTCGTTGTTCTCGCAGGCGCTGCCCATCTCCCAGGAGGTGGCCGTGCGGACCCACACGTCGTCGTCCTTGTCGAATACCCGCTTGACGTCCTCGGGGACGTCGAGCAGCGACGGCCACTCGCGGGGCTCGGCCTCGTCGATGAGCTCGAGCACGGCCTGCCAGTCGGCCACCACGTTGAGGTGGCCCATCTCCTGGAAGGTCTCGGCGTGCTCGGTGGCGAGCTCCTTGATGCGCTCGAGCGCCTCGGTCTGGCTGATCATCAGTGCTCCTCCTCGGTGAACGGGCCGTCCACGGGGAGGCCCGCAGCGCACGTCGAGTGGCCGCATCCGTCGCCGCCGGTCAACACCCACACGTTGCCCTCGGGGTCGCGCACGCGGTCGACGCCAGCGGGCACATCGTTGAGCGTCGGCCACTCGCGCGCCTTCGCCCGCTCGACGACGGCCAGCACGTCCAGCCAGTGGCGCTCGGTGTCCGAGTGCCCCATCGCGTGGGCGGTCATTGCGCGCTGCTGCGCCATGCGCTCGACGGTCGCGAGCGCCTCGGTCTGGCTGATCGTCATTCGTCCCCTCCGGTCAGTCGCAGGATCGTCTCGAACGTCCGCAGCTCGCGGCAGTCGGTCGTGCAGTCGTCGATGGCCTGACGCGCCACCCTGCGGATCGCCACCAGGCGCTGCTTGGACTCGCCGGAGTGCTCGGCCTCAAGGTCGTCCGCCGCGTTGCGCAGCTCGCGGGCCTCCAGGGTGCCGCGCCCGTTGCGCTCGTCCCACCACGCCGCCGTCGCCCGCAGGCTCTCGGGTGTCTGGTCGTTCGTCATCGGAGCTCCAGCCCGATCTCGGCGCTGCCGTTGCGGATCAGGCGGGTGATCGCGGCGAAGTCCCGGCCGATCCCCTCGATGCCGCAGTAGTTGGCGGCGTGGTGGTTGGCCATGCGGTGGGCCTCGCGGAGCAGCTCGCGCATCGCATTGGACTGGCGGATCTCGAGGTCGGTGGCCATCACGCGCAGCTCGGACCCCAGCACAGGCTTACCCATGCTCTCCAGCCAGCCAGCCATCTCGCGCATGGCCTCGGGCGTCGGCGTCTTGGGCTTCTTCTCGTTGATCGTCTGTTCGATGTCGGCCATGCTGTGCCCCTATCCGGCGTTGAAGCTGTCGAGGATGACGTGCGCGGTCTTGCGCGGGCCGGTGTACGTGCCGACCTTCTCGACGCTGGCCTGAGCCGCCTCCAGCCACTGCAGGCGGAGCTTCTCCACGGTGGGGACGAACAGCGGAGGGGTGTGCGCGAGCGAGTGCGCATGGTCGGCGGCGAGCAGGCGGGCCTCGGGGGCCTTGTCGGCGGCGACCACGAAGGCGTCGTGCTCGTCGTAGCCAGTGATCCCCTTGCGTTCGATCAGGTAGATGTTCATGTGTCCACCCTACAGGACAGCTGTAGGACACAGCAAGCTCAGTCCAAGCCTGCTGTGCCCTACGTGGTGCTGCCGGTCAGTACGAGACGGTCACGGTCGCGCGGACGAACGGAGCCCGGCGGATCATGGACGCGCGGTCGGCGTTCGAGCGGCGCTGCGACTGCTTGCCCTCCCGCGTGTTCTGGATGTAGCGCGCGCCGCCCCGGTTGACGAAGAAGACCTCGCGCGCGCCGTGCTGCTCCCAGTACGGCACGGCGTCCGGCACCTTGGCGCTGTCCCACCACACCTCACCGATGTGCGCCTTGATGAGCGGACCGGCGTCGAAGTCGTCGTCCACCTCGGTGCGCTTGCCGGTGCGGTGGTCGTACAGCACGCGCTCGGTGTGGACGTTCACGAAGTACGGGCCGTTCACCGGCATCGACTGCCCGCGATACGGCGTCAGATCGGGGACGTCGTGCCAGTGCTCCCAGTCCGGCTTCGGCTTGGCGACCGCGTCGCGGATCTCCTCGAGCAGACCGAAGCCCTTGGCGAGCAGCTCATCGAGCGACGTGGGCTCCTTGACCACGAGCTTGCCGACAGCGCTGTGGCCCCGGACCCTGAGCTTGCTGACGTCGACGCCGCCGCTGATGGTGACGCCGTCGCCCTTGAACTTCAGCCCCTCGGTGTTGTCGCCCCGGATGCGGCCGTACGCCCTCAGGTCCCAGTGCTTGCCGTCCCAGACCCACTCGCCGCCGTTGCTGTCGGTGAACTTCTGGTCCTGGCTCACGATGTGCGGGAAGCCGAAGTTCTGCGCAGCGAACTCGAGCGTCATCGTGCGGTAGTAGTGGACCGGGTGCAGGGCGGCGGGCGCGACCGGCCCCGGCTTGGCCTGCCCCGGCTTGGCCTGCCACACGTTGTCCATGAAGATCCACTTGGTGCCGTCGGCCGTGGTGTGGTCGAGCATCACCAGCGAGTTGGGGAAGCCGTACTTCTCCTCCGCCACGGAGTCCTTCAGACGGAGGTGGCACTGCGGCACCGGCCAGCCGTCCTTGACCGACGGAAGCGCCATCAGCCTCACGAGCTCGCCGTGCATCGCCAGCATGCCGCTGTAGGCGCTGACGCTGATGTCGAGCAGATCGCGGACCTCGATCTTCCTCAGGCCCGCGTTGACGAGCGTCCACACGAACTCGGCGGCGACGATGTACGCCTCGCGGCGCGCGTAGTCGCTCGTGTGCCCCGCCAGCATCTCGCGGACGTACTTCGCGCGGGCCTCGACGTCGATGACGCTGTTGTCCGCCAGCCGCATCGTGATGTGGAGCTTGTCGAAGTGCTTGTACTGGCTGCCGATGAGGCCGATCGCCACCCGCTCGATGTCGCTGTGGTGGATCGCGTAGCCGGACGGGTGCTCGATGTCGCCGACGACGATGCGCCAGCCCCGCTCTCCCTCGCGCTCGGCGATGACGGCGTAGTTGGTCACTTGCTCTCTCCCTAGTTCTCGTCGGGCAGCGGGAACCACTGCGCGCCGGTCCACAGCCAGTCGATGCTGCGGTTGCGGTAGACGTGACCGATGGCCACGCCGGTGGGGAAGCCGAACGGGTTGCGCTCCGGCTTCGGCTTCACGGTGAAGTCAGAAGAGCCCGAGGGCATGGCCACAGCCACGCGCACGGCCTGGTCCCGCTCGGCGAACGCCTTCTGGACCTTCTCGGGCATCAGGATCTCGTCGCTCGGCTGGATGCCGCTGATGTCGCGCAGCGCCCTGCTGAGTCTGGGGGACACCTGGTTCCAGTGGTTCCAGTACACGTCCCCGTGCACGCCGTCCGAGCGCATCGGGACCGGGCTGTCACGCAGGCGCTTGCTCGCCCTCCCCAGATTGAGCAGGCGGGTGAAGCCCGCATCCCAGACGTCGAGCAGCATCGCGCACTCCCAGCGGGGCACGCCCGCATCGGTCAGCTGCACCGCGAACTCGGCAGCCTCCTGGTTCGCGTGGTCCTTGGCGCGGGTGATCCCGGCCTCCTTCAGCCGCTTGGCCAGGAACTCGCCCCGCTTGATCACGCTGGTGATGCCAGGGACATCGGGCAGCGTCACGTCGCCGACGTCCACCGTGAACGAGAGCTCCGGGAAGACGTCCTTGTCCTGGCGGATGACGTCGGCGGCCGCCTCGCGGATGTCGCCGTAGACCGGCGCGTACACCGGCTCGTGCTCGACCCCGACGATCTGGACGCGCCAGCCCTTGTTGCCCTCGCGGACCGCGTTGGCCCGGTAGCTCTCCGACTTCCCGGAGATCCGCTCCACGATCCGCCGCACCTGGTCCACGTCGCTGCTCAGCAGATCCGCCATGTCGATGACGGGGACACCGCGCCGGTGCAGGGTCTCGACGAACACCCGCTCCTCGTGCCGGGTGGTCGGGCTCGCCTTGCCGCCGCCGATCCTCTCCGCCGACCGGTTCACGGCGATGCTCCGCGCCCAGGGGCGTAGGTTCCGGCTGCCCGTGGAGGGCAGCATGGCGCGGATCTCGATCAGCGGCTGGGTGAGGCTGCCGCCCCTCGCGCTGTGCTCCTCCACCAGCGGGCGGGCCTCGCGCTCGATGTCCCGGTAGCGCATCGTCGACACCACGGGGTGCGCCTTGATCGCGGGGATCTCGATCAGCCAGTCGCTGCCGGTCCAGGTCGCGTTGATCCAGTACTTCGCCGTCGTCGTGCCCATCAGAGCTCCTCCACCTTCATGCCGTCCGCCATGTCCTGTGCCCGCACCAGCAGGCGCGAGAGCTGAGCCGCGATCGGCTCGACGTCATTGCCCACCGTGATCCCGCGCAGCTCCTTCGTGAGCTCGGCCAGCGTCATCGGCTTCTCCAGCGACTCGATGCTGGTGTAGTCCTCGTACGGCGACGGGCACGAGCAGCCGCTGTCCGTCGCGAAGTAGAAGCGCTCGGTCTCCGGCCGGTACCAGACCACGCCCATGTTGAAGCTGTAGTTCGGCTCCTCGAGCTCCAGCTCGCCCACGATCTCCAGGCCGAAGTGCTTCGGGTCGTTGTAGACGGTCTTGCTCACGTGCTCCTCTTTCAGATGGCGGTGCCGTCGAGCAGCTCGTGCCGCTGACGGTTGCTCTCTCGGGGCTCGGTGTACTGGCTGACCTGGAACAGCTGGACGCCGTACATCCGAGCGATCTCTTCCTTCGGTACGCCCGCCAGGAACAGCGTGCGGCCCAGCTTGCATCCGATGCCGTCGGCCTGACGCATCAGATCGCGCGCCTTGGCGGTGTGATCCGCCGAGACCTCGCCCTTCATCCGGCGCTCGTCGCGCATCTGGTCCCAGCGCCCCATCAGCTCCCGGAAGGACTGCAGCGCGTGCTGCACGTCCGGGATGCCGGGCACCGAGAGGATCTTCAGCTCCACGTCCAGATGCAGCACCGGGTCGTCGACGCCGTAGACCTCGCCCAGCTCCAGCAGCACGAGGCCGAGCAGCGCGTCGTAGTCCCCGGCCTGCACCGTGCGCCTCTGGTCCTGGGGGCCGATGACCACTCCGTACCAGGTGCCGTCCTCGGCCCTGGACACAGGCAGGGTGTAGCGCTCGGGCATCTCGTACCTTGTCATACCTCTACACCTCCACTAGAGCTGTCCTCCACACTACCTGCAGCAGGCTGTGGAAGTCGAGTGATCTGCACCCGGTATGTCGCCTCGTAGCCCTCCGGCACGGGGCCGAGAGGCATGAGGGTGTACGCACCGATCGGGCGTGAGATCTGCGCCTCTCCGGGCACCCGGCGGTAGCCCGCGCGGTGCAGCCGCAGCGCCGCCCGGTACATGTACGAGGTCCGCACCTCGCCCTCGAAGTCGACGTCCCGCAGCAGGTTGTAGATCTCGCGCTGCTCCGGGGTCATGCCTTCTCGCCCTCACGGAGCAGGGCTGTGACCTGACCTGCGGGGATGTTGAGCATCATGCTGATGTCGTGGTGCCCCGCACCGCTGTCGCGGAGCGTGCGAACCAGGCGCACCGAGCGCTCGTGCACGTCGTCCTTGAGGGCCTTCGCCGCCGCCCGATCGTCGTTCAGCTTGGCGATCACCTTGTGCATCCCGATCTCGTCGCCGACGCCGATCTTGACGTCCAATACGGCGGCCTCCCGGGGCAGGGTGGGGTTGCTCGCCTTGATGATCGTGCGGGCCACATCCTCGACGTCCACGAGGTTGCGCGCGCCCACCAGCGGGCCTCCCGGACCGGTCACGCTGACCCACCACACGCCATTGGAGAGGTGCACCTGCACTTCGTACTTCATATCTGTCCTGTCGCTGGGTTTGGGCTGCTTTTGTACTTGCTCTACTGGGGGCTGAGGATCTGGTGCACGCGCTGGTGCGAGAGGCCCAGGATGGTGCCGATGTCGCGCATCGGGACACCGGCGTCCTCGAGCTCCTTGGCCAGCTTCTCGGCCGCTGCGGTGGCCTCGTCGCGCAGCGCCTCGGCCCGCTCCCGCGTGAGGTGGATCGCTCCGGCGCGCTGCGCCACCTGGTCGAGGCCGTCCACCACCAGCTCCACGCCGACCCGCACCTCGTCGATGGGCACGTCCTTGGTGACGGCGATGAGCTCGCGGGCGTTCTGCTCGATGTCGGCCACCTTGCGGGCCTGCGTGACCTCGTCGAGACCCATCACCGAGATCTCCCACCACTTGCCCTCACGGGTGGCGGTGACGTGGTAGTAGTTCGTGGTCATCATGGCTGTCCTGCTCTCGATCGGTGGATAACGTCCAGCTCGCTGTGCGCCTTGCGGAGCCAGCGCTTGGACTCGTTCAGCCGGGCCTCGGCCGTGTTGAACTCGTTCTGCCGCCGCTGCGTATGGCGCTCCCAGCGGGCCACCTTGGCCTGGGCGGCGGCCAGCTCGTCGTCTGACGTCATCGGTTCGCCTTCACCCAGGCGACCGCGTTCGCCAGCTCGCGGGCGACGACCTCGGAGTCCTCCACGGACAGCGTCCACGGGATGCCGGTCAGGGACAGCCTGCCGTCGCTATCGATGTTGACGTGGCCCTGTCCGGCGAATCCGGGGCTCGACAGCTGGACGGACCAGCGGAGCACGCCGTACGGGGACTCGGCGGGCGGGTAGGGATTGGTCTTCTTCTGGGCGGCGTTGCGGAGCTTGGCGTAGCTGGACATCGCTTCCTCATTCCTCGTTGATGGGCTGGCTGTTGTCCAGCTTAGTGGACAGATATGGGTTTACACAAACAGCCAGCTCACGGGGGACTCCCGGTCACCGCATCCTCATTCCTCGTTGGTGAGCGAGCAGGTGGTCGACGCCGAGGGGGTCTCGAAAGAAGTTCTCGGGGAGCAGGTATGCGGCACCGCCTCCGTAGCAGAGCCACCCGTCCCAGTCCGGCACTAACTCCAGGCGGCCGTCGGCGAGCCGGTACGTCTCGTACTCCAGCTTCGGCGGCGGCCAGCTGCACTGCTCCTTGGCCAGGGCCAGCTTCCCGTGGGCGACGGCCCCGGGCCACAGCGGGTCGATCGGAACCTCGATCATCGGATCGCTGCCTCCCTGGGCGGCGCGGAGCCGGGCGCTCTGCTCACGGGCGCTGGCCTCCAGCTCGAACACGGCCAATTCGTACGGCAGTCGCATCTGGGCGGCATACGCGCTCGGGCCTGCCTCGCGCAGCTCTTGCGCCTGCTTCTCCAGGAGGCGGATGGTGGGGCTCACCACTTCTGCCTCACGATCATCCAGGCGAGCCGCAGGCGGTCCCGCAACGTCCAGTTGGCGGTGTAGATGAAGCTGGTGCGGGGCACGATGTCCCGGACGCTGTAGCCCTGTTGTGCGAGCTGCTGGACCACGATGTAGAAGTCCTTCGCATCGTCGGTCATGCCCTCGACCGTGAGGCGGTGCTCCTCCTTGGCCCCGGCCGAGTAGTGCCTCCAGGCCTCGGTGCCGATCTCCGGCCGCGTGTAGGTCATCGGCTCAGCCGCCCGATGAGCCAGCCGACGAACCAGCCGACGGCGGTGCAGGCCGCCAGGAACAGCAGAAACTCGATCATGAATCCTCCTTCTGGCCGTGGGCCATGCTCGAGAACAGCTCCATGACGTGGTTGCAGGTGTCCTCCGGCGTGATCGGCTTGATGCAGTCGTGGCAGAACAGCTTGTACGCCGCCTTGGTGCCGCGCCGCCACGCGTACTTCCGGTGGTTCTCGCGCATCAGGGCGATGCTCGCGCGCAACTGATGGATCACCTCGGACTGCTTGCCGTACTTCCTGCCGAGCTCGCGGTGCGCGGCGGACCGGTTGGCCCACGCGTACTGATCGGCCTCGGCCCGCAGCAGCGAGTTCAGCACCGTCTCCTCGTGCAGCCGCAGGCGGACGTATCGGTTGTCCTCGAGTGGGTCGCCCACGCCCTCCTCGCTCAGCTCCTGGGCGCGGGAATACCGCTCCGCGCGCGTCTTCTCGAGCTCAGCCCGGCACCAGCCGATCTCCCAGCCCTTGCTGCCCATCTACTCGCCCCTCTGCTTCTCGGCCGCCCGGAGCCACGCCAGCGTCTTCTCGGCCTCGGCGTGCACCTGCTTGGCCAGCTCGGGCGTCTCGTCCTCGAGCACGTACGCGGCGGTGGTCAGGACGTGAACTCGGTTGCGGGCGCGCGCAATTGCGCCCTTGGTGGGGGTCTTGCCGACGCTCATTACTCGGACTCCTTGCTTCGGTAGCTGCAGTGGCTGCAGACGACGACTGGATCCCAGTCGGGGTTCGGGAACTGGGTGCCGGGCTTGATGATGGCCTGGCGGGTATTCCGGCCGCAGCCCTGGCACTCGCCGGTGAGCGGCAGGAGCAGATCCTTGTCCCCCTCCTCCTTCGCCTTCAGCGGCGAGGTGTAGAGGCGGGAGCGGTTGGTGTGCACGACATCCACGTACACCGGGTGCTCGTCCTGGTGCTCCTCGACCCAGCGAATCGCATCACGCTCGCTCGCGGTGTCCAGGTTGCCCCGCCACGCCGGGTGGCCGAGCAGCAGGTAGAGGGTCTGCTCCCCCATTGCGTACGGCATCAGTCGTCCTTCCCGAAGGTGATGGCCTGCGCCTTGGCCTGGGCCTTGGCGAGGCTGTCGTAGGAGCCGTACGACCAGCTACCCAGCCCCTTACTGCGGTTGAGCACGAAGTTGTGGCTTGGCGCTGGTCGCGTGATGTCCCACCGCGCGGCCGGGTCAGTCGGATCCGGCGCGGTGTACAGCCCAGTCTGGGCCTTCCAGTCCAGCTCCCGGCGCTCGCGGGCACTCGCGAGCTTGGTGAGCTGCTCGTGCTCCTCGAAGATCTGCTCGGCCAGCACGATGATCGCGTCCTTGGCGGCGTCGAGCTCCTCGAGCGCGTCGACGAGCGCATGGATCGAGATGGAGCCGCTCAGCCCACAGCTGAGGTCGAGGCTGTTCTGGCGCTCGGCCTGGTCCGCCTTCTCCTGCGCGACGGCCAGCGCGGCCTGCGCGGCCTTCAGCTCGGCCCAGACGCTGGGCTCGAGTGAGGTGGGGGTGTTGTCGCTCATGCGTCGCTCCGTTCTGCTGCGGGGGCGGCGAGCCACCCGATGATGGTCTTGGCCTTGTCGCTGTGGCCGTCGTGCAGGATCTGCTGGCTGTCCGGCGCATCTCGGCGGGCGGCCTTGACCCGGAGCGCCCGGTCGTACGAGACCTGGATCTGCTCCGCGCCGCGCCGGTAGTAGCGCTCGCCGGGCCAGGGCACTGTGTCGGACCAGCCGTTCTCGCGGGCGGCCTGGCCGATCTTGGACTTCGTGCTGGGCGAGGGCATATCTACTCCTTCACGTAGGTGAGGTCGTACAGGTAGGTGATGCCGTCGTGGTGGAACACGCCGTCGGTGACGGACCGGACGTCCGCGCCGGGGAAGTGGCGCTGGATCGTCTTGGTCGCGGCCTCCTGGGTGTGCAGACCCTCGTGGCGGTACACGTCGGCCTCTTCGACGTACTGCTGGCGGATGACGATGACGTCCACGCGAGACTCCTTCGGGCTCGGGGTGATCAGGACCGGGTGCGGAGGATCTCGCGGATGCGGTCCAGCTTGTCGCTGTGGTGAGCTTTGACGGCCCAGAAGGGACGCGAACCCGGATCAGCGAAGTCCAGGGTGGAGGCGTCGAGGATGGTGTCGCCCGAGATGCTGACGGCCAGCGAGGTGTCGCCCTTCGAGAACACGATGCCGTGCTTGGCGGCGAGGTCCTCGGTCCAGCCGTTGGCCTTGGCGGCAGCGCGGATGCGGTCGGCGTTCGTGGTGTGCGCCATGATGTCTCCTTGAGTGTTGGTGGCTTGCTTCGTCTAGCTTACTGGACTCCTGTAGGAGAGCGCAAGCCGTGCAGGTCAGGACTGCTGGAAGCGCCGGATGAACACCTCGGCGTAGTCCTTGGTGTAGAGGTTCCCGCGCAGGATCTCGAGCACGTGATCCTTCCGGTTGTGCGCGCCGTAGATGGCGACGTTCTCCAACAGCTCCTCCGCCTGCTCGAGCACCTTGCGCGTCTGCTTCGTCGGGTCCACCGAGTTGCGGATGCTGGCGTACCGGTAGGCGGTGACGGCATTGCGCGCCGCCCCGTCCTCACGGCGACGCTGGGTCGCCTCATCGCTGGTCCGGGCGTTCGCGGCGAGCAGCCACGTGTTGCCCTCCTGCACGGCGATCTTCGCGTGCCGGGTCAGGTACGCCTTCGAGTAGGTGGTGGTGCCGACGGTGAGGAGATTGGAGCGGACGCGATCGGTCATGGGGATCCTCCTGGAGTGTTGGGGTGGGGGGCAGATCAGAACGGGGGCTCGCCGCCGGGCCACTGGGCGGCGAAGCGGGCCTCACGCTCGGCGTCCTCGCGAGCCCAGCGCTCCTGGAGCTCGCGGCTCTCGGTCAGCTGAGCGATGCGCTCTTCGCGGGTCAGGTCGTTCCAGTCCGCGATGTACCCGTACTCGTCGTTGATGGCCTCGCAGGAGCCGCAGGCGACGCCGAGGGTGGCGAGGGAGCCGAAATGGCTGCCCGCCCACTGCTGGACGTCGTGGCAGGTGCAGCGACCGCGACGCTTGATGCCGTCGTCCGTCTTGTCGGCGAGTTCGGCCTCGGTGAAGGTGTAAGCCATGGGGTGCTCCTTGAGCTGTTGGTCCGGGCGGCCTGTCCGCCCTTCGTTGTCTATACTACTAGACAGATCCGCACTCCGCAACTCCTACTTCTCGGAGTGCTTCTTCCAGGCCTTGCGCGCGCGGAGGAACATCGAGATCGGCCAGAGCATGACCGCGTCGACGACGGTGATCCACTCGACGGCCTTGGACAGCGACTCGGCCGACGGCGTCGGCATGCCGCCCTCGCTCCACAGCCGGTCTCGGCGGATCTTCTCGGCGTTCTCCCGCAGCTTCGCCTGCTGCTTCTTGTCGGTGATCTGCCAGGCCACCACCCCGCCCCAGGCCACACCGAACGCCAGGTAGATCACAATTCCCTGCAGCACTATCTGTCCTTCCATCCCGGCACGTGCATCGTGTCGATGCCGTTGCGCGTCCACATCTCGATGATCTTCGGGTCGTCGTCGGCGGCGAAGACGACGTCGCGGCCGAACATCAGCAGCGCCCCGAGGATCTCCTCCTTGACGATGTGCGCGGGCCGACGGTCGCCGTCCTCACGCATGAACAGCGCCGTGTAGTGCGGGAAGTGCCGGGCCAGCCAGCCTCGCGTCAGGCCCTCGTACTTCCGGTCCCGTCCGGTCACGATGATGATCTCGTAGCCGCGCTCGTGCATGTCGATGGCCTGGGCCAGCACGCCCTTGTTCGGCGGGCACTGCGCGCCGCCGACGTAGAAGCCCTCGTAGTCGCGGGGCTTCTGGAAGATCAGGTGGCGGACCGACGTGACGTCGACGAGCGTGCCGTCCATGTCGAAGATCGCGGTCTTGAGCTGAGTCTTGGTGTCAGTCAACGAGGATCACCCTTTCGCGGGGCTGGAGGTGGGCCTCACGGATCTGCGCCCCCTGTCGTAGGTAGAGGATGATCTCCTCGCCGACGATGGCGTCGGTGATGCGGGCGGAGACCATCTTCCACATCTCTCCGTCGTGGATGATGCGGACGTCGCTTCTGCCAACGAGGTCGATGGCCTCGGGGAGACGCGCGGGGCGCGGGGACATGGTGACTCCTCTCGGAGCTGTTGCCAGGGTCACCAATTGACTGCTCTCACGAGTGGAAGTGCACTGTCCCATCGGGCATCGTCGAGCGGAACCTGCGAGCGCAGCAGCTCCTCGATCGTCAGGATGCTGTCGGCCGACGGCGCGCGCACCACCTCGGTGGGCACCGGGTCGTACACCGCCGGGGCGGAGAGGGGCACTGGCGCACCGGCGAGCGAGGAGGTCGAGGCGGCCAGGATGCTGAGCAGGATCGAGGTGATCATCGGGCTCCATTCTCTCGGTTTGCTCTAGTATACCTGTCGCTTTTCTACTGACTGTCAGAAACGCCGAGAACGGCCCGGCCGATGCGCGCTCTGGCTACGGCCGCGCATCCGCTCGATCGAGTTGTTCTGGATCGTTTCGCGGGCTGACCTGCCGTTCCGCATCATGTTGACCATGTCCTGGCCACGCTCGCTCCGGAGCGCGCCCGAGGCGGTGATACCGGCGGCCAGGTGCATCTTGCCGAGCACCTTGTTGGCCCAGCGATCGAGGTGTTCCTGCAGGAGCGAGACCGTGACCTCCATGACGCAGTCGGCGAGGTCCTTGGTCGTGACCGGGCCGAAGTCCTGCTTCACGATCAGCCCGTTCTTCTCCTGGAGGAACTTCAGCTCCTGCTCGAGCAGCGACTGGCTCTCGCCGAAGAAGGTGTCCTTGTACGCGTGCACCCAGCCGAGATTGATGGCGCTCTTGAAGTGCTCGGCTCGGTTGAAGTTTGACGACTTGCTGAACTCCTCCACGCGGATGTTGACCCGGGGCGAGAACTCCTCGCGCAGGGTGGCGATCGAGCTCGCGCTGTTCCACTGGTCGAAGGTGAAGTCGGTCAGCGACGGGAACATGCGGAACCGCTCGCCGATCTGCTTCGTGATCTGCGGGTAGGGCACGATGTGGTCGTCGTAGTCGCCCGGCTTCCACACGTGCAGGAAGTCGAAGATGACGTGCGGCCAGATGTCGCCGAACTCGTCCGGCGGGGCGTCCTCGAGGTGGCCGATGGCCATGGCGAAGTTGGCGTTCGACAGACCCGGGTCGGCGTGCCCCCGGTACGCGTAGCGCGGCTGTCCGGCCAGCGTCGGCCGCAGCGGCTCGCGCCAGGACAGCGGGTCGAACATCCGCTCGACCGCGCCCTCGTCGAGGTAGCCGTCGATGACCGACGCGAACTGAGCCTTGCGCTCGACCTTGAACTTGTCCGGGTTGCGCTTCTCGAAGCGCTTCATGCGGTCGTTGTAGACCTGGATCGGACCCTTGAACCGGGGTCCGCCCATCGACGGCGACTTGTCCCAGTCCCGATAGAGCTCCCAGCTCGGCACCTGGATGATGAGCATTTCCGGGTCGGCGGTGAGCTCGGCGATCTCCTCCTCGGCGTCGACGTCGAGGTCCCTCTCAGTCTGCTCGACGTACTCCACGGAGCCGTCCGGCCGGTAGCTGGACATCAGCACGCGCCCGGCCTCGTACAGCTCGAAGAACTTGCCGACCTTCGTGAACGGCGAGCTCGGGATGTACGTCATCGAGTCGGTGCCGAACTGGTCGAGCGAGGGCTGGTAGGCCTCGTAGACCTCCTCGCTCGAGCGCGGGCCGCCCGAGCCGGTGATCATGTGGGCAAACTCGTCGAACATGTTCATGAAGCCGGTGCCGCCTCGGCCGGACGCCGACGTCGACGACATGGCCACGGCGCGCAGGGTCGCGATCTCGCGGTCGAGCGGGACGCCGTCGGCCTTCATGCGCGCGATGCGCCGGAGGTCGCCGGGCGTGCGGATGTGCACGGCCCGGTCGCTCACGGACGACAGGTGCGGCTTGAGGTAGTTGCAGGACTCGATCGCCTCGCGGACGTCGGCGAACTGGAACTTCATCGCCTGCTGCTGCGTGGTCGCGACGACCGACAGGTACCCGTCCTTGCCGGGGCTGATGCCGTAGTGGTCCTGCCAGTCGTCGAGCGCGAACATGTACGCGAGCTTCTCCGCACCGAGCAGGCCGCCGATCTTCCCCTTGGAGGCGCGGCGGCCCATGACGGACTCGATGTGCGGGAAGTGCCGGTAGCCCCTGTCGCGCAGGTACTTCACGCGCTCCCAGATGTCAGGCTGCACGCCCATCCGGTCGCGCTCGCGCGTGAAGCCCTGCTGCCACTCGCCGATGACGTCGAGGTCGTACTGCGTCATGCTCTCGGTCTCGAGGTAGATCAGCTTGAGCAGAGTCAGCTGCCTCGGGTAGAGCCGCTGGTCGCAGAAGCTCTCATGGGTGGCAAAGTCGACGATGCTGCCCCACGGGATCCTCGGCCTCAGGGCCGACTTGAACTGATCCACGGCATTGAAGCCGGACAGCAGATCCGACTGCTGCGATGCCCTCGGCATGGTTACCTCACTACTGGTCTGACTCCGCCTTGAAGCGCTCGTACTCGCGGCGGACACGGATGGTTGTTGTGGAGGTTGGAGCGACTCGCTCCAGCTCCGAGAGCAGCATTTCTACCCTCTTGTCGAGCCAGCGAATGCTGGTCTCCTGTGCGTCGCGCTCGGTGCGCAGCTCCCGGTTGTCCTCCCGCAGGCTGTCCACCATCTCCTTGGCGGCCGTCGTGATCGTCTGCGCGGCGGTCGCATTGCGAATCTGTCGCTCGCCCATGAACTTTGCCAGCCAGGTGCAGAGCTGGATCAGCGCTGCCGAGACGGCGGAAGACGTCAGTATCGTGACGAGCGTGTTCGACATCGGGGAGACCTGTCTGTTGGGGGAGGCTGGGGATACCTCCGCTCCCCGAGGGGAGTTCGGCGAGCGATCAGCTCAGATGAATCGGGGGCCTGCGGTACACCGCCAGCCGGTAGAAGTAGAGCACCGCCAGGAACAGGTGGATGACGCACTGTGTGAGGCCGACGTCGGGGACCGTCGAGGCAGAAACGATGAAGCTCGTCATCATCGACACGTGCCAGACTCCGCAGCCGCCCAGACCAATCAGTAAAACGATGCTGCTCCTGTTGAAGGCGTACTTGCCGACGATGACGACGACGCCGAGCAGGAGGAGCAGCCAGCCCCAGGACTCCGGCGCACCGGGGACGTAGAGCGCGGCGGTGTACTCCGGCCCGATCCACGCCTCCCGGCGACCGAGGACGACAGCCGCGCCCAAAGCCACAGCGAACAGCCCCATGAAGATGGTCAGCGGCGAGGGGTCGCGCATTGCGCGTTCCGCAGCTGCCTGACGGACGATGTGCTCTGGTGCGATGGACATGGTTGTTTGGCCCTTCTTACTCGGGGATCAGGACTTGACCAGCGAGGCGGTGCCCCTGGTGAGCTGCCCGCTGAGCGAGGTGGCGATCGAGCTGGCCGTGGTGATCAGCGCGATGCCGAGCACGGTCTGCCACTGGACGTCCAGAACACCGGCGTAGACCGTCAGCGACGAGACGAGCGAGCCGACGAACGTCTTCAGCGCGCGCTCGAACATGTCGATGGTCGGGCTGCCAGTGCCCGGGAACGGCGAGTCGAGCACAGCCATCAGTGCCGTCATCACGGTGGCGAGAGCGGCGGCGGAAAGTGCCGCCTTCCAGTCGAACTCGCCGAGCACCTGGACTGCAGCCAGGGCGATCAGGAAGTTCTGGAGGAACGTCTTCAGGGCGCGCTCGCCCATGTTCTTCCAGAACAGAACGGTATCGATCGGGTTGATCATCGTGTCTCCTTCGCGAGATCTCCGGTGAGCGCGAGGAGAGTTCGGCGGGTCATGTGCTGGACGATGTCGTCGAGCATGCTCCGCACTTCGTCGTTGTTCAGTGCCGTGACGAGGGTCCGCTGCACCATGTCGGTGACTACGCGGTCGATCACTGCGCCCGGCCGGTTATTCGACCAGAACGCCCGGGCGCGCCGCACCGCCGACTCGGGGTCGACGTACAGCGCGTTCGGAGGGTGGATCTGCATTGCCTGGATCATCACTGTGTCGATCGCGCGTAACACGATCCCCTCGAGTGCCGACACCATCACAACCTCCCCTCGACGAGCCCATTGGCTGGACTCAGCACTTGAATGGGCTCGCCG